TCTACTATAATGACGCAATACTCCATCGAGACTATAATTTTAATAATAGTTATGTTAGGCGTAGCCACTAAATTTATCGGAGAATTAATTGAGTGGTTTTATACTAAACTAAGAAAATATTTTAATCATCAAAATGATAGAGATCGAGCACATAGCGAAATAACAGATGGTCTTTCAGAAATAAAAGATATAGTCAATCAATTAAAGGACAGTTCTGAAAAGCTTAATGAGAGAGTAACATCTTTGGAGAAACAAGCCACTCTTACTACAGAAAGACTTCAAGAGAATAGTAAGAGTTATATTATAGATAAGCATCATTATTTCTTCTATCAAGTTGGAGCAATAGATGATTTAAATCTTCAAAGTTTAGAAAGAAGATACCTTTATTATAAATCAGCCGGTGGAGATTCTTATATAGACAATTTAATGGAAGAAATAAGAGAACTTCCAAAAGTTAATCTACAAAATCAAAATATCGTAAGTGCTATACATTCCGCAAGAGAGCAATAGAAAGGAGAAAATAGATGCCAACCGAATTAAAGGCTTTTACTGTCAATATGAAATCGTTAGATCAAGATATTGACGATCCTATCATTGCTGGTGCGGGAGATGCTAATGGTAGGACTTTTAGAGTTATCTTTACTCAAGAGGCTGCGGCTCAATTTACCGAGTACACAAAAGTATATTTAAGTTGGAAGCATAAACAAGCTAAAGTAGAAGGTCTCCAAGTTTTTAATAAAATTTCTGATGATCCTATGATCTGGGAAATTAAGTGGCCTAGAACTCTTTTATATGAAGGAGATGCTCTTTGTTGTATAAAACTTGTAGACGATATAAGTATTACTCAAAGTACTAATTTTATTGTTCATATCCTTTCAGATCCTACCACTGGAGAAAATTATGTAACAAGCGACGATTATTCTATCTTTCAAACAGCTGTTATTAATATGAACTATATTTCTGAAAAAATGGTTCATTTAATGGAAGACCAGGAAAAAGAATTTGAAGGAATGAAGAGCGAATTTAGTCAAATAAAAGAGGATGTAGAATCTGCAAAAACAAAAGCAGATGCCGCATATAATATGGCTAAAGACGCATTAGATCAAGTGGTTAGCAAGGATGCCGCAACAGGCGTTTATATGAATGAAATTCAAGAAATTTAAAATAGAGAAAGGAGTAAGATGGCTGATAAAATTATTCGCTTTTTCCACGGTGCAGAAGCGAATATCCAAGGCAAAATTGATGATGGAACCATTGATGAATCAGATTTCATTGTAACCTCTGACACAGATACCTTGGTATATATCGACGAAAATAAAACTCAAAAGCCATTAGGAAATAGCAAAACAAAAACTGAACATGAAGTAAATCTTGGAGGTACTGGAATCGGCGGTCTTACTGATGGTGCTGAAATTCCAGTAGGTACAACTCTTGATGAGTTTATTGCTATGCTTACTCAAAAAGCTGTAGCTCCTACCTATACTCAACCAGGAGTTACTTGCCGTGTTTCTAGCGGAAATCAGGCTGGCAATTATGAAGTAGGAACTGAAATTTCTACTGTAATTCAAGGAACTTATACCAAGAACGATGGTGGCGATTTAACTACTATTGAAATTAAGAAGGGGTCTGAGTCTGTCCTTTCTCAAGCGAGTTCTCCTGTAACAACAGATACCCAAACCTTTACTCTTGGCGATGAAACAGTTTCATTTACTGCTACCGCAACTTATACAGACGGTCCAGTTAAGAACAATAACCTTGGGCAACCAGATGCTACTGGCCAAATTAAGGCCGGTTCTAAGACAAGTTCTGCTGTTAATTTTGTAGGTAAACGCAATCTTTTCTATGGTACAGGAGTTGGAACAGCTCCAACAGTAACAAGTGAAAACGTTCGTGCGCTATCAAATAAGCAACTTGGCCCTGCAAATGGAACTTCTTTCAATATTAATGTTGCTACTGGGCAACAATATGTTATGATTGCTTATCCTTCTAGCTTGCGCGATATGACAAAATGTTTTTATGTTGAGCAAAATACTGACTTGGTAGAAAATTTTGCAAAATCTACCATTAGTGTCCAAGGCGCTAATGGTGCTACTGGTGCCGACTATAAAGTTTATGTTTATCAAATGGCTATTCCAGCAGCTGCAGGAATGACTTTACAGGTACAGATTTAAGGAGGTAAGAGAACATGACTATTGAAGCAAAAAATTTAGTTGTTGCGGCTAAAGTCTATAGCCGCGGTATCGCTCTACCTCTTGATGCCAGCGAAGTTTATGCAAGCAAAGAGGAAGCTTTAGCATACGCTGCAAGTCCTACCGCTTATGCAGGTCAAACAATTAAAGTTCTTGAAAATGGTAAGTATGAATCTTACGTCTTAAATGGCAACGCTGGCGCTTATACTTTGGATAAAATTGGAGTAGACGCTAGTGCTGTTAAAAATTATGTCCAAGTAGTTTCTACTCTTCCAGGAGAAGGACAAGAACAAGGTGTAATCTATATTAACACTGCGGACAATAAAGGTTATATCTATAATGGAATTGCTTACCAAGTAATTTTTGAGAACGTAGAAACAGAAGAAGGCGAAAGTCTTTCTGAAAAGTTAGCTGCTATTGACGCAGAGCTTGAAACAAAAGCAAACTTAGCTGGAGCTACTTTCACAGGAACGGTAACTCTTGCTGCTGATCCTACTATCGATCTTGAAGCAGTTACAAAACAATATGTTGATCGTTTGGTGGCTGGAATTAATGATTTTACAGTTGGAATTGTAGATTCTAGCAACCCTATACCAGAAAATTATGAAGTCGGTCAAACTTTCCGAGTTGCGGAAGCTGGAACCTATGCAGGAAACATTTGTGAAACTGGCGATTTAATCATTGTTATTAAAGACTATGAAGAAGGATCTGCTTCTAATGCTGACTTCTTAGTAGTTCAAGCAAATGTTGATGGAGCTGTAACTGGTCCTAACGCTTCTACAGATGCCAATATCGTTGTTTTCGATGGAACCACTGGCCGCAAGATTAAAGACTCTACAGTAACTCTTGCATCTCTTCAAGATGCTATCGCTAAGGCTCATGAGCATACTAATAAAACTATTCTTGATTCCTTCACAAAGAACGAAACCGAGTTACTAAGTGAAGTTGATTCTAAGATTACTACTGCTCTTGGAGATTATGCTACTACTGAAGATCTTGGTAATTATGTAACAACTGAGACCTATAACACTAAGATAGGTCAGTTAGATAGCTCAATATCTACTATTCAGATTAATCTTAATACAAAGATTACTGCAGACGATTTAGCTGCACGTGTGGGAGATATTCCTTCTGAAAACACAATTAAAGATTATATAGATACTGCTGTTGGATCTGGCGGAGCAGATGTTGCTGATCAAATACTACAAGCAAAAAATGAAGCTGTCCAAACAGCTAAAGAATATACTGATAATTCTTTAACAATTACAGAATTCTAAGGAGTCTAAGATATGCCTGCAATTGTAAAAGTATTTTCTACAACTAATTCTAAGCTTGCGCAGTTGCCGGTATCAGATGGAAATCTAATTTTTGTAAAAGATACTAAAAGTATCTATTTAGATTTAAATGGAAATAGATTATCATATACTGAAATAACAGTATTGCCATTAGAAACAGATAGAACGTCTATCTTAGCTCCTGTAGAGGGCTTCTACTATGTAGAAGAGACTGATATACTTTGGAGATATAAAGAGGGCTGGAAGCAAATTACTCCTAACAATGTCAGCCCTCTTTTCTTTGGAGACTATGAAGATTTTCCTCCTACTGGAAAAGAAAACGTTCTCTATATCTCTGACGAAGCAACTTACAAGTGGGATTCTTTGACTTCTACCTATATATGTATCGCTAATAAAACTGAATGGAAAAGTTTAGGAGACTAAAATTGAGTCTAGTTAAATTTGTGACAGGGAATGCAGCCTCTTTCGCTTCTCTCTCTCCAAAAAATGAAAATACCTTATATTTTATTACAGATGAACGTCGTCTTTATAAAGGCGAAACACCTATGTCTGGCGGCATTTATAAAACAGTTTCAGCTCTTCCTGAAACCGATGCCGCTGAAGTAAACACTCTTTATATTAATACTACCGATGGTTCTGTTTCTTATTTCAATGGGACTACTTTTCAAACCGTAGTTAAGCCTACTTCAACAGCAATCAGTGGATCTGGAGATGATTTACATTTTCCTTCAACAAAAGCTGTCGTTGATTATGTGGCTTCTCAAATCGCAAATTTAGACGTTGCTGATCTTGAAGGTCGCGTTGATACTATTGAAAGTCAAATTACTGTTATTAACGGAACTGGCGATGGTTCTATCAAGAAAGCAACGCAAGATGCTAAAGACTATGCTGATAGTTTAGCACCTAATTATGCGCCTGCTGAACATACTCATGAACTTGCTGATATTACAGATGCTGGTAATCTTGCAGCTCTCGATGAAGTAGCAGAAGCAAACCTCGAAAGCTCCTTAGCTACAAAAATTAATAATAAAGCAGATAGATCTACAACTTTAGAAGGATATGGCATTACTGATGCTTATACAAAGTCTGAAGTTAATTCAGAAATCCAAACAGCGGTAGCAAATGCGGAACATCTAAAGCGCGCTATTGTTGATTCTCTTCCTGAAACTGAAGAGGCAGATCAAAATACCATTTACATGGTTTCAAAAGTAAGTGGTTTTGGAGATCAAAAATATGATGAGTATATGCTTATCAATGGGGCTTTTGAAAAGATTGGTGACTCTGCTGTAGATCTAAACGGCTATGCTACAGAAACTTTTGTTACTAATGCTATTGGAGCTTTAGATACTACAGATACTGCTGTTGAAAATCAGTATGTTTCTCAAGTCACTCAGACAGATGGTAAGATTGCAGTAACTCGTGTTCAGCTTCCAGTAAGAAGTGTTACTGAAGGGACTACTAATGGTACAATTGCTGTAAACGGTTCTGATGTAAACGTACATGGTCTTGGTTCTGCTGCCTATACTGACAGTGCAGATTATGCCACCTCTGAGCAGGGCGAATTAGCACAAACAGCACTTCAGAAAGCTGATATTACTACAGGTACTGCTAATGGTAATATCGCAGTTGGAGGAACAGATGTTCCAGTTAAAGGTCTTGGCTCAGCAGCTTATACCAAAACTACTGCATACGCAACCGCTGAACAAGGTACTAAAGCAGACTCTGCTCTTCAAGAAGAGGATATTACTACTGGCGGAGCAAACGGAACTATTGCTGTAAATGGAAATGATATAAATGTTAAAGGCCTTGGTTCTGCCGCATATACTTCTTCTACTGATTACGCTACTGCGGCTCAGGGAGCAAAGATTGACGAAGTTTATGCAGCTTTAACTTGGGGGACTCTATAATATAAAAAAGTGGGAGAAAAGGGGTGGAAATATACCCCCCCCTCTCCCTTTTTATTTTTAAGGAAGGGAGAAAATGGCTTTATTTAAACCTTATAAATTAACAAGAAATAAATTAGAATCTCTTCCTGTTAAAGATGGTCAATTAATTTTTTTAACAGATACAAAAGAGATTTATTTAGATAATGATACTAATCGTCTAAAACTATCAGAAGATATAGATCTTAGCAACTATGTAACGACAAGTGATTTAAATTCTAAAGTACAGCAAGAAGCTACTGCTAGAGAAAATCAAGATAATATTTTACAATCAAATATAGACAGTAAACTTTCTGCTTCTAATGTAAAGGCAGGAAGTAATGTATCAATTTCTCAAAGTGGAAAAGATATAACCATTTCTACTTCAGTTCCAGACGTTTCAGATTTTATAACTGAAGAAGAAGCTAATGCTGCTTATGCAGCTAAAAGTCATACTCATGATGATCGTTATTATACAGAAACAGAAATTGATACTAAATTAAATGCGAAAGCTAATTCATCCCACACTCATACTGCAGCAAATATTACTGATTTCGATGAGGCCGTAGAAGATCTTATTCCTACTATTCCAACAGAGCTTCCCAATCCAAAAGCCTTAACCATCTCTTTGAATGGAACTTCACAAGGGGAATACGACGGCTCTACTGCTAAAAGTATTAATATTACTTCTTCTAGTATTGGAGCTGCCGCAAGTTCACATAATCATTCTGCTGCAAATATTACATCAGGAACACTAAGTGTAGATAGGCTACCATCAATTCCTGATAGTAAAATAACTGGAATTTCTGCTTCTAAAATCTCTGGAACTATTTCTTCTTCAAATCTTCCCAGTTATGTGGATGATGTATTAGAATATAATGGAGTATCTAACTTTCCAGAAACAGGAGAGAGCGGAAAAATTTATGTAGATACCGCTACTAATAAGACTTATCGCTGGGGTGGTAGTGACTATGTGGAAATATCTGCAAGTCTAGCGTTAGGCGAAACTGAAAACACCGCCTATAGGGGCGATCGAGGAAAACAAGCCTACGATCATATCTCTAACACCGATAACCCGCATAACGTAACGATTGAGCAAATCGGAGCGGCAGCAGAAGACCACACGCACACAGCAGCGGAAGTTGGTGCGGCGGCTGCAACGCATAACCACAGTGCAAGCAACATCACATCAGGTACATTACCTGTAGCTCGCGGTGGCACGGGTGCGTCAAATGTTACTGGAGCACGAACAAGTTTACTATCTAATATTTCAGATAATCCCGAAGCTGTAAACGATAATACAAGATTTTTAATTACTAACGTAAGTAATACGGGAAATATTTTAAGAAACAGTGCGTCTAGCTTATGGACGTGGATTAAGGGTAAGGCAGATAGTATTTATGCAGCGGTAAATCACACTCACACGATAGCCAATGTAACTAATCTCCAAACAGAGTTAAATTCCAAGGTTGAAACACTATCAGACCTTGGAATTACGGCAACCGCATCAGAGCTAAACCATCTTGATGGAATTACTGCAACAGTGACTGAACTTAACTATGTAGATGGTGTTACATCTAATATCCAGACACAGTTGAACAGTAAAGCCGCAAGCAGTCATACTCATAGTTATTTACCTTTATCTGGCGGTACTTTAACGGGGACTCTTACCTCTAGAGCTATAACTCCTTCTGCTGATTCTACTTATGACATAGGGACTTCTACTGTTCGTTATCGAAATATATACGCAGATACAGTTACTGCTACTACTTTTAGCGGAACAATATCAAAGGCTACAACCGCAGACTATTGGACTACAGCTAGAACTTTGACATTCACAGGCAATGTTACTGGTTCAGTGAGTGTTCGTGGTAATGCAGCTATGTCATGTACCTTAACACTGGCCAATAGTGCTGTCACTTCAGCTAAGATTGCAAATGATGCAGTTACCTTAGCTAAATTAGGATCAGATGTTGGAACAATTGCAGTGCAATCTAGTGAGCCAACAGATTCGAATGTTAAACTTTGGATTAAGATATAGCGAATTCTTAATGGGCAATTTTCTATTATAGATTTTTGCCCATTTTTATTATATCATAGATTTTTTAAGATGATAATATTTTAGGAGGTGCTTCGCTTGGCTCTGGGTGGAAATTATGGTAATAGCGCAGGCACTGCAAATTCAAAATTTAGAGCTTACATTGAAATTCGTATTTCAGATCAAACAGCTACTCAATATAGGTTAAGGCATAAGTTTTCTATTAGCGTAGATACTGGCAATTTTAGTGGAGCCACTGCACATAAATCTTGGGGAGGAACAGTCCGCTTGTATGGAGCTGGATGGTATGGTGACTCAGGATGGATTGATGATGGTTGGAAAAGTTCAGGACAAGGTGTAAGTTTAAGCTGTAACGCTTATTATACAGGAGGTTCTGGAACGACTTATCGTTCATCTTGTTCCGCAAGTTATACTGTCCCAAATCTTCAACAGATTCCAAATCTTCCTACTAGCATTTCATTAGATGAAGCAGGGACTGCTACTTGGGCTTTTACCACCGCTTCAAACAAGCCTGTCACAGATCAACAAATTGCCTTAGAAATAAACGATGAATGGCAATCCGCAATAGCAATTTCTAATGGCACCACTAAATCTTACTCTTTTGGAGAGTTAGAAGATAATAGTCGTTATAGAGCTAGGGTTCGTTTACATAACAGTTCTGGATGGACAGATTATAAAACTTCTGAATACTTGTATACTACTCCACTAAGTCCTACTTGTTCTGGACAGAGAATTGATAATACAGCTTATTTATCAGTTACAAATGGAGCAAGTATAAATTATGTAGATTCTTATGAGTGGAAAATTAATTCTAACGGGACTTGGGAAGATCTTGACCCTACAACAGAAGAGAGTACACAAATTCAATTATCGAATTATGGAGAAACCGTTCAAGCGCAGTGTAGAGTTAAGAACTTAGATGGTCAATATTCTGATTGGGTAACTTTTGAGGTAGAACCGTTAGCAAGATTATTTGTCAGACTTCCTGATAATATTGACATAATAGAACCTGTTTCTGGATATAATCGAATTAAAGAGATTTCTTGGACTCCTACTAATGGGACAAAACAAGTTTTACCTTTTCACTATAGCACAGATTATACTTATGCTATTTTAGATTCTTCAATCTCTTTTAATAAAACAGGTGGAACTTTAAGAGTAGATTATTATATTTACTCATATACAAACAATACTTTAAAGATAGAGATTTTAGATGGAAGTGTTTCACAAGATATTAGCTGTTCAATTTATCAAGAATTTAAAGGAGATTCTTTAGGAAGTTCTGAACATTCTAGTTCGTTTTCTGTAAATAGCGGACTTCAAACAACTACCTATGAATCTAATCTAGTAGCAGATCTTGGACTAAAAGAAGGTAGTGAAACTGCTTGTATCTGGGATTTTTCATCGAGCGGGAAAGAAAGAGAATGTATAATTTCTCAGCTTCAAATCCAAGGAACTTTAGTATCTGATCAGATGCCAGATATTCAAGTTTTTGTACAAGACCCTAATTCATAAAGAGCTAAAAGGAGATTATATGAAAATTTTAAATGAAAGCAATCAAGAGATCTCTGAAGATCAAATTGATTATGAAAAAGGTTATTTACAACCTGATAAAATTTTTGTAAAGCATCATGAAGAAATTCTCGCAAAAGGGGAAGTTTGGCATTATGCTGTAAAAACTTTTTATTTTACAGATGGATCTTCTTACAATGTAACAAGTGAAGAAGATCCTCATATTAAAAAAATTGAACCTGATCTTGGTAAATTTGCATATGTGAACCAAGAAGGGGAAGAGCCAAAAGAAGTAAAAGGAATTGATCTTAAACAAGTTGTAGATGTCGAACGTCAAGAAGGCAAAGAAGCATGGGATGAATATGAAGATATTCAAAGGTATATTCTTTATACTGAAGAAGAGCTTGCTGAAAATAAAAAAATGAAAGAAGAGCAAGAAAGACAAGAAAACTTTATGTCCACTGGCCCTGAAAGATTGAATAGCGCAGAAACTGACATTGGAGACCTTTCTATTATGGTCGCTGACATGATGCTTGCAACAATGAGTTCTTAAAAGGAGAATAAATATGGAAGTAACTGAAAATATGTATAAAATTTTCAAATTAGCCGCACAAACAAAAATTAAACGTGGCGAAGATGGCTATAAAGTTTTAGCTGAATATGCTGAAAAAATTTCAGACAACCAAATCCAACGAATGACTCAAGAACTTATTGAAGAAGGATACTTAGAGTAAGAGAGAAGGCTTATAAATGGATTTATCTATGATTACAGAATATATTTCTCCTATTATTGTAATTGCATGTCTTGTTGTTGGATATGTAATTAAAAATGCAATTCCAAATGAAACAGTAAATCGTTATATTCCATTAATTGTATTTGTTCTTGGCATGGCATTAAATGCTTGGGCTTGCATGGGAGTAACTCTTGAAATCCTTGTTACTGGTGCTGTAAGTGGTTTAGCCTCTACTGGTTTGTATGAATTATTTGCTCAGTTTATCGAAAAGGGTTTCACTAATAAAAAGTCTGAAACAGATACTCAAGAATAGAGGTTATATATGGCTGAAGAAGAAAAAGATATTGCCCCAGTAGAAGGTTCCGATAATGGTTGGGATCTTCCTGCTGAAGCAGAAGAAGTAACTGGAGCTGACGAATAATGAAAATTGCTGTAGCTGGTGGACATTCTGCTGTAGCTCGTGGCGCAGTAGGATATATTGATGAATATATTGAAGATCGTAAAGTTGCCGCAGCTTTAATTGATGAATTAAAAAATCGTGGACATTCTACTGTCAATTGTTCTAATGAAAAAACTACTCAAAGTTCTGAACTTGCGGAAGAGTGTCGTTTAGCAAACAATTCTGGTGCAGATTTATTTGTAGCAATTCACTTTAATGCTGGCGGAGGAACTGGCAATGAGGTATGGTATTACTCTAGTTCTTCAAAGTCTAAACAATATGCTGTTAATACAACTGCAAAACTTGCTTCTACTGTTGAATGGAGAAATCGCGGAGCTAAAGCAACTACTGGTCTTTATGTGCTTCGCCATACTTCTATGCCTGCAATTCTTGTAGAAGTATGCTTCGTAGACACAAAGTCCGATGCAGATACTTATAATAAAGTAGGCTATCAAAAGATTGCAGCTGCTATTGCTGATGGTATTTGCGGAACTAATCTTGGAGCTACTGGAACTACTTCTGCTCCTAGCGTTCCAGCTCAACAGTCAAAACCATCTGGTGGCTCTAATATGTCAATTAGATCTGTCCAAGCTTGGGTAGGTACAACTCAAGATGGTATCTATGGCCCTAAGACAAAGGCTGGTCTTATTAAGAAACTACAAACTGAACTTAATAAGCAGTTTGGTAAGGGTCTTGCCGTTGACGGTATTTGGGGTCCTAAAACAAAAGCTGCTTGTGTAAATGTGCGTCAAGGAGCACAAGGTAACTTGACCAAGACTTTACAAGGTTGTTTAATTTGTCGTGGTTATAATACCAATGGTTTCGACGGTATCTTTGGCAGTGCTACCAATAGCGCTGTTCGTTCTTTCCAGTCTGCCGCAGGTCTTTCTGTAGACGGTATTGCAGGAAAGAATACTTGGACTAAGCTTCTAGGCTAATAAAAAAAATAAAGGGTATCCTTAATTGGATACCCTCTTTTTTTTATGCTCTTTTAAATGTCTAGTGCTTCTTTCAAGCTTAATGTAAAGAGATTTTTATTATTTTCAAATAGATCCTTTTCGTCTGAAACATAGTTACATTTTAATATATAGTCTAAAAGATGTTTAAAATATTTTTTAATAAGAGCTTTAGAGAATTTGTCAATGTCATTCTCATTATCTATATAACCTTTAAAAATGCTTTTAATAAAGTAAAATAAATCTAATTCTGTTCCATACATATTATGTCTTTGAGAACCATTTACTAAAGCTACTAATAAAGCAAAAGAATAAGGAAGGCAATGTGGCAAACAACAATAATATGTTTCTTCCTTATCATTCTTTATAACAACAGCCTTTATCAAGATAGAAGCGCAATCATCGATACCTTCAGGAGGAGGAACACAGTCTAAAGAAAATGTAACATCAAGTTCATCTAATGTAGTACCATTCATGAGATCAATATTTTTTTCGTATAATAAGTTCATTATATGACACTCCTCTTAAAAGGCGCTTTTATCTCGCTCTTTCTCAATAATTCCCGCATATCCAAGAGTAATAGCGTCAGCTTCATCAGATGTTACATCAATATTTAGATTGTCTTTCACAAACTGAATAGCAGCCTCTTTTTGTGCTTCTCGTTTACCAACAAAGGATATGCCGCATTTTTCCTTTATAATTTTACGCCAGTGAGATGGATGTAGAATGGAAAATTTAATATTGTTAAAATAACACCATAGGATAATCGCAGACTGAATATAGGCTAATTTTTTATAAGTTTCATTATTATGTTGGTTCTGAATGTCTTCAAAGAAAATAAAATTTGGCTCAAATTTATTCTTTAGCTCATTTAATTCTTGCCAGAACCGAGCTAGTCTTTGTTCTATTGGAAGGCTGCTTTTGATTGAAAAGACTCCATGCTCTTTAAGTTTTTTATCGTCAAAAACAGCCCAACCTGTTACTCGTGCGGCCTGATCTAAACTCAAATAAATCATATTAAGCTCCTGTTGAGCCTAAGCCCCCACGCTGTTCATTCCCTAAATCTTCAACCTCTAAAAATCCAATATTTGGTTGAACTTTTTGGATGCGGAACTGACATAAACGAGTTCCTTTTGGGATGGTAATATTTCGTGTAGAAAGAACTGGCATCATCCAAATATCATCATTGCCGCAATATGTAGAATCAATCACTCCAATTGAATTGGTTTGAAGTACCCCCCATCGTTTAAAAGTAGAAGAACGGGGAACAAGAATAGCTTCATATCCTTCTGGTAGTTGACAAGAAAAACCAAGATTGATATAGGCTCGTTCTCCAGCTTTGAGCGTTACATCTTCATAATCAAAGCAGTCTATCCAATCTCCCTTTTCAACTTTTTCCATTCTAGCTGCCCCAGGAAGATACTTGATCTTAATAGTTTCTACCAATATTACCAATCCTCTCCGTCTTCTCGATCTTCAATGATATTTGCCAGTACCTCTGATTTATCATATTCTACATGCGAGTATGGATTATCAGGTTCTTTTGGATCATTAAATACGAATGAAACTTTGCAGATAAAATACTCGTCAAGGATTTCTCCGCCCTTTTTAACTTCCTTTTTAGTCCAAGAAAAGTTAGTTAAGGTATATCCACCATCTTCTGCTTCCTTTTGAGCATTCTTATGAAAAGTTTCTACTTCATCCATAGTTTCTACTCTATATTCATTTGTTGATTTAGTTAGCCAATTAATCATTATGCAATCCTTGTCTTAATTCTAGTTTCCTGTTCTGTTTGAATCATAAGTGGAGTGATATATTCTTTAGGGCCTACGAAAAGAATTTCTTCTACTTCTCCATCATAGTCTTTAATCGCAGTTTTAGCTGTTACTGCAATTTCAGATCCCCAACACATATAGGACTTTGTTTCTTCAGTATCTACTTCAAGTTGATCTTCTTCAATAAAAAGCATTTTAGCCGCATCGTGCGGAAAAGCTACAATAACTAATTTAGCCAATTTCTACAACACCCCAGTCATAATTAAATAAATAATACATCTCCATTTCTCCTAAAGAGTTTTTTATCCAACACTCATAGGCATTTTCTGAATGGACATAGTTAATATCAATGATCTGTCCTCTAAATTGAAGAGTTTTCTTTAATTCTTCTACTCCATTTGTATAGTTTGGTTCATTGAAATGAAATACAGTATAATAAGATATTTCTTTACACATAAGCATGAAAAATTTCCCTTGTGCGAAACTTGAGAACCATCCTCCGATGCTAACTAGTTTTTTTTGTAAATTTTCATCAGAAAGAGGATTCATTCGTGCATAAAGTTGCTTATGAATATCATAATTATTTAATTCCACTTGAGGAGCGTTATCAAGTACTATCTTTTTCTTTGCAGTCATATAGTCTATCTTTCTCTTTTCTTTCTTATTACTATTATATTATAGCATTTTAAAATTATTTTGTCAATAAAAAAAGGGAGAACCAATTTAGGTTCTCCCGCATTTTTTTTATTTTTCGTTGAGTAAAATTACTCTACAACATCGTTTGGATTTTTTCATGTCAATCACTCGTTGGTTTGTTGATCCTGCAAAAGGATATGTTAAATCTTTCTTATCCTCTTGGAACTGTCCATCCACCAGATAATCTATTTTACTTAAAATTTTATTTAAATTGTAAATATCAGGATAATAATCTTCATTAGCTGGACTATTATGACATAATCGTTCTATTAAATTATCTAAAGTATATCCTGTATATACCCAGATTTTAATATCTGGTCTTTCAGCCTTAATATCATCTATTAAGTTGTTTAGTTCTGCAACATTACAGAATTCTAATGGCTCGCCACCTAAAATACTAAATCTCGTAATATATTCTGGCTTTATTAGTTCTAGAATTTTATCATGAGTTTCTTGAGTATATTCATATCCTCCAGTAAAACTCCAAGTTTCTGGATTAAAACATCCTTTACAATGAAAGTTTCCTTAATGACAGCCTTGTACAAACAAGGCTGTCCCAACCCCCAGTCCATTTGATATATCCATTTTTCTTATTTGCGCATATCGCATTTATACTTCCTTATCATCTAAATGCAAAACTCTATTGGCAATATCTTGCAAACGTCCTTCGTTGAACCCATTAGTGCTAATATAACCACATACTCTACGAGCGATATTCATTCTATCTTCATCCTTATTTCCGCACTGAGGACATTCAAAATAGTGTTTTCCATCAACATCTTCTTTAATAACGATCTCTCCATCGTATCCACAAATTTGACAATAATCGCTCTTAGTATTTAGCTCTGCATACATAATGTTGTCATAAATAAATTCAATAACTTGCTCTACTGCAAGAATATTATCCTGCAAATTAGGAGTTTCAATATAGCTAATTGCGCCACCAGGACTTAATTTCTGGAATTCAGATTCTTTTGCTAATTTATCAAAAGCGTTAATTTCTTCAAATACTGGAATATGATAGCTATTTGTTACATACTCTCTATCAGTGATGCCTTTAATTCGTCCAAATCTATCTTGTAAGCATTGTGCAAATTTGTATGTTGTAGATTCTATTGGACTTCCATAAACAGAATAATCAATATTTTCTTCTTCTTTCCATTTATTACACTGATCATTTAGAAATTGCATAACTCTAAGCCCAAACTTTTTACCATTTGGTTGAGTATGACTTTCTCCAGTCATAACTTTCACACATTCATACAGCCCTGCATATCCAAGAGAAGAAGTGCAATATCCATTATGAATCAAAGGATCTAGAGTATCTTCTGGCTTCAATCTTGCCAAGGCTCCATCACACCAAAGAATAGGAGCTACTTCTGCTTTTGTATTGGACAATCTTTCAGCTCTAATCTTTTGAACGGTATGACATAGTTCAGTTCGTTCATCCATCAATTCCCAGAATATATCTTCTTTCATTTTTTGAAGTTGCTTAGAATCTACAATAGTAAAACCTCTATCAACTATTTCTTTTTCAGCAGATAATGCTACATCCGCAAGATTTATTGTAGAAACTCCGATGTTGAAACGTCCATAATACTTCGGACGACCGTCCCAGTTCTTCGCATGTGCAATATTATTGAATCCGTTTCCTGACCGATCTGGGGTTAGGAAACTTCTACACGTTTTATCCTATGTCGCCATAGGAACTGACTATATCTTCTACTCAATTGAGTAGTCTCCCGCTTCGGAGTAGTGCCTATCTCTACTCCTACTCTCCTACATTCATCGGAGATAGTCGATACACTTTAGTTTATTTTTGTAATTTGATAATGGTCAACTATAAAAGTTTGACCATATCTATATGCTTTGCTAGAAAAAGCGTGCGGCTTAGTATGGTAAAACTCTTCAGCAGAATTATAACTAGGAAATTTATGACTTTCATTTGTTTCTAAATCATAAACCTCAATAGGTTGTGCTCTAGTCGAACCTTTTCTAACACTAAAATTACGATAATTATCTTCTGCGTATGCGAATGCCCATTCTTGTTTGTATAGACATTTTGTTTTACCTAAACAACGACGAGTAATAAAATTATGATTGCTTTCCCCAAAAAACTGTTGACATTCTGACAAACTATCAAAGAATAACTCTTTATTAGTAACGATATTTTTACACTTGATTTTTTTAGCAGCTGGATTTTTCCCACCTATTTTAGATGCTCTAATTTTAGAAGATATTTGTTGCATTTCTTGTTCGCTTTTATTGAGATATGTATTACCGCCGCATTTAAACATATCGTGAGTCTCATTATATCCATCCTCACATGCGTGATAATAACCAATCCAATAATATTCTTTCTGCGTTAATTCTTCTTGAGATTCAGCTGTATCAATTATCTCAGCAATAAAATTTTCTACACCATATTTGCGTAATGCTCTCGCAAAATGTGTATCTAATCTTCCCGATAAAGCATCTTGTTTATGTCTAGCGAAACGCTGCTCTAGTGAATTGATAGTTTGTCCAATATATACTTTATTATTGATAATGTTAGTAATCTTATAAATAATCATTTGGGCTTCCTTTCTATAGTATGTATACTATATATGAAAAATGTGCCGCACATTTATCATTATTATGCCCAAAATTTTACAAAAATAAACTCTTAGCACGGCCTCAACTCAGAGAGTCCTAGCCGTTAGCCCGCATAGCGGACACCCTCGGGCGAGGTTCAAGAGATTTTACATGAGCTGTAGTTTACACTTACCCATGCACGGATAGCAGTCACCACCACCCGCGATTTCACCCTTAGATAGTTTGAGGTCTTTCATTACTTTCTCAGAAATATAATCTGGTACCATTCGCTTTGCAGTGCATTTTGCCGCTAATTCTGTTAGATACCAATAGGGAGAAGTAGGATGAATGTTATCCTCTTCTAATACATATAGTAATTTGGGAAAAGCTGGTGTTACATATACTCCTACTTTATTTTTCATTCCTTTAATTCGTTGATTTAAAACTTCTTCGATCAATAAAGCTAGTTCTTTCTTATATTCTTTGGTTTCTCCTAGATACATATTGATACTAATAAAAGGAGATTGACCATTTGTTGTAGTTAAAGAATTAAGCTGATAGTTTAGAGTTTGAACTGCATCTGATACTTCCTTCTTAGTATCTTTTGACGCAAATTCTGCGCATTTTGCAGGTTCAAACCCCCAATTTTCATACTTATTAAAAAATTGATTATAGCTATCTCTAACAAATGGAGCTAAATGTGTAAGAGAAATTGTTGTACCACCATATTGTGACGAGGCTACTGCTGCTATAATTTGAGTGGCAATTGTCATTGCTGTTGAAATTCTATGAGGTTTATCAATGGCAACTCCATTAACTACGGTTCCATTTTGCAACATGTCTTCAAGATTAATAAGACAACAATTGTGCAAAGTATTTTGAGCTGCATAATCCATATCCACATTTCTTTTTTACGAAATGCTGACTATATCATCATCTTACCTTCTGTTACCAAAAATAAGATGCTCGGCACTTCCCTTAGATGAGTTTCACAAATAAGGTACTCTACTCGTTTATTCTTATAAGGATTTCTCTTATAATATACTTTCGATAGTCGATTGACTTTACTCTTTAATATCTGTAATTTTAATGTTACGATCGATAAGAGATTGATGATAATCTCCTTTAGCCGCATTATAGATTAAGGTATCAGTATAACTTTGCGAATATCCAAGAAGTTTAGACAGTTCACTCCGAGTATAATTTTTATGATTAGAATCCTCAATCCAATATCTAAATCGAGGATTTGCGGTATGGGCATTGTTGCAATTTTCAGAAATCTTTTTGGACGTTTTTTCTGCCCACTCCTTATTTTGCCATCTATTATGATTACTTTGAGATATATTATTCAATCCATGCTCTCTCGCATGCTTATTATTCTCATAACTTGTACACCACTCTAAGTTTAAATAATGGTTGTTTGTTTTATCTCCGTCCTTATGATTAATTTGTAATTCTTCATAGTTTGGAGGACAATTAAGAAATAATTTAGCAACAAGTCTATGTAGTCTAATTACTTCTTTTTCTCCATTTTCATAAAGGGTATACTGCAAATAGCCATTTTTCTTAATGCAAGGTTTTAGGAATCTATTCTTATATAGAGAATAACAATCTCCATTTTCATATACTAGATAATGTCCATATTTTTTATACTTCATATTTTTATTCGATACCTTTTATTAAAGAGTCTTAGCACAGGATTCTTTCGTTCCCTGTTAGCACTATCATTAATCGTCATTTCCTACGACTCCAATTAAGTTGATAGCACACCTAATATTTATTAGTTCACCGAGTTTTCTTAATAAATCGCTCTATTAAGCCACGATTTTCTCATGGATGTGAATAATGCCTTGTTTGTGGGCTTCAATTACATTTTTTGGGAAAATAAATCGTTCTGCTATATCTTTAGAGGTAATGCCAGCAATATAATCCCTTTGTGTTGTAACCCATTTAGCATTCTTATTGCTATTTTCTTTATTCCAAAAATCAGACTCTCCATCAAGAAGTTCCTTAATGTTTTGATCTGTCGTATTCGCTTTCCTTAAAAGCTCTTTCTTGTGTCTATATCTAATATAAGCCTTAGCCTCTTTCCAATATCCATGAGCAATTAAGGTGTCTTCTACAGTATCTTGAATTTCTTCTATTGGAGCATATTTACCAGACTCAAAAAATAGAGAAGTAAGAGTTTCGTTAATATCTTTTAAAACTCTATTGTCATTAAATTTTTCATCAAAGTCTCCAAAAGCTCCACTAATTGCTATAGAAATTTTATCAAGATCGTAGGGAACTATAGAACCATCTCGCTTTTTTACTTTATACATATATCACCCCATATCTTGTAGTTTTTTTCGTATATATTTCTAAAATCTACTATATATGCTCTATATCGAACTGCCCAATAAATAAACGATAAAAAATACAAAAGAACAAGCCGCAAAGACATAAATAGTCCATTGCCAAAATACATTTTTAATAAAATTTGCTTTTATGTTTGTTTTAGACCATTTTTGAATTTTAGCTTCTGGAACGGTATTTCCTAGATGTTGAACTCTTAAAGAAGAAAATATACTTATTAAAAAAGAGACAAAAGTTATACCTCCAAGAATTCCAACAATAAATAAAAGGCATATACTAAATAAGAACATGCTATAACACTCCTAAATATCTCAAATGTTTATATATTTCTTCAGATTCTTTAACAACTCCTGGATAATTGACCAAAATTACAGCAACTTTAAATTTTTCTAATATGTCAAAAATATGGAAAAAATTCTTCCAATCACTAAATAGCCTTCTAAAATATTGAAACTTCCATTTGTTTTCTCTATCATGAGATCGTCTTAGTCTAATAATAGGATTGGTAGTTTCTAAATAAATTGGAACGATAATATATTTGCGGCGATAGGCTAATAAATTTTCCATACCCTGAGCGTTAAATACTCCAATATTTATTCCTTGATGAATTTCATCTTTGGGAGTTCCATAATACCACCCCCTAAACTCAGAATACTCTAGATATTCTTCATCAAGAATTTTCATTTTGAACTTTTCTTCTGAAATAAAATTATAATCATATAAATTTTTTTCATTTTGACGAATTGGTCTTGTAGTGTCACTAACAATCAAATTGCAGAAATATTTGTCTTTAAGATCTTTATATAGCCATTTAGCAAGACTATCTTTTCCTGTAGCGCTTTTCCCGCATATAGCTAAAATAACAGGTTTAGAATAATTGATTGATTTAAGCATATATATATTCTTTCTACTATTTTACTTTTCTATATTATAACATTTTTATTTTCTCTTGTCAAAAAGAAAAGAGAGGACTATTCGCCCTCTTCTTCTCCATATCTCCTCCACGTAGATTCTAAACTTCCATCGTCATTGATAGCTGTTACCTTATATAAACCATGATATAAACTTTTTTTATAAGTTTTTTCAACAAACATATTGTTACGCCTAAAGCCATTGAATATTACTATAGTGCCTTTCTGGAACCAGCCTGCCTCTCGCACTTTTTTAGTACCATCTGGCATAATTTCACTTATACGACGATTATATTTCGCAAAATAATCTCTCCCCATTTTTACTGTAACTACTCCGCTTCCAATAGTCAAAAGAGAGATAGAAGAATGCGTATCATCTTTTGCGATTACTGTCCCCGCAATTCTGAAAGTTTTAAAGATTGGAATTTCAACTCCATTGCGTTTAAAAGTATAATCTACGATAGGTTCTTCCGCAAGGTCATTAAATTCGACAATATCATATCTATCAAGACTGATGTGAACTAAAGAGTGGTCATGATAATACATTCCTAAGCTATCCATTTCCCAGTCAGAATAAGTACCTGCCGCATATTTATCCCAACTCTCTTGGAAAATTTTATCATTTAAAATATTAAGAATTTCTTTCTGATGCTCTTTAAAATAATTTTTTGCAGGCTCCATAGTTTTATTATAGATCTTTTTCCATTCTTTCTCTTGGATTGCTATAGTTCCGTTATAAGGTTCTAAAAGATCTATGTCAAAATATTGTGCATAAAAATTATAGTAATAATCATCACTTAAAAGGAGATATTCACCGCTTTTAAATTTCTTTTTTAAAAGTTTATTAAACATAAAAACTCTTTTTTCAAAAGCTAATTCTTGCGGGACAAGATTCTTTTCAATAAGCCCATTAAAATTTTGGAGAGTAATTCTTTTTTTAGGCTCACAAACTGACCAGATATACTCCTTCATGATTTCTTTTCGTTCTCCAAATTGATCAAAAGCTCCTGCTTTAATTAATGATACCATGACAGTTTTATTAGCTTTAACCTTGCTCAAAAAGTCTTGCCAGCTAGAATAGGGACGATGCTTAATAATTTCTTGCACGACTTCCCCACCGACTCCGTTCAATGACTTTAAGCCGTATAGAATAGAATTATTTTTTTCATCTGGTTCAAATCCATATTCAGAGTTATTTATATCAACTAGAGAAACGCGGATTCCATTAGCCATCATATTACCTACAGCTTTTGCAATCTTACCATAGTTTGTTGCAGCCTCTTCCTCAAGCCCCGCATCCACTCGGAGACATGCAGTGTCCCAATAGATAGCTGGAAAATATGTAGCTAAATAAGCACATTGCAATCCGACAAATGAATAGGCGAGTCCGTGGATTCTACTACTTACCGCACTAGTTTTCACTAGCCATTTCTGTTGCGGTCTGGACTATCCATTCCTCTTACTCAAAGAGGTTCTTATTATAGTCTCTGAACGTCTTTCTTATTTCTTCATATTTTCTAACCATACCGAATGGTTTATTGTATGATAGGGCAATTAATTTTTCAATATTTCCTATATCCGCAGTTTCTATCCTGTATAGATTCTGTCGATCTAATCCTCTGTGAATGTCTATCATATACATTCTATTTTCTAAAATATCTACAAGCCAATCTGCGAAATCATAAGAGGCTGTTACAATTCTAAATTGCGGCGCTCCATAAGAGGTCGGACTTACAGTTCCATCTCCATCAATTATCCCTCGGACAATATAAGGGATAAATTTTTCTTCTTCTGGAAGTAATTCTGGCCCTTTTAGAATTTTAGATTTGTTTGGCACTACTCCAAATCTAATAAGATTATTCATTAATTCTTTATCTTCTAACATAAGCCGATGACGAAGTTTACGATTGATAACTTTCCTACCATCAGGCATAATAGCCTCTTTAGCTTGAGAATAGGTATGATATTCTTTTCCAATAATCTTTGATAAGAAAGCAATACAATCTTCATCTGTTAAATCTATTCCTACCTGATAACGCGCCTTATCTTTGTTTCCTGGAGTAACATATCCATCAGTAAGCATCAGTCCCAAAAAGTAAGCATCAAATTCGTTGGTTATTTTTTCCAATTTATAACAATAACCTTTTCTATTATTTTTCGCCTCTTCTATAATCTGCTTATATTCTTCTGGATAATGTTTTTTGATTTTATCTGTAATAGATTTTTTTGTTTTAAATCCATATTTAGACATTAAGACATTAACAGCACATCCTTCTCTATATTCTTGTATCAATTGCTTTTCTTGCTCGTTTGATAATTTTTTATATCCCAATGTATGCACCTCCTTTCTATTCATATTCAAAACATACAATGCTGTTTATAGAATTTCGCCATAAAGAAATAAGAAATTTCGCTGCGGATTACCCAATTTTTTGACTTGTTACTATACCAAGGAAATTAATCTTGCCACCAAAACATTACTGCATTGGCTTAGTATCAAAAACTCTAAGGGCTTCCCCGCAATTTAAAGAATTTATACTCCCCTAGTTTACGTCAAAGGAGTACCCCATGCTTGGAGCCAGCAAGAACCAGACGTAGTTTCCGATTGCAGGACTCTTAGCTTTGTTTAAAACTTCTTGATGAAGTTCTTCGATTTTGTCCATCTGCTTTTTGGCCACAGTTTTGCGAGCTGCGTTCGATTCAGCTAAAGTGAATCCGCAAATATCTTCATCCATAAGAATCAGCATTAATGTTTCTTGGTCTACTAATACTCCGTTAGAAACATATTCTCTAATTTTGTTCTGCTCTTCTTGGGTTAAACCATAGTCATTCATTTCATCTATCCATTGTTTTGGATTATTCTTAAGTCTATAATAGCGATCTGTAGGCATCTCACCGCCCTTTTCAGAAGCCATTAATCGCATAATACCATTACATAAAGACATTTCATTAGGATTCGTTGGTTTTAATTTTCTAATGGTTTGACCTCCAACTTGTGTTGAAAATTGAAAAAACTTAATAATTTTTCCACTAACACAAGCGTCCCACAATTTAGTATCGTTCAATGGTAAAACATCAGGGTGAAGATATTTATCATAAGCTTCTTTCAATGTTAAGTTATGATCGACTTTATTATATTTTTGTAATAATTCTAGACATTGAGTAATAACATCTTGGATTTCTGTAACAAGAATATCAATTTTAACATCTGAACAATACTCTGCATCGTGGAGCGACCATTGTGTTGTAATTGCTCCATTCTTTGCTTTCATAAAGCAGGCTGTTTTATAGGGGTCATCTCCATAGAAATTACAACCCGACGCGTGGATCGCACGCCTGCATATAAGACCTTCTACTTTTTGAATAATATCCAATAGTCCTGGATACTTATTTACTTCATTTAAGAAGGTTTTTACAGGCTTACGGCCTTTTTCTTCATTGCCATGTACAACATCATGAATATCCCAAAGAAATCCTCGTTCAGATGGAATTAAACTTGTCATATACTCAGCAATATCAATATCAATTCCTTCTGGAAACTCTTCACTTCTATACCCTCGACAAGCTGTTTTGATAGCAGACTTGGTTGTTTCAGTACCATATGTACAAACCTGAACACATCCAAGTTGTCCTCGTTCTTCTCTAATTTTTTCAAAAACGAGTTCTCTTTTACTAGGACTTACATCTATATCAATATCCATTTATTATTTTGGACTATATCTTCTACCTGAAAAGGTAGGAGTGCGCTTCGGGATAGTGCTTATCTCTACCCCTACTTTCTTACGAAATAGTCTCTACACTTTTATCCTTGTTAATGTTATTAGCTTGGATACTTAGCACGGTATTCTCAGCCTAGCCATTTCTGGTCGCAGAGTCTCTTAGTCAGCCGTTTCGTGCCTATGCCTTATTTCGCTGATACCGTTAGCCTTGATTTTCTCAAGACACCCCTTAGCAGGGTTCACACTCTTTATACTGCCCAATATTGCTTATAGTTTAGGCAGTTCGATTCGTTCTTTGTTCAAGAATCTAAAATATGGCAAATTCCACTCAATAGGATCAAGTTGTGTTACTCCCAAAAGATAATGGTTTAATCCAGAACAGGCCGATCCTCTTCCTGCTCCTATAGTACTTCCATTTTCCCAAAAAAGATTAATATAATGTTGCAAAAAAATTGGATAAGCAAAGATACAAGTGTCTAGTTTTTCGCCAATGGTTTTTTGTACATCGGCTTCTTCTTCTAATCGAGATAAGTATTTATCATTAAATTTGTTTAATTCCTTTAACTTATCAATACATTGATTAATCCAGTATCTTTCTTGCGGATTATCGCTTTTATACAAATAGTCTAATGTCTCATATCCAAGAGAAGAATTAATCTTAGGATAATTTTTTACAGAAACTTGCGGAACTTGCTGCTTCTTGTGTAGAGTATATCGTTCAATCTTATCATAGATTTCCCAAGTATTCTTTTCTAATTCATAATAGTCTAAGTTAGTATTCTGAAGATTTTCAATCACTTCTTCAGTCGTTTGTAGATATGCAAATTCGTAAAAACTGTCAACTTCGCGTTCTCCGCCTTTAGAGTTTAAATATGCCTTATGAACTTCTCTATCTTCTTTGCAGAGATAGTGTGCGTCAGTTGTAACAATAATCTTTATACCATAGTATTTAGCAATTTCCTGCATTTTATTATTGACAATCAATTGTTCTTCGCTTTGCGCAGGCTGTACTTCAAGATAGAAGTCATCACCAAATAAATCTAAACAATATACAATATGATTATTTAGTTGATTGAAGTATTGCTTACGATGTTTTTTATCACCAATTTGTTCAGCTTCGTGCATTTTTAGAATACAATAATCAACTTCTGATCCCAGACAAGCCGAACTTGCAATTAAATTACCTTTGCCATATTTTTTAACAATTTGTCGCAAATCACTTTTTAATGTTGGAACTCTTTCCATTCGCCTATCAAAATAAGAATTCATCCAAGCAATAGATGATAGTTCTCGTAACATTTTATGCCCAGTTGCATTTTTAGCAACTAGAATAAAGTGAAAATATCGCTGTCCTGATTCTCTGTCTTCTGTTAAATAGATTTCATTACCAAGACCGATTTTGAAATCATTTCCTTGTTCAATTAGCTCTTGTTGAATTTTATCTAGTTCAACATGTCCACCCAATGCTTCGTGGTCTGTAATACAGATTCCCTTTAAACCTATCTCTTGGGCATATCGGACTAATTCTTTAGGTGTATTGATGCAATCCAATAAGCGGATATTTGACACCTAAGAATAATGAGTGTGACTGTGAATTTCCATACGACCGCTCATTATTCTAGCATCACCATCCTTTCTTTATAAGTGTCTACTATATTATTGTTCTATAATATAGCATTGTCAAGTTCCTTATAAATATATTATAACATAAAAAAATAGCAGTGTCAACTGAACACTGCTTTAATGATATTGCTCAAGAATGTCCCAGTTAGCTTTGAACAATTCAAAAGAGCCATAAGGAATTTTTACTTTTTTTAATCCGCCTAAGAAACTTAGATACTTTGAAAAAGTAGTTTGCAAACTATCAGGAATACTAACAATCTCGATAGAAAACCATAAGAAGTCATTTTTATCATCAAAACCAAGAGACTTACATTGATAAATTGCTCCTGGAATGATTGGGAAACAACCTCTGAACAATTCACCTTTTCCCTTGAAACGAGCTAGAAAAGAATGTCCTAAATATTGTCCTTTTCCTTTGGCTGGCTGTATAGGCATAAATCATCCTCTCGTTTATTTATTAAATACAGAAACTCCACATGCTTTACGAATCAACTGCGCCATTTCTTCCATTATTGAAACAGCCTGTTCTGTGTCCCATGGATGAATAGCGTCCAAATCATCTGCTATCTCTAGCAGTGCATCGCGATCAACTGTTGGCTTATAATAGCCGCAATCTTCAGGGTCAATATCACAGCAATCACATATTTCCTTATGTTCACATTCTTTGTTCATTTTTCTCTATTTCCTCTTCTAAAAAAGTCTTAAAATCTTTTTCCACTTTATTAATTGGTATTGAGATGTGATCATCATCAAGCGAAATTTTTAATTCTTTTAACTTGTTCGCAAGCTTAAGGGCTTGTGCAATTTCTTCTACTGTGCCTGCTACATTATATTCTTTGTATACAATGTTGATTTCTCCAGACATTCGACCAACATTAATTTCCAGTGTATCGTGTCCTTTTTTATACCTATAGTTATTTAACCAATCACGATAAGGTTTAGCAATTTCCATAGAAATAAAAGTACTTGGGCTGTAAGCTATCCATCCGCAGTTATCATCAAAAATTTTCTTCTCATTAATCTCGACAAAATTTAACCAAGAAGCATCAGTATCTCCATTGGCAAATTTTTTCATAGAAAGATCCCACCACTCACTATTGCGAAATTCTTCTATGGTATTATACTCAACAATTGTTTTACATTTGATTTTACAAGATATTGATCGTCCGTTAGAAGAAACATCTGAAATAGTATGAGTACGCAATTCAATCTCAACGCTGTTAGTAGTAGGGACAACATGCCAGGTTTTACTATCTATCATTCCTACTTTTGGAGAATTATTTCCACGAACGTTTTCATACTTAATTTCTCCATTAAACCAAGCATCAGATGTTTTTCGCATAAACCACAAATCTTGAAAAGTCTTTGGGTAAGAATTTTCTTCGTTTGTCTCATTCCCAATTCCAGATTTAGAAGTTCGCATCGTCTATCACCTTCGCTCCGCAACGAGCACAGAATAACGGTCTTCGCCCTTTTACTGTTCTTGCATCCTCGCCAACATCAACCCAGTAAAGCGTTTCTCTTGTAACCTCTCCACATTCTGAGCATTTTATAGCGTCCCCCATGTGGTCTGTGTCGTAGCACGTCTTTCTAAACGTCTCAAATAACCTTTGTTGAATGTCCTCTTCAATCTGTCTTTGCCATTCTCGTGCGTTTTCGTTGATAATGTCGTATACAGAACCGTCTACTGAATTGTATTGATGAACTAGTGGATCTTTTGGCTTTGGAAGTATAAAGTACCCACTTTCTTCACTTGTGTAGTCAGGCTCTATGAGGTCGGCGAGACGTTCGTGCAGCTCATTGTAATCGCACGGGTGCATGTGCTCTGCTGGAAGAGTGCCGAAAATAGCCGAGTATATTTGATAGTAGTCTGCCTGATCTTGACCATTAGTAAATGTGCCTTGCTCTTCCCATTCTCTTGCTAAAGACCATACATCTTCTTTTAATTCGCGAATCTTTTGTGCTACCTCTCGGCGTTCTTCGTTAGTTGGCATCACACACCACCTTATTTTTAGAGCCACAACAAGGACAGTAATAGTAAGGCCCTGTAAACTCCTCTGGCAATACTGCGCCGCAATAAGAGCAACGAACTATAGGGCCACCATACTGCTCACTCAAATTATCATCATGTAATATTTCACAAGTATGCTCTGGTTCTGGCTCGATTAGGTCTGCTAGCTGTAATGGCAGTGTCTTAAATGAACCCCCTTTTGGTTTTATAGCAAGACCTATTTCTGTAAAAACGTCAAATACAGTTTCAAAGCTGCTAGGCTCTTTTCTTCTTAGCTTTTCCGCTATCTTGCACCGTTCTTCATTCGTTGTCATTCTTGTCACCTATTCCCGCTAGTATGTTTTCAGAAATTTGATACAAAAGGTATGGTGAAAGATCATCCATATCATTAATCGCATGACTCTGAAGAAGTTTTGCTTGTAATCTGATATATCGTCTATCGACCTTGAACAATAAAAGTATTCGGTCAATTAAGCTTAACTTTTCTTCATTCGTTGGCATCGTTGTCCTTCTCGTTTGCGCGAGTGTTCCAGGCATCAATAGCTTGCTCTACTGTTTTGTACATGTCTGTTGTTGTAAAACATTTCTCGCATTCAATCCAATAACGTGCACGACCTTTAATTTCTGCTTCTCCCTCACAAAATGGACAAGGTTTTAATTCACTCATTCGCTTTCCTCCAGCCATTCAAGAAGCCTGTCTACTTCATCTTTGTAAACAAATGCAGGATCATTACCATTAACTTTAATGTAAGCAGCTCCATCGTCTCGAATAACAATACTTTTGAGATTATTGCGATCAAATACTAGATCATAATCCCCATCAAATGTATACTCCCCTGTTTGTATTTTTGGAACGTGAAGTCTAAAATATTTGCTCATTATTCTACCTCACAATAATTATTATCACGCTCATTGGACCTTGTATTCCATAGCTTTGCGGCTTCTTCTTCTGTATTTGCTGCCCACAAATTAAATTCTCCCAGTTTGAGAATACAATCTTTCTTATGGTCAACTTTTACATCACAGTAAGCATCGTCACAATGTGGTTCGCCTTCTTCCCAGTAGTCGTAATCAGACCACTCAAAGCCAACAGCTTTGCCCCCACAAAACGGGCATGGCTTTAATTCTTCCATTGTTCCTCCTTTTCACTTTTCATATCTGCAAAAGTACGGCTCTATAATGTCATCGAAATTTTTAGCAGCTTTTAATGCTGCTTCATTGATTCCAATTTGGTCGTAGCAGCTTATTACTTCTTTTTGGATGTCAATAATAGATTGCATTTGACCTATCTTTGCACGTAGCCTGGAATTTTCTGCTTCCAGTATCTTTATTGTTTTGTCTTTCTTGCTCATTTTTTTGTTCCTTTTTCCATGCAATTCCATTCGTGAACTGCTAGCTTCTCTACAAATTGTAACGGTTCACTTTCGGCTATTTTTTCTCCCATACATCCGCATTTTTCTACCATCTGACAAAACACAAATAATATTCATTTTACGTTGAAGATTAAATCTTTTAACAATCATTTCACCTTTATACCCATCAATAAAATTTGGATTATTGCCAGGATTTTACTAAACGCACTGTATCTCCAGTTTTTATTATTTGTCCATCGTAATCATAAAGAGTTGGAGTTTTAACAACTTTTTTATTATTTTCGTTCAAACAAAGTGCTACATTATCTTCGTCACTTTTTAAGACTAAAGTCTTATCGCTCTTAAATGTTATACTAGAAAGAGTATGTGAAAAACCTTCTTCATCTAAAAAACTATCATTAAAATTTACCCTAGAGCCGTCTTCAAATGAGGGCCACAACAATCTTTCTGGAAGCAAACGAGTTCTAAGAACTTTTGATAAGCAGTGAGGAATATCATCTCCTACTCTATAGATACCATATTCTCTAAGGATAACATCTAAATGCTGTTTCAGTAATTCTCCTTCTAACAGTTTTTGAATACGACCAGTTGACTCTACCCCTTCAAAAAATGCATAATATTCGACACTCTCAATAATCAACTCTAGTTGTCTATTCAGACAAAGATCATCAATATTTACTGGCTTATGCTCTTTAGAAAATATATTAAATTTAATCGGTCGATCAGGCTTATTCCTTATTTGATCACGAATTTCTTTTAATTCTTCTTGAGAGATAGCCATATTACTCTTCTCCCTCGATTGGCATTGGAGTATATTCTTTAATAGTTTGAATTTGTTTATTAACGCAGTCTACTATAAAGCTATATTCTGTAGGACTTAGATGCTTACTTAAAGTTTCAATAATTACACTATCAGTACGTAAATTTTCAAGTAATTCATCTAAATCTATTTCATGATATTCTACTATTGTATGTTTAAACATATTCCTTCTCCTCAAGCTTTTTTCCGCAATACGGACAATAAGAAATTGTAAAATTAGCAATCTTTGCAGGAAATTTTTCTTTCTTATGAACAGATAGAATATTTCCATCCATTATTGATAAAAGATAATTCGCCCATTGTCGATCTTCGTGAATTACTGTCTTATGATTACAAAAACTACACATCTTCGGGATGTCCTTCTAAGAATTCCTTGGTTGTTACTCTTAATACAGGTTTGTAAGACTTGGGATCGGTAATATATGTCATAGAAAATGGAGCTGCAATTACTTTATTGCCATATCCTTGATCGACCATTATTTCTGCTGCCCTCTTTTCATCATAAACTCCATAGACTTTTACATCTTTCAGTCTTTTTTCTAATTCTCTGTTTGCATTCTCATATATCTTATATTCATATTTAAGTACAATATAAACCCAAGCCATTTCTTCTCTTTTCTATATTATATAATATTTTAATTTTATTGTAAAGTAAAATCTGTTCCTGCATCTTCACATTGAAAACGATATTCTAGTTCTTGGACTGAACCATATTTTATACCTTGTTTTTTATATTCTTTATAAGGATAGGGACATTTCTTTTGAAGTTCTTTTAATCTTTCCCAATATTGCGGCAAAAGGTGATACATTGCACGAAGTTCTTTTAGATTATTATTTCTACAACACCAGCAACTTACTCTGTCCATCACATCATATAAATCTATATTTCCTTCTTTCCAATTATATCCAAGAGAACGACAATATTCCAAACAATCCTTTTCTGAGTACCCAAGGTCAACCAAAGGTAGTATTTTTCCCTTTTCAATAGCTCTTGGAATACGTTCAATTTCATCTGCCGCAATACCTACGTATTCAACTATTTCTTTATCTATAGCTTTATAATAATTAGAAATAACTCTGTTTTTAAAAGTCGTTCCCCAACGTCTTAAACCTCCACACCATCCATAGCCATGTTGAATATCTCCATTGCGTTTTTTAACTTCTTTCTCACAAAAGTTATATTCAAAGCTAGTTTTGTATTTAAGCTCTGTAAACTTAATATGTTTCTCTTGGAGGAGAGTTTTAATTTTATCTCTATTATTATAAATTGCTTGAAATTCCATGCCCCAATCGAAAAAGATCACTTCATCTAGAGGATATTGCCCCCCCCCATTGTTTACTCAATAGAAGAAGCAACATCGCTAGACTGTCTTTTCCAAAAGAGACAGAAGCGATGTGCCACTTGTCCATTTAATTCCTTTTCTTTAAAAAATCCATTCTTCTTCTTGTTCAACTAATTCATAATCTTCTACTATTAATTGTGGGCTAATATTCCCATTCCATTCGTTTCGATTACATTTTGCCACGATAGTTAAAGTCTTACTACTATCACAGAACTTCTCCCATTCTTCTTCAGAAGATTTAAACTTGATTGCGCTGATTCCGTTACCTAAATCTATTTTTAAAGTAGGATGTCCTTTTTCTAATCCCATTAAAGTAACAATATTTGAGCTTAAAGAAATGTCCTTTACTGCTACTAGGCTTTCTGGGATTTCTTGTCCATAAATATTTAAATCAGCAATATCTAAGATTTTCTTAGAATCAATTGTTCGACCATTCCAAATATAATCAATCCAGTAAGTAGGAGTTTGATCTACATCTTTATATTGTTCATTAAACTTGTTTAAAAAAGATTCAATATGAGATTCTGCAATTGAAAGACCTGCAGCTCCTTCATGCCCCGCACACCAGTCGATTTCTCCTGTTTTTTCCAGCTCTGTCTTTAAAGTAGAAATAGAAGATAACGAATAGTTTCTCATACTTCCTTGATAGTGAGGCTCTTCATCATCAATAGTTTTTTTATAAATAAGGATAGCTGTAGGTCTTTGGTATTCTGCTTGTATTTTATTTGCTACTAATCCTGCAATATTTTTTTCTACATCTCCAGGCTTACAAAGTAATAAAATAATTGCATTATCTAATAAATTCTCTTCTTCAATCTTTTTTCTTAATAAACTCATAGATTCATTTTGTAACTTTGTTTGTCTACGTTTAACTCTTTCCGCAATAGTTACTGCTTCTTCATATAGAGGAACTAATTCTCCTTTATGTCCTCTCTTGGAAGATTCTACATCTTCAAAAGCGTACTGGGTCAACATTGACTTAAACACAATATCTTTTTCTTCTGAAGTGCCGCTTCTCACTACAGCGTTAATAAATGGAACTACATAGAAAGCCATTGAATAATAATTAATTCCATTCATTTTTTGAATAGAATAATCATTTTTCTTTGCCATAGAAAATATAAAAGGATTACGAATATTTGACAAGCCAATATTCATAATTGCTCTTGTTTCTATTTGCCTTAAATCTGACATATCTCCACAATTTCCAAGAGCGCACAAATCCATTAATTCTACAGGTTGATCTCCACATAGTATTAAATCTTCAAAAGCTGAAACAAATTTATAAGCAACTCCTGCTCCTGTGAGAGTTTTGTTTGGGTAATCTTCTAATTGAACATTAATAATAATTGCGGGGTCAGAATCAATTAATTCTATCTCTTCTACTTCATGATGGTCAAGAACTATGGCTTTAATTCCTTTTCTCTCTAATTCTTGATGCTCATTCCAATCATTTGTTCCTGCGTCTGGACAAATAACTAAATCGCAATCGATTTGATCCATTATATCTGAAAATCCATGCTCTTTTCCCGCATGGCTAATCCATGATAGATGTTCTACTGCCCAATCCTCAAATCTATCATATAGATAATTTAAAATAATCGCGGAAGCAGTGTAGCCATCACAGTCACAATCTTGGATAATTTGTATATCTAAATTTTGTTTAATACAATCATAAAGAAGATTACATGCTTTTTCCATTTTTTCAGGAGCTAGTTCTTTCCAACTGCAAATATCGTCCCAGTCAGCATTCAGCCATTCTTCCTGATCTTCTAATGGAATTCCACGATTATATAAAACTTGTTGCAAAACAGAATATTCAGGAACCGTTTCTTTATATAATTTATAGTTCATTAATATTTAATCACCCACTTTTAAATCATACCATCTGCAAAATTTTCCTCTCACAGGAAGAACTAATAAGCTAATATTTTTTATTTTCAAATTACACATATAAAAATTGGAAAGGTATCCATACCCAAGTGGAGGACTGATAGTTTTAAAATATTTACAATATCTACATCTATGATTCTTTTTGCGATATTCTATAACTTTATCATCCATTATAATATAACCCTATTTCTAAATAAATAAAGAAACTTATCTTTTCCTTCATCCAATGGACTAGAATGGTATCCAAGAGTATTACACTCACTGTCGAATAAAAAACTCATGTTTACCATTGAGCCAAACTTATGATAAATTTTTAACAATTTTTCTTCTACTTTTACTCGCTCTTCAGAATTTATATCTTCAAAGTCTTTATCAAAAGCTATTACAATTTCTTTTACTCCGCAGTCTTGAAGTAGTTGAAATTGATATTTTGATAACGAACTGCCGCACACTGCAACGCAAAGATTATTAGCTAAACCAAAATAACTAATATATTGAAAGACTGCTTTTTCTGACTCACAAACAATAGCTATTTTACTCTCTTGGATTTGTGGTAAAGCCCAATTTAAGCCAAATAAATTAAATGCGAGAGCATGGTTGTAAAGAATACCATTCCTTTTCCAAGGACGATACTTCCCCCATTTTTCATTCTCCTTAACAAGGGTTCTTTGTCTAATTCCAACACATCTATTATGTTGATCAAAATGCGGAATAAGAATATTTCCTCCAATAGGATCATAATGAATTCCGCAATAATCACAAACTTCTTTTGAGATCCCCTCTTTTTCCCAGTTTGAATAATGCGGTCGCGGATAATGCTCTATAACAGATAAATCAAATTCTGGTAAAAGAATTCTTTCAAGAGCAGTTTCTTTTTCTTCTTCTGCTTGCTCATAACGTTTAAAAATCTTCCAGTCTTCAGAATATTCTACATCATCAACTTCTTCTAACTTATATTGTAGATTTAAGAAGCTAACAACAAAATAAACAGCATCATTAAACTCAATATGTTTTATCTTTTGGACTAATTCAAAAATATCAAAAGAAGAAGAGCAATCTGTGTAACAATGAAATAATTCTTGGTCTATATAGTAATAAAGTTTTTTACTATCTCCACCATGACAAATTGTTTTAGATAAAATATAAGTGTCATGATCTTCTGGTTCTCCACCAAAATAATCTAGAATGGCTACAATATCATCAACTTCTAATTCTTCTTTTACTTTTTCCTTAGAATATGACATTTTCACCATCCTCTCCTTGCGGCTTTTCTTCTATCTTTCTTTTATCTAAAATACCTTCAATAATATTGTAATTGTAATCTGTTACAAATAATGTCTTATATCTACATGTACTTTTATCTGCTCGCATCCAAAGAAAAACTCGATTATATTCCCCTCTACGATTCTTATAAATAGACATTTTCATATTAGGAGTTCCATAATAGGGAATTAATTCTTTAATAGGCTCTAAATCTTCTTCTGTAGCATCTACCATTACTGCACCAACATCTACACGATTAGCAATAGATTTAGCGCCTGATAGAACTGTTTGATCAAGAATTTGTTCATGTTTAAAAGAACCATTAATTTGTGTACTACTAAAGATAAAAATTCCAAAAGTAGTAGCTAAATCTTTAAGTTTAGACGATAAGAGGAAAAGAATTTGATCCTCCCTGACCTTCATCCCTGCACTAGCACGAGCTACTTCTTCAATAATTTTCATGGAGCTAGTAATATAGTCAAGAAATACGTAGGAAACTTTATGTTCTCCTGTATGGTGTCTACGAATACAGTTCTCAATATCCTTAATACTATAATCAGGATAATATTCAAAATAAAGATCTGATCTCTCAAGAATCTCAACAGCTTTTTTTAATCTAGCCTTCTCGTCAAAATCAAGTTCGCTTCTAATAATGTGATTTTCAGGAACTCCAGAAATAAAAGCTAAAGCCATTGTTTGAAGCTCAGAAATATCCAATTCAACAGAAATAAAAACAGTTGGATTCTTGCGGCCAATAGAAACCCAATCAGCTTTAGCTACATCAAAGTATTCATCGCAAGCTAAGTAACAGGCATCTGCCATTGCAGTTCTCGATTTTCCTGTCCCAGTGCTGCCACTCCTTAAATAAAAGCATCCCATTCTTGCGCCAAGAACGATTTGGTCAAAATATTTATCCCATAAAGGATTGCCGCTAATGGGAGTAATAGAGAGATCTTCTAATAGTTTACTTAATCCTTCTCCTGCCTGACAAGATTCGTCACTGTCGCCATCGACAACCATTTCCCGCACTCTGTCAATTCTTTGATCAATTTCATCTGCGATTTCTTCAAGACTTTTTTGATCAAATTCTTTTTCCTGTTCTTCTTTCTTTTGGAGGTCAAGAATATTATCAGGATCATATATCCAAGAGACATCTAATCCTATTTCATCATACGTGCGGAGTAAGGTCATTTTTTTAAGTCTATTGTAATAATAGTCAAAATTTGATATTTCCGCTTTTACAAAAGCATTGTGCATCCACTCGCTGCCATTGTTGGCCTTATAAATAGCATAACTTTTTTCTTTTCCTTGAAGCCAATCTTCAATAATTTTTGTATTAAGCTTTTCAGCTCCATTAAACTTTACATTATAAATAGCTCCAAAAATTACTTTGTGAAATTCATTACAAAAATCAATATCTCTAAAATCATATTGACCGCTATCTAACAGAGATGGATTATTTAATACTCCTCCAATAACTTGAATAGCAGCGGAAGTATCATAGTATTTACTTCCTTTAGGCAACATTCTCCTTTCTACTAGTCAAGATTAAAATAATTAACTCTTCGTGGCCTTATAATTGTAGGCCTTTTCCCGCAAATTCTACGCTCGTAGTTGTCTCGTGATTCTCTTTCTTTTATTAATCGTTCTTTAGATATTTCTTCAAATTTTTTCTTTCTTTGTTTTTCTTCTCTATAATATTTAAGAGCTTCATTATATATATAAGGAACAATGCCAATTCCACCATGCGACTGTGCGGGATCTTCTTTCCTCACATTATACCAGTAAAGTAAAACATTGTATATTTCTTTTGGAGAAATAGATTGTTCTTTTTGTTCTTTAAACTTTTTAATTTGAGATTGGACACGTTTATAATTATACTCTGTTCCGCATTTCTCTTTGATTAACTGATGAATTTTTTCTTCATAATCTTTTTCCTCTTGGTATTCTTTTGCACATTCTTCATGAGCGTATCTGTTACCTATTTGAACATAAGATTCTTCTTCTCTGAGAAATTCTTTGTTACAATATAAACATTTTACTTTTCTCGGCATAAACACTCCTAACATATACTTATATTATAACATTTTTTATTTCTCTTGTCAAATAAAAAAGGAGACTTTTAATAAGTCTCCTTAGTTTCAATTAAAGTCCTTTTGCAACTTCCTCTTTTAGATCAATAAGAATAAGTTCTAATTGTTCAGCCTGAGCTTCCGTACAATCAGCAACTTTCTTACCCTTGCCTAAATACTTATCTGTAATAGAAATAATCTTTGGTGCCCACTTACTCTTAAATTCATCAGGCTCAACATTGTGCTGAATTTGATGTGTTAGGTCTTTAAACTCTTCCATCATCGAAGCAAAATCTCGCTCAGGCTCTACATTATAAGCATCTGTACGCTTATCAGTAATAAACTTGCCATCATCTTCTGCCGCCTGCTTGTCAATAGCATCGCTGATAGCGTTTACAAGATTATCATAGGTAAATTCAATCTTGTCAGGGGTATACTTAAAACGACTTCCTGCAATAAATCGAGGAGTCCCCCGCATATAAAGAACAGTATGTGTACTTCCATCTTCCTCTTGGACTGGGTGCGCATAACCAATAAGGTCACTCATGCGGTCAACGATTAGACGAGGGCGATTAGCAAGAGTGGGAACAATCTGATTATATTCCTCACCGTTTTCATCTTTAAAAGTCTTATCCTGAGAATGACTAATCATTACTAAGCCATAACCCATTTGCGGGATAGACCGAAGAGCTTCATCAAACTCCTTACCTGCTTTAGCATAGCCTCCGCCATAAGGAATTTGATTAATTGTATCTACACCTTCTTGGTTACAGATATATTTCTCACAGAGATCGTAGGCAATATCTACGGTATCGACGATGAGATTGTCAAACTGTTCATGTGCTTTATTATCTTTTAGCTGTTTTAGAACTTGTTTAAATTCACTCCACTTATTAATAGGCTGAGCCATAATCCCTGGAATAGCAAGATAACCTGTCTCAAAAGCTAGAAGTAGAGCCTTTGGAAATTTTGATGCAATAGTTGTTTTACCAGTTTTCAATTATGTTATCGTAGAAGTTTTTTATCATCTACTTCTTACAGTTGATTTCCTGTAAGTTCAGCATATCTTTTCATCTGTTCTAGATGTCGCGGACTCGTGGAGATATTATTTCAATCTCTATGCGTTGCGCGTGGATTATCCTTCCGCTCTGATTCCCGTCTCAGGGTTCCAGTTTTTTCCGCGATTATCTTTCTCTAATCCCTTAGAGAAGGCCCAAAACTTTAGGCTCACCGTAAAACATAACTGTATAGCCATTGAGGTCTTTGCTAACCTCATGAGGTTGAATAGAAAAAATATCAATAGCCATTTACTATCTCCTTATATGTCTTTTTTATTAAAATATTTAAATCTAATTTGTTAAATTAGACTCCCCTTTAGAAAGGGAAGTCCGTGTCTTCATCTTCATCTTCTTCTACAATAGTTGGCTTAGTATTTTTGGCTGGAGCAGAAAAAGCATTGCTACCATTCTGACGCTCTTCCCAACGCTTCTTTACATCGGCAAGCATTTCTTCACGATCTGCAAGGGCTTTCTTAAGTTCTGCTTTAGTGATGGTTGATTCGTCATCAAAGTCCATAGGTTCTGCTGCTGCACCAATAACATTCCATGCACGGATAGTACGAGTAGTAACATTTACTGTTGGAGCGCCAAAAGCAGATTCAACTTCCGTTTCATTCTTCACAATAGTTGAAACAATTTCACCCCAAACCTTAGTAAGCAGAGGATTCTTATTAGAAATATCTTGACTCTCAAAATAGTTCATACCATCAGGATTCTCAATACTAAATGTTACAGGAAGAATATCTCCACGGAAATTAAACACATATCCACGAAGTTCATCATAGGTAGTATCATCCTGACGCTCTTTTGTAGCTACACTGGAAATAAGCATATCGCATTCAAAAGTAGCCTTACCAGGTTCATTTGTTGGGTTCATAAAATGAACAAAAGAACCACGGAATTGTTTAGGTGAAGCCAATTCTCCGTTACGACCTACAAAGTCATTAACTTCTACATCTCCATCAATGCGAACCTTAGTTGCGGAAGTTCCATTCTTTTCATAAGTATTATTTTCCTGAATGATTGTGGCTAGAGTATTATATGTTTCATTCGTATTACCATTATTATTGGTCTTTGGAACATAATTAAAGCGAACAGTAACTACATTGGTTGCTTCTTCATCTGTTGCAACATCAAGGGTACCCCAAATATAATCCATTCCCTTGCGTGAAGTACGTTCTTGTAGATTGTGACTAAAAATGTAACCTTCTGCATGACAATTATTAATAAAACGCTTCATATTTTTCTCCTATTTTTCTTTCTTATAATAACTATATTATACTATTATTTTTGTTCAGTGTCAACTATTATATCCGATATTGTTTTAATAACTTTTATATCTTCTTTTTTAGGATATTTACCACATGAAAACTTTTCTTCACACCATCCAACTTTATCACACTTGCACTTCATAACAAGATCACAAAGTTCTTTCCACTGTTCTGAATAACTAGAAAGCTCTTTCAAAAAAACTCGCATAAACTCACGATATTCCAAAAGTGCACGACTACATAAACGTTGTTCTGTCATTGTCATAAGAGTGCGAGCATTAAAATGACAGGATATAGTTGTAGACATTCCTAATGGTAACAGATTTGCTACATCTTCCTTAGCGAAACCGTTTTTTAATAAAGTCATATAAGTGGCTTTTATACAATCCATTGTATTGGTATATAATTCTTTTGCCCCTTCTTCTTTTTCAATCGATGGAGGAATATAATAATCAAAATTACCTTCATCAATATAGCGCGTACTTGCTTGTGTGCGAGTTGGGGAACCACCGATATGGGTGTAAAATTCTCTCGCCCATCGTGCGGAATATCCTGAAACAGTAAACCAAACTGTAGCGTACTCTAAAACACGATAATGACCATCTTTAATACATTGAATTCCACGCTTCTTATTCTTCTCAGGATCAGAAATGTCTGAACCATAGCAAGGACCTACCATCTTACCGATCAAAGCAAGAGGATCTTTTGGGGTATGTTCATCAATTACAATTTTTCTCAAGATTTGACTCCACTCTGACTGTTATAACCATAATCTATACTGTTATATAATTCGATATAGTATCTTTCTTTACTGTTTAACTCTTCATCTAAGCATTCTTCCAATAGTTCAAAAGTAAAACTATCAATTCCATCTCCTAGCATTGCTTGATAAAGTTTATTCCCTTGCGGCGTATCGATTCCTAAACCTTTCTTTAAGTGTTCATTAAGTCTTTTCCGCACATCTCTAGCTTGTCCAACATAGCACATTTGATTTTTAATGTTTGTAATTTTGTAAATTCCGCAAACATTTTCTGAGCCTAATATCAAAGGTAATTTTTTCTTTGCTATTGGCTGCACATAGTTTTGCCATATTAACATGCTAACGAGTCTAGGTTTAGAAATTCTAAATTGAATTGAACGTAAAAACTCTATATCTTGTTTGTCCTGGTTCGATAGAACTAAACGATATAGATCTTTTTGTTCTTGAATTGCTTGTTCTCTCTGCAATGCTTCAATGGAAGCCGCTTTTTGATTTTTTAAAGATTCAAGATTTTGTTTTAATTCGTCTATCTTTATGATATATTCTTGAGAATCTTGAGTATATTTCTCATTCAATCTATCTTTTAAGGTTTTTAACTCTATAAGGTAGGCTTTTTTCTTTTCTTTATACTCATTTTCCGCAAGTTCTTTAGCTTCGTCTATTAGCTTTCTTTTAGATTGATAATCTTCTTCTATATCAGACAGTCTTTGTTTTGCTTGTCTAGCCTCAGATTCAATTATTTTTCTCTCTTGGAGAATCTTTTCATTAGATTCTTTGGCAATTTGAATCTTAAAGTCTTTAGCTTTTTCTTCTCCAGATTTTTTACCAGATTGAAAAGCTATTATAGGAATAGCGATAAGAGCAATAATAAGTAGAATTAAAATAATTTCCATAAAAAATTAGGAGGTAGTCTTTATCTTTAACTACCTCCTCTCCTTTTATATCCGTTAAAATTACTCTTCTTCAGGCTTTTCCTCGTGAGGATCTACATTCATTCCCTTTTCTGTAAGAACAACAACCTTCTTAGGATAACCTTCCTTTTCCTCTCGACGAATTAATTCCTTACTCTGAAGACCATTTAAAACGCCTGTAATAGATTTTGTTTCAATACCAGTTGCCTTAGCAATATCGTTTGCCATTAAGTCAGTTCCATTATTTGCCTGCATAAAAGAAAGAACTGCCTGTGCTTTTTCTGAATAAACATACTGTGCCATTCTTAAACTCCTTTTTTCTCTTACAATTTTTATTTACTTCTTCAATTATCAAACAAGTTTAGAAAATACTTTCTCAACTTTCTTTATTTATTATATCATTATTTTTATTTTTTGTCAAAGAATTTCTTCCATTCCTCTAAATATTTTTTTCTGATATGTCTAGCTTCTGGTAGGCTAGGATCATTAATTTCTAAAGCTACTCTCTCTTCTACCCATTCAGAATATGTTTGTGTAAATCCTTCTGGTCTTTTATAGTAATGAGGACAATTGCATTTCTGTGTCGCTGTCGTTGTACATATAATAAATAAGCAATGTCCTACGGTTGTTCGTTTTCCACTAGCTCCAATAGTTCCTTCAAAATGTATACAATCTCCGCATACTTTATCGCTCCAGAGATCGCAGTGCGGAAAATGACACATAGAGGAGATTGGAACAGGACATTCTTTATATCTTTTTCTATCTCTATTATAGATTGGGCAAGCACTCAAATTATTAGGCATATTGACTCCTGAAGTATTTATTAATCCCAGTTTATTTCTAAGCTGTATTTCGTTACACTAATATTTTCTTTATTGGGCCAAAGAGTTGCACAATGACACTCGTACCCCAAATTTTCAAGAAAACATAGAAGAAAATGTATTTGGTGTTTATTAAATTTTTCTACTTCACAAGAGTATTCACCATTAGAAATAGACTTCTGAATAGCAGAATCTACGTAATCAATTATTTTCTTATAAAGAAGAAGATTATTATTGTTTGTTTTTGTTTGTGCTTCTCTTGCTGTTAACATTAAAACACATCCTTAATCCTACATTCTTTTGGATCTTTGTCATATCTCATGCTAACAAATACTGGATGTCTAATACTTAACTCTTGCGGATCGACAGACATAGCGCTTATACTACACACTTTTCCTAAATAATTATCAGGATTTTTTGCAATATCTTCCCGCATTTGATCAGTTAATCCTGATGCTACTTTTGCTACTGGCACTAAATTATCATCGTTATCATAGGTGCTTAGTTCAAAAGCATTTTTCCATCCAAGATAATAAGCTTTAGTAACTGGGATATAAATATGAGGATTTTGTTTATATTGGTAATAAGCTCCATATTCTCCAAGAGCATCATCCTTATCCCACTTAGAATAAGAAGGCTTTTCGCCAGAAGTAGATTCTATACGTTCTACCCAATAAGGCCAATGCTCAATGTCCTTTCCAGTATATTTTATTTCAGGTTCCAAAAGATCGGTAATGACAAGATCAATAGTATCAATAGATTCTTTAATTTTAAACATAATATTTGGTCTACGCTTGCCTGGAAGATACAATCCTGACTCCGTGCGAAAAACCATTCCTTCTTCTCCATCAAGAAGCTCTTGCTCTATAATTTTTGCTAGGTTACAATATGCACTATCCCAGATACCTGCAACTTCTACTTCTGGAATATGCTCTGCTTGAATATCAATATACATACAAAGATCGCTGTAGCGTTTAGAATATGGTGCTTGATTAACCACATAATCATAACCGTTATACTTAAGCAAATCATGAATATAGTAATGTAAGTTACCATAACTTCCAGCTTGACGCTCAATGGCCTTATCAGATAAACAGCCTAAGATTTTAGTAACGTCCTTAGAAGTACCTCCAGGATAATATACTTCTCCAATTAGACAAGTTCCATTGGGCAAATTTTTCATTGCCCAATTTTTAAGGTGCGGAACATTGTCAATCTTTTCAGAATAAAATCCTGTCGTTTTACTTACACTACGACTAAACATATATACTTGATTATTTTCTTTAATAATAGTTTCCCAATAACCATCTTTTTTAATGGTTCCAAGAATCTTTTCATTGTTTAGCATCTCTAAATAGTTACTAGGAGCTTTAGCAACTTTCATAGGTTCATATACTTGAAAGGAATATGGATTATTCATTAAGTACTCCTAGTTCCCACGCATACTTACGACAAAGTTCAACTGTTTGCATAAAGGTACAATACTTACAATCATTAATTTGCCAGTCTCCGTTATATGCCTGTTTGCATTTATCACAGACTTCTTTCATATCAGATTCTAAAGGATACCTATATCCCACTGCTAGACCGCTAATCATACTTTTTACCCTTACCTCCACGACCTTGTGCCGCAATAGTTATTTTTTTATCTTCTATTTTAACTTCTTTATCTATTTTATCACAGATAACGCAAGTTGTCAAGTAATCTTCTTCAGATAGCTTAATACCTTTGACTCCTGCAGAATTTCTTCCAGTTGCTCGAACATCATCGGCCGCAAACCTAATATAGTATCCGTTCTTAGAGCCTAAAACAATGTCATTTCCATTTGTCTCTTGGATAGAAACAACTTCACTATCTTTTACCTTAGTGGCTACCATCCCAGATAGATTTCTAGTCTTACCAAGATATTCCATTTTTTCAATCTTTTTGACAGATCCATCTTTTAAAGCAAATAAAAGGTAAGGCCTATCTTGATTAATTGTATCAGAAAATACATTTAGAATTTTTTCATTAGGATCAAGTTTTAAAATAGATCCGATAGCAGTGCCTTTATCTTTTATACCGCAAGTTTTAATGTCCTTTGGTGAAATTCTGTAAAATTTTCCAAAGTTTGAAAATAACAAAATAAGATCTGCTGTAGTGGTTTTGAAACTTGCCAAATTAGTTTTTCGATAATTGGTGATGGGGATACGCTGTAAATATCCAATAGGATTGTAAGTAATAACACAATCTTCCACAGGTTCTGGCTGTTTTGCTCCTGATCCATTTTTTACTTTCTTTTGGATTTCTTTTTGGGTAACTTGTGTGCGACGAGAATCTCCAAATTTTTCTGCCACTTCTTTGAAGCGTTTGATCATTTCTTGTTTTAATAATTCTTTAGATTTTAGAATTTTCTCAATTCGTTCTATCTTTTCTGTTAAATTTTTTCGTTCTTCTAAATATTTTTGCTCTTCAAGTTGAGCTAAACGAGACAATTTAATATCGAGAATAGCTTTTGCTTGTTTCTCGTCTATAGATAAAAGTTCTTGGAGAACTTGATTAGCTTCTTGAGTAGACTTTGATTTTCTAATTAAGTCAACTACTTTATCAATATTTTTAATTGCTTTGATAATACCTTCTGTAATTTTTAACTTGTGCCGCAATTGTTCAAGTTCATATTGATAAGAATTAATATAAACCTTTTCTTCATGATTTAAATGTTCTTGTAGTAATTCTTTCCACCCAAATACTTTTGGAAAACGACCATTTTCTAACATCGTCATATTGATACTATAAGATTTTTGCAATGAAGTATTGCTGTATAGAAAATCAATTATTTCTTTAATATCAGAATTCTTTTTTAAATAAATCTTAATACAAGCCTGTTCGCCAGTCAAGTCATTAAATCTAGTGATAGATTGAGGAAGTTTGTCTTCATCAGCAAGCTTTTGAATTTCTTTACAAATAGTATTGGCATACACTCCAAAAGGTAATTCTGTAACTACAAGAGCATCTTTCTCTTGTTCAATTTTAGCTTGAATAATACAAGCTTTACCCTTTCCATGCTCAATACTTTTCTTCACTTCACTAGCATTAATAATTATTCCGCCAGTAGCAAAGTCTGGGGCACAATAAATTTCTTGAAAATCAATATTTGGATTTTCCAAAAGCTTAATTAGAGCTTGATTAACTTCTTTTAGATTAAACTGTGGAATACTTGCGGCAGTTCCTACTGCAATACCACTTGATCCATTAACAATATTATAAAAGCCTTTACTCGCCAATACTCTTGGATACTGTTCTGTATCGTCATAGTTATCTGCCCATTCCTCAATTGTATGAATATTAGTGTCTTCTAAAAGATATTCTGCAAGTTCTGACAGACGAGAAGCTGTATATCGAGGAGCTGCCCAGTTTTCACTTTCTGTAAGGTTTCCGTAAGAGCCTTCTATCTCAATAAGAGGATACCTCATACTAAAAGGTTGTCCACTACGCATGATAATTCCTTCACAACTTGCGTCGCCATGAATATACATACGCATAGCACTGCCGATTGCCTTCAAAGTTTTCTTGAATGGTTTGTCGTGAGTAAATTTATCAGTATACAGACAATAATAAATTTGACGAGCAGAAGGTTTTACAAAATCTCTTGCGTCTACTAAAGCTCTTGACTGAATAACAGCCCCAGCATATTGAGTGAAAGAATCAGAAATTACTTCTTCTAACTGTACGTTTGTCATTTATTCCCTCACTTCACTAAAATCAATTTTATTAAAAATGAAATTACGCCTGCTATCAACAGAATTTCCCATCAATTCTTCTAAAAGCAAGATTGCGTTATATGATGGTTCTAAAACTTCCAGTCGTTGATTAACTCCAAACATCGAATCTCGTGCCTGTTGAGCCGTCAAACTGCCGAGTCCTTTGTTGCGCTGAAGTTCGCACTTTCCTAAAGAGGATCTTGCCCTATCTAAATCTTGGTCTGTAAAATAATAATCTTCATGATCTTTATATTTTGCAATATATAAAGGAGAACGAAGCCAGCATAATCTTTTTTCAGCAATAAATTCTGGACAAAAATGCTGCAAAGCTGTCATAATAAGGAGTCCAATATGGAAACCGTCGCTGTCGCTATCGCTACAAATTGCCACTTTGCCATATCTTAATTGTGAAGCGTCATATCCTTCATCAGTGATATTTAAAGCTTTAAGAAGAAGCTGAATTTCCTCATTATTATAAAGCTTTTTATCATCATTGGTAAAAGAGTTAATTAATTTGCCACGAAGCATTAAAATACCATATTTTTGAGGATCTCTAGCGACAGCAATCGTCGAACCTGCTGATAATCCTTCCACAACTAGGAGGGTAGAATTTTGTCCTAAATGTTCTGCGTCTTTAAGCTTATCAGGGTTCATAATTTTAGCTCGTGCTTTTTTATTCTGTTTATTTTTTACAGCTTCACGAGCTTTCTTAGCAGCTTCCGCAGCACGTTTAGCGATTAAAGCTTTTTCGATAATTTTAGTTGCATCTTCTGGGTTGTTATCTAACCAAATTTCAAGTTCTTTTCCTAGAGAATCAGAGATAAAACTGTTATCTTCTGTGCTAGTTACTCTAACTTTTGTTTGACTATCATATCTAATATTTGGAGAAGCTAAATTAAAAATAACTACCATGCCCTCTTGAATATCAGAACCAGAAAGATTACCGTTTTTAATCAAACTATTCTCTTTAGCCCACTTATTAAACACACGAGTAATGCAAGATTTTACTGCTGTTAAGGGTGTTCCTGCTTCTACAATACTGTAATTGCAGAAGCAATCAAATGAACTTTTAGAGCTAGAAGTTGCTGTCATGATGAAATCGAGATACTGTCTTCCCTGCTCTTCCTTGAAGCTAAAAGAACTATTCAATAAAATAATATCATCTTTCGTTTTTTCTTCTAGTAAATCGATAAGACCATTTGGATGATAATATTCCTTATTCTCAAAATGAATCTTTAGACCAGAGCAAACACAAGACATATCAAAAAATTCTTGTCGCATAGCTTTTAGATCAGGTTTTGCATCACGAAAGAACTCTTCGCTTGGATTAAACCTAACTTCAACTCCATGCTCGTCTTTTCCGCATTTTCCACTTTCTCTTTTGGAAAAAACTCCTTCTTTGAAATAGACTGTCTCGAACTCTCCATTTCGTTTGGTCGTAGCAACTAGCCAATGACTTAAAAAATTGGTCAAAGATGCGCCAATTCCAAAAGCACCAGTGGAAGTCTTATAGACTGCTGTGTCTGATTTGTCATACTTACCGCTTGTATTAATATCACCATAGACCATTTCTAGAATTGTGCGGCCATCCTCTTTTTCAACGTTTGGAATGATGCCTTGACCATTATCTTGGATGGTTACAATATTTTCTTTTTCATTATATGCTACCCAGATTTCTGAACAATTACCTGCAAGAAATTCATCATAACAATTAGTAACAATCTCTCGAACTAATTGAGTAGAATTTTCATTAGAACCTAAGTAAGTGTCACTTCTTAAACGTGTAAAACTTAGAGGATCTAATTTTTGAATAGAATCTTCTTTATATTCCCCCACAATCCTCCAATCTTCTAATCTTTTTTATCTATAAATATATTATATCAAATTCATTGCATTTTGTCAAACAAAATAAAACCCACCTAAAAAGGCAGGTTTTTTAATTTTATTCTTCATTTTTAGAGAGATGTTTTTCTACGAAATCTTTTCGATCCTTCTGAACTTTCTCTACAAATTCTAAATATTTAGATTCCATACGTTTAAGTGTCTTTTTATCCTCGTAGATTTGACCTTTAATACTTTTAGCAAAGTCAGTAATAAGCTTAATTTGTTCTCCAGTAGGATCTGTTTCTAACAAAAGATTGTATGCTTGCTCAATTCCAGTGATTCGTTGATTCATCATCTTAATTTTTTCACGCAAAGCTTTTAGATCGCACTGATATTCTGCAAACCTATATCCGTCCCATTCTGAGAATTCATCTTCTTCAGCGCATCGTACTGTTGAAGAAAAAGTTCCATACTTTGTATGCTTTGTGACAGAGCACTGCTTAGTGCGTTCATCGACGCTTGAAGCCGTGACATACCCCTTCATAGTGAAACCTCTACTGCTTTTGCATTATAATCTCCGCTCTTAACTACAGAAACTCCCATTGCCATTTCAGGATGAAAGCTATAATTCTTCTCCATCGCTTTCTTGGCAGCTTCTTCTGGTGTCTTTCCTGTATAATGACCGTATACACGATCTTCAGAAAATACTTTCCATTTCCTAGACATAATCCTCCAATCTAGCTGGCTTATTGTATAGCATAGTATATCTATCTTCAATAGTTCTATCATCATGATAATGACCAAAAAACCAATGCTTATAATCGCATCCCGAATCTAAGTCTATGTTATCTAGAAAAATTTCCATATTATTATCTACTGTATTTTGATCAATAAAAGGAAGAAATAAATCCTTTTTAAAATTATCAATAATTGACATAGGGCAAGTATGAGAAAAAATAAAATCAAGTTTTTTGTTTTTTATTGCTTTAAACAACTTTGTCATTTCAGAATAAGTAAGCTGTTCTTCGTAACAATAAGGAAGTGCATTTGTAAGTCTAAAATGCTTATCTACAGAATAAGCTCCTGGAATGAAAGCACAGCTATATCCTTCTATAGAATATAAACCTCCAACATCATCAATATAATGAATATTTGGGTATTTATCTTCTACTAAAGTAATTTCACCAAAACAATTGCTGAAAGACCAGCCTTCTGCCGCAATCCAGCGAGTCTCTCCATCAATCACTTCTTTACTTACTACATCTTTCCAATAACGATCATCATGATTTCCTCTCATGATTATCCAAGTGCAAGGTAGTTCTGAAAAGAATTCTTTAAGTCGCAAATTCCATTTTCCGCCATATTTTAATCCAACATCGCCTAATGTAACAATAATATCTTCTTTATTTATTTTTTTGTTTTTTGACATATTTTTTATTTTAGGTAAAACAATATAAGAAAAAGGTTTGAAATTACCATGTATATCGCCTACAACGTAAATCATCTAAGCTCCTTTTTAACAGATCTCTCTATTAAGTTATATAATATATTATCATAAATATCTTTAGTTTGCAAGTTATTTTCGTCTTTATGATACTTGTTAAAGCTTTCTTCTAATTGAGAGATCTTTTTAACACAGTTGTCCATCATAATCTGAGCTTGCTCTAAAGAAATATCCTCGTCTCCGCGTTTAATTTTTAAAAGCAACTCTGAATTAAAAGGTTTCAAACAATCTTTGTAAGAATATCCTGCAACATATTTATTCGCAAAATCTTCTAAACGAATAGCGTGACTTAACTGCTTAGGGTCATATCCATACTTTTTAATTAAATCAAGTTTACTAGGATATGGATGTGTTAGAGCATGTTGTTTTTCAAAAGCCATTCCTTTAATACATTTCATAGTACGATAAGGATTCATACGAGCAAATTCTTCTGCATGTAGTCGCATTTCTAACCACAGATCTTCATAGTAAGAGTTTGCAATCCAATAGTCAGTAAAGAAAATTTCAACAAAATTAATATTTTGTTTGCGGGCTATCACCATGTAGCTGCGCACGTCTTTAAGATCCGTATGTTCGTTATTATCAGACATTTCATGCGTATGACTAATAGATTTCTTGTTGAATACAATATCCTTAAAAGAGGGAAGGGTCAACATTTTAGAGTCAATATCTGAATTTTCATCAAATAATCCAGGATAATTCATAGAGCCTTGAGCCGCAATCACAAACCAATCTTTGTTATAAATATTTAAAGCTTCATTTTTATGCTCTTGGAGACGATTCATAATTCTTTTATCTACATTATTACTCATAATCTTTTTGCCAATCTTTGTTCTTGCGATCATACTTTTTCTTATTTTTAAATGTACCATACCCACAGATGAACCCATTAAATTTAGGTTTTTGCATCTCAAATAATTGTTCTTTAGTAATTATGTATTTCTTTTTAGCTTTCATTTCTATATCCTTTCTCTTTATATTAATTTTAACAGAGAAAGAAACTTTTGTCAAGTTGGATTCAAAATTTGCTACGCGCGTGAAAAGGCTCCGCCGAAATCGTAATCGCGGTTCAACGGTCACAGCGTTTATAAGATATAAAAAAAAGGAGCGGCTAAGCGCTCCTAAGATCTACTTATTGGTATTTACAATAGGTTGAGAATTTTCAGGGACTACAACTAATGAACCATTTGCTCCAATTTCTTTCAAAGCATCAATATACTTCTGTTGAAGAACATCATCTGAAAGTGATTCATTTAAAATTCGGTTAGCTTCAGCATCAGCATTTGCTTGAATAACTTTCGTTTCACTCTCTACCTTGACACGCTCCTGATCGTTTAATGCTGTCTGTTTTGCAATCTCTGCCTGTTGAGCTTCGGCATACTTATTCACAATATCTTCTGAATAACGAACCTCTTGAATACTTACTTGCTCAACATTCAAACCATAAGCTGCCCACTTCTCAGTTAAACGATCCTGAATAGCTTGAGTCAACTCTCCACGATTTGTAAGAATCGTAATAGTATCAAACTGACCAGCTACTTCTCGTGGAACAGATCGCATATCGACTGCAGCGATGGAACGGACAAAGTTTTCTTGAGTGCCATAGTCCTGATAAATTTGAATTGCATTATCAGGATTCAAAGAATAATTTACCTGAATATCAATATTTGCACTAGCTCCTCCAGAATCATTGATCGTTACTTGCGGACCATTCGCTGAACCCCCATCAAACGATTCTTCCCCATCAGCTACAAATGAAATAACATTGTTACGAATGTCATAAGTAATTACATCTTGCCAAGGAGCTTTTAGATGAAGACCTGTTTCTGTCGAAGAACCAGCAATATTACCACCAAAATCACGAAGAACCTTTACATCTCCAGCATCTTGGGTATAAAAGCATTGAGTGATAACTACAACAAGACCTAAAACTACTAGCACAAGCGAAACAATTTTAAGACATCCAGTATTATATCTAGTATACGTATCATCTTCATCAATATAATTCTTATTAATTTTATATAGAACTAAAGCGATAGCTCCAATAAGAATAAGAATAATTCCTGTAATAAAAAAGACCAACTACTCCTCCTTACCCTTTTGCCGCAAACGTTCTTTTTCTTTTTCCTTCTTTTTCTTTTGGATAGAACTCTGCTTGTCCTGCTTTACAGTCTTTGTTTTATGGGTTAATTTTTCAAAAGAAGGAGATTCATCATCCATCCAATCTTCAAATTCATCCTCCCAATAACGGGGATCAATTTTCATTTTTGACCTCTCTATTGTTACGCCTTTCTCAGACATCTTTTCCTACGCATAGTACTAAGAACCACTCCCGAAGGAGCCGAGCTTTCACTGTCTTTCACAGAGGGCTATAAACGTTTCTGGCAGCCCATGAGGGATTTGAACCCCCAGCCTAATCTTTAGAAGAGATTTGCTCTATCCGTTGAGCTAATGGGCCTTTTATATTAACTTCCACTCTTCATCAGAAAAATTTAAAATTTCTTTTTTTGTTTTTGGAAGATTATAACGCACCATTTTCTGATAGCGTTGTCTGACACCTCAAACCTTTTTCCTATAGATAAAAAAGATTCTGTTCTAATCATTTCCTTTAATTCTTCTCGTGTAATATTATTTTTTTCTAATTTGCTAATACTCCTATTTCTATTATAGCTATTAGCACATTTTTTCCACTTAGTCTCGCTTATTAGAAAAAATAAAATAGGAATTGTCACAGCGAGGACACCACATGGCATTTATCCAATCTTCATTCACCATTACTTCTCCACATTTATTACATGTAAAGCGCTTTTCACGATGCTTGTGCGGCTTCTTTTCTTCTGCAAGACCAGCATTAACTAAAGCACGTGCCATTTGATTACCCATTTTAAATATATCCTTTCCTTTCAACTGATATATTTATTATATACTATTTATTTTACTTTGTCAAATATATTTTTATTCTTCGATTGCCTTATAGGTAACTTCAATATGATCATAACCCTTTTGATTTAACATCATTCCAAATTTAACCCAATCAATAATTTCTTCTGCTGATACAAGCTCTCTTTGAATAGTTGCATCTTCAGGACAATCCCACAAGTTCCAAACATCATACTTCTCTGTAAAAGTCTTCAAATTCTAGTGTCTGAGAATATACTCCGTCATATCTATCGGTTCTCTCTTCAATAAAAGCTTCAAGTTTCATTGTTAATCTTTTTCTTCTATCCAATGTACAATAAATTTACGTCCAATAGACTGGGCATACTTTAAAGTATAGTCAGTTCCTTTGCTCTTTAAATCCCAAAATGCAAAAACTATATCGCAAGCATTCACCATTTGTTCGTCTCTAATCAGAGGAGCTTTCTTTCCAAAAGTCTTGTAGTTTGGATTATATTCTATATACTCAATATTATTTTGTTTAGCCCACTCTTTTGCGATAGAGTCTACTCCTATTGCTCCACCAGAAATAACAGCACCAACAGAAGATGGTCTAATATATCTTGAAATATTTAATTCTGTTATACCCCTACTCCCGCAAATAAGAATTGTCGGTTTGCTTGTTATGAATGGCATCATTTACTCCAATAGTTGAGATACACAATAAACAAGAAATAAAAAAATGATAATAACACACAAAATGCTTGCGGCCATTGGTAAAACAAAAGCAATAACAAAAGCTAAAAATCCCGCAATTACAACAGCTAAAAATGAAAATAAGAATGCTTTAATCAATTTCATAATACTCATAGATTATTCCAATTCTTCTAGACAGTATCCAATAGAGCTAGTATAATAAATCTTTTTAATTCCTTTTTCTTTTAACGCAGCAAAGCATGCTCCGCAAGGTCTAGCATTTCCATATCCTTGTTTGCGGCCAGAGCATATGCGATATACATAGACAGAAACTTTTTTCCAATCTATCTCTTGGGCGACGGGATATGGGATCTTTGAAAGAGCGGCTATCTCCGCATGTATTTTATCTTCAATAAACTTATTTGTTGTTGAATTAAAATTTCTATATTTTCTATTAAATTTCTTTTGAGTTGGATGAGTTTTTTCTCCGTTGGACGCACTTGCTATAATATGTTTTTTATAGACAATGACACAGCCAACGTGAAATTTTGAAAAATCAGAGGTTTGAGCTACCTTACGAGCTATATCAAACATTTTATAATCAAACTTACTTAAACAACTCATTTCTAAATTATTTTCCTTTATAGTTTATAGCTTTTCTGTAAGCTTTAGTTGCAGATATATCAATTACTTTATTTTCATCTACAATTAAGCTATCAGTTTCACGACTAATAACTTGATACATATTTGCCCAAGGCTCTTCTAAAAAACGAGTACTAAACTTTGGTAACTTAGAAAATGCCGCAGCAATTTGCTTATCTGAAATTGGTTTATAACCTACATCATTAATAGAACAACAAATATGATTTGGGCTATTAAGCTTCAGTCCATGAAGATGTCCATGAACATTTAATTGACTAGGCCAAACATTTACAGGATGATGGCTTATAACTAATTTATTAGAGAGATAAACCGGATACGGATAAACAATATCAAAAATCGTTCTTAAATATTCAATGTCCTCATGTCGATCATGATTTCCCATTACAAGAATGCTACGTCCATCTTTTTTATTAATAAGACTATTAATAAAACTCATATAAACTGGATTACCAATATCTCCAAGATGATAGACTTCATCCCCAGGCTTTATCTTTTTTACAAGATTATAAAACATTTTATCTATAGCAGCATTGTGTTCTTCTTTATTTGAAAATTGGTTCCTCTCCCAGTTCAGTATATTGTCACTTTGATAATCTCCACCGATATAATGTGTATCACTAATGAAATAACGCAATTTAATTACCTCTTACAAAACCAATACCAACATAAAAATCCTGCTAAAATAATATAAGTGATAAAAACAAAATCTTCTAACATTCCCATTTTACTTACTCCGATACCACTTAAACCACATTTTATATAACTCTTCTTTTTCTTCTGGCGTATTCAATAATCTATGTTCTTCATAGAAATCTTCCCATTTAGGACCTATCTCTTTATAGTCAGCAATATCATAGCTATCGTTTAGTTTTTTATACGCTCCTCCATCAGGAATATCGTCTAGTTTCTTAGCCCTGCGAATCCTGCGATTGAAGATCTTTTTAAAACTCTTATCTCCGCAAATCTGAAAACCTGGATGCTTTTTAAAACTTCTACTCATTCTCAGACTCCTTCTCCCGCAAGACAGTAGTTTTATCTTCTTCTTTTGGATAGTAGTATATTGATGTATACAATGGATAAGTATAATTTGTTCTTGAATATTTTGAAGCTATGTTACTAGTATCACGTTGCTTATTTTTATACCTTTGTTGAATTTCATATTCCTTAGTTTCAAAATACCTATCAACAATAAATATTACTGATATAGCAATTAAAATCATAATCCAAAATGTACATAAAGCAATCATTTCCATTGTCGTTTTAATCCTTTCTCTTTATAATATAATTATACCATAAAAAGAAAAAAGCGTCAATGAATTTTTTAATTATTCATTAACGCTTGAAATTATCTGGCGGTTGCGGGGAGACTCGAACTCCCACACGACTCAACGCCGTGGATGCCTTAGCAGGGCATTGCGCTACCATTACGCCACGCAACCATAAATATATCCAGTAGGAAGTACAGGATTCGAACCTGTATCGCGCACTAATCTGGTGCCATTGCTGGGTATAAACCAGGTGTTTTACCATTAAACTAACTTCCCAATGGATATATTCTTTCAAATATATCCTAAATCATGTTAACAATATCATCCAATAGTACAGGATAGAAATTATTAGTATCAACACCTACATGGTATGTGCGGGAAACTATCTCAGATGGTGCATCACTATGGATATGTCCATATAAATAGACTGCTTCATCATAATGCTCTTTAAAAATATCTGTAGCAATTTCCCAACCATCAGTTTCAAGATGTTTTCCCTTCTCGTCACCTTCTAATGGGAAATGATTCATACAGAATAAAATCCCTTTATAATAAAAGATATTGTGATCCCCAAGCACATGGACATTTCCCGCATCTTCATAATACTCTATTTTCTTTTGGGTGTCATGATTTCCTAGAATAAGGTAGATAGTTCCATTTAATTTATCTAAAATATTAGGAACATTCTCAGCAGCTCCCATGATAAAATCTCCAAGAACAAAAACTACATCTTCTGGATTCACAACTGAGTTCCAATTATTAATAAGAGTATTGTCGTGCTCTGTAAGGCTAGAGAAAGAATATCGTTCTCTTTCTAGCAAAAGAATATTTTTATGCTGCAAATGCAAATCAGATGTTACAAAAAATTTTCCCACTTCTTTTCCTCTCTCTTATATATTTATTATATCATATCAAGAAAAAGAAGTCAAGAAAATTTTCTAGATATGACAGTCTACTGCGGTAATTTCATATTCACCATTGGAATAGGGAAGAATAAATCGCTCAGTAAAATGATCTACCCAATCAAGCATATCATCGCCAGTTTCGTCAGAGCATCCCCACCAGCCCATTTCACCGACTTCGTGCCACTCACCATCAGGAGTAACGATTGCCCGCATCCATGGAGTAGCCTTAAAACGAGCATAAGTTTCTGCATTCTTATAAAAATTTTTTAGATACGCAGGGTCATAAAGCGCAAAATCAAAGTTTTCATCGATAGAAAATTCTTTGCCGCCTTCCCACTCTTTCCATTCTTTATATCGAGCATTGTAGACTTCAAGATCAATAGAGGTATCATAATCTTTTACATTAATACTGTTCTCTCCGTTGAAGAATCCGTCCCAACGACCACCAATTACAAACCAATCCCACTTAGCATTTGGGTTTTGCCAATAACCATATTTATCTTCAGCAGGGTCTTTTTCGTACCCACAAAAATTTTCAATGTAATCCTCAACAGTTGGATACATAACCTTTACTGGCATCTTTATTTTTACCCAACCTTCAGGAACTTCATCTCCCGCATCAGTCTTAGGAACTTCTTTATTCCAACAAAATACAATTTTATTATCAGGAGAACGTAACATATCTATAGTGTCAGTTTCATAGTTTAAACGACACTCTTCTTCAACATTGTAAAACTCCATATACTGCATCGATGGCTGACTACAACAGTTTTCCATATAAGGTTCAAGAAGTTCTTCTACAGTTTGATCAGTTTTCAAATCACGAATTACTCCAACACTAAAATGACTCATTTTATCTCCAAACGTATCCTTGTTTTGAAACCATATGAACTTTAGAATTTTTTGGCAATTCTTCTTTAAAGACTTCTTGGTATAGTTGCGGCAAGTCTTTTTCAGCTTTCCGCATCTTGTCTAGAAATTCATCGTCTTCTCTATCCAATAAAGTTCCTAAAAAGAAATCTCCATTTTCTAGTTCAATTAATATATTATTTTTAAAAAATTTTTCTTTCAGTACTTCTCTTCGATATGGTGATTGTTTCAAGCCTGTATCTTTTAAAATAATTCCTAGTCCTAAGAAATGATTGAACTCCTCAGACATTATACTCCTAACAGTCAAACCAAAGAATTACACGATTTTCTCCAAACCTTTCATAAGGATATATCCATTGTGCGCTAAGACAATAGATAATATTTTCTAAGAATTTAGTTTCTTCAAAAATATTTACTTTAGGACAATCTTCTAAAGTTTCTCCCTTCTCTTCGTCTGGCTCCCAATCATCATCATAAATGTTTACTCGATCAGTTTCATTAATCAACATCAGTTCATAAAGATCATAACAGGCAGCTCCATAGCAATAGTCTTTCATTTCCTCATATCTCTTTTTAACTTGAGGAGAAATATCGTCAGGTAGTTCTCTACTGTCATGAACAATACAACGTTCATAACCATAGCCCCACGAATCTCCTTGAGAAAGTATCATAAATAAGCTAGAGTTTCTACCCTCCCAAGGCTGTACCATTTCAAAATTTCCAGTCTGATGATCTTTACGATATAAGTTTACGCAATTCCATTCACCAGTGTTTTCATCTTTGTGTTCAACAAAAAGTGTAATATCTACTCCCATTATCTTTCCTTTCTCTCTATATTTATATTATATCATACAAAAAGAAAGATGTCAAAATAATTTTTTAAAATGCCTGATAGAAGAATCGACAATTCCAGTCCATTTCTCCCGCACTCATTTTTCCAGTGGCAAAATTTACATCTGTATATTCATAAATTCTATCAATTATCTGGATTGTATACTTAACATAATCTAGTTCTTTTGGGATATATCCAAGAGCTTTCTCATAAGCTTTAATTTGAGCTTTACAAAAGTCTATAAGTTCTGAAAAATCAGACTCTTCAATCTCAACAATCCGTGGACAAGGATCATCTCCATCACAAATATACTCTGTAATCCATTCATGAATTAAATCATGATCCTCCCAAGTTGCAATAATTCCATCTTCTTTATAATCCTCTTGGAACTCATTCCAATAGTCATTGTATCTATGCCAATAAAACATATTCCTAGAAAGATAAGGTGAATTGCTAATTAACATTCCTCTAATTTTAGTCATTCTTTTTCCTTAGAAACGAACTGGAGCACATACTCCACAAATATTGAAATTAGTTTTATACTCACAGTAAATAACAGGAAGTCCATATTTCCCATTACTATGTTTCTTGCAACAAGGAACGATTTTTGTATCACAAACAAAAGCGTTAGCTATGTCGGAAATATTCTTTAAATTCTCACGACTGATTCCATGCTTGCTAAAATAGAAATTAATTTCATCCTTGTTAGATTGTCCCGCCATAGATTTAGCTTCATTAAGTAACTTCTTTAATTGCGGCTTATTAGACATTCCTGCTTTTCCCCATCTTCCAATTTTCTCTCCATTGAGGTAAATTCCAGAAGTCTCAATAATGATTTTATCTTTTGCAAGAATCTTATGCTTATCAAATCGTAGCACTAACATATCATCTTTTTCAGCGAAATCAAAAGATTCTGTACCAAAAGCCATCTCTACAGCAATTAAAGAATAACCATTAGAAAAAAATAAAAGATTATCTTCTAAAATAGGATATGTAAAAATACCAGTTGCTTTTTTAGTATACTGCATTAGTGCATTAAATTGTTTACCTGAAAGTTCCATATAATTCCTTTCTCTTTATATAAATATTATAACATAAAAAGAAAAAGCCGTCAAGGACTTTCATCCTCAACGGCTTATGATTAAATTGGGAATCCCCAACGAACTTCCTCTATTTGACCATACGTTGCTATCCATTCATCTAATGGTGTTTGTTGAATTGGACCAATATTGTGCCACAACATTCCATCAATGTATATGCCAATATGTCCATATTCATAACTTCTTGCACTACCATTCCAAGAAGGAACAGCAACTAACATTCCATTTTTTAATTCGCTACGATCCGCACTATCGCAATAGTTATAATACATATCATCTGCGTTACCACCTATATAGCCATATCCCGCATTCTGATAAACCATGCTCACCCATTTTGCGCAATATCCTGCACCAGGACTGCCAGTAGATGAAATAACTGATGATATATTGCTATCTATCTCTTGGAGTCTAGCTTCTTCCGCAGCTTGTCTTTGCTCTAAAGCTATTCTTTCTTCTTCTAAGATTTTCTTTGTATTACAGCTAGAAGCAATCTCATCTAATTCTTGACTGGCTTCTTCTGTTTCTACATAGTTCTCTTGGAGATAGACTTCTTGCTCTTCTGTCAAATATGGTCTTAATTCTTCTGGGAAAGTTTCATAAAAGCTTTCTATTTCTAATGGTTCTGCAACTTCAACTGGGATACTTGGAGTACCAGACAATAAACAACAAGTTAAAACTAGTGCTTGAAGAGTTGCCATACAACCACCTCCTTCTGATCTATTATCAGAAGAGCAAAAAATAAAAGCCAGGATTTCTCCTGGCTAAAAGACGGAAAATCTATAAAGAGTTTGAGGCAAGTTAAACTTTATAAAAGACATAAAATGAAGTAACTCTTTATCTATCACGTCTATGATTTTTTAGTGCGGCACGCCCTGGTTTTTAACGAGGTTTTATCAAGTGCCGCTTTGCCATCCTAGTTAGATTTATATGTTGTACAACGATCTAACAGTATATAATCAAAAGATATTTTTATCTTTGATTTATTGTTTAGTATTTTAATTTATATCCATAAATGGTTTTTCTTTTTCCATTACAGACTTCAAGACATATAACTTCTTATATAACTAAAAAAGAATGGACGCGGAGGTAGGATTTGCACCGTTTGAGACGACCTCTGGCATATGAAACCAGCGTGCTACTACTACACCACTCCGCAATATTGGTACGCCGCCTGAGATTTGAACCCAGAACCTGATGATTAAGAGTCACCTACTCTAGCCAATTGAGTTAACGGCGTATTTGGTTCTCCCATCCAGAGTTGAACTGGAATCTTAGGATTAAAAGTCCTCTAGTCTACCATTGACTTATGGGAGAATGGCTCCTCGGATAGGACTCGAACCTATAACCCTTCGGTTAACAGCCGAATGCTAACTGCCAATTGAGCTACCGAGGAATATGTAAGAATTGTTTAAAGACTATTTCTTATCGTCTATATCTATATTATAAAACTTATTTTTAATTTTGTAAAGAAGAATTTTTCAATAGCTGCTCCACTTCAGATTGAATTGACTTGGGAACTTCTTCCAAAGTAATTTCTCCACGTTCAATTCTCCGCAAGTAAGCATTTAAAATAGCATTAATCATTAGGCTTCACCACCTACGATTAATTCATATAATTCACAAATAGCTCTGTCTTGATCAGCTTGAATATTTGGTGCAGTGTCAAGAAACTTTTCTTTTCCCTCTCTGATTTGACCTTGTTTAATCATTTCAAGTTCATATTCATCATATTCATGCCATTCGTTGACAGTTTCATAATCATCGGCATAATAGGCAAATTTTGTAATATTGTCTACAGGCGTAGATCCGTCCTTAATATGAGTTACCTGTTCGTAATATCCTAGCATTACTTCCACCTACCTCTAATATACCTGCGAACTCTCAGATTTGTCGTCGTATTGTCTCTTGACTGGCGGCATAGAAAGAACTGTGGAAACTCCGTTATGTTTTCATTTCCCGCAACAATGCTTGATGCATCACCTGTAGTTACACCATAGCCACTTGTGTATTCGTTGCCATTACTTACATTAACGCCCCACTCGTAGACTTCTTTGAAAGTAAACGGTAAAGCTATTTTAGGTGTAGCTTGATATTCTCCGCTTGTTCCCGGGCCGGCAAGATAAGTATACCCCCACACTCTATTGAACGCCCAATTATCAAAATATCCAGTTGTATCTATTCCAGTATAGGCTTCGGCGTATCCATTTTTATATTTTGTATAGAACCAAACTCCAGACGTGCCCTCTGCTACGACATAATCTTTAACCCCTAAGTTATCAAGAGCATTATTCGTATTGTCCGCACCAGTTCCACCTTGCTCTACAGTAATTGGAAAAATACTTTGAAAAGTACCATCTTCATTTCGCATTTGAATATCAGAGACAGACATTAAATATCACCTTCTTTAACGGAGGCGACAGCTAATAGCCCCCCCCCTATGAAGGTCTGTTTTAATATGTTTCATATACAAACCTTTCTTTGTTTCTATTATTATTGGCTCCTCCACTTGGTTACGCTCCAAGCTTCCCTGCCTTATGAAAGCTGGTTGGATCCTAGTCCTGGAGGAATCTGGCTAGGCTGCGGGGATTTGAACCCTAAACGACTAAGAGGGCCAAAACCTCTTGTGCTACCGTTACACTACAGCCTATTTTAAAAATAGCGGAAATAAAAAGATAGCGATTATATTGGAATTGAACCAATCTTCATAGTTTTCAAGACTATTTTTCACCATTGAAGTAAGCCGTCTTACCGTCACGCTATTTATTTATCAATCGTTGTTAAGAAGAAAATTTTTAATGGTGCCGAGGGTAGGATTTGAACCTACGAAGGCAGAACCGTCAGATTTACAGTCTGATGCGTTTGACCGCTTCGCTACCTCGGCACATGGAGCGGCTGACGAGGATCGAACTCGCGAGAATAACAGGGTGGAAACCTGTTGCCTTACCACTTGGCGACAGCCGCATATTAAACCAATGGATATTTCTTGAAAAAGTATTCACAATATTACGCTCAAAATCTATACTCTATGAAGTAACTTTTTCCCCATCACATTAGTCGTAAATAAAAATGGTGCCGCTGATAGAACTCGAATCTATAACCCACGCATTACAAGTGCGTTGCGCTACCAATTACGCCACAGCGGCAAATAGGATACCGCAGGTTCACCGCGGATTTTATATCCTTAGAGCTGGAAAAAGAGGCTTGCTTAAAATCTCTTAACCGTTTTGGGGATGGCTTATAAAAGATTTCCTAGAATCCATGGCAGCAGGAGCAAGCCTTGTAAGTGCATTGCTTGATTTTATTTTCCAACTTTAAAAATATAAGCTCTGCGTGATTTAAGGTATGCGCAGCCCACCAGAATTCTCTTCTCCGCTCCCTCACAGCCACTGCTAGTCTCTTCGACCAGCAGGTAGGGACTTGAACCCTACAGAAGAAGAGTTTTCTTCCAAGGTTTTCTTTCTGTCGGCTTACCAGTAACCTGCACTTCTCTTAGGACACATTTAGTGGTTAAGACACTATCCGAATAATATAATGTTTTTAGCTGGACGGGCATCCAACTTCGCAAGCATGTTAGCTAACGGCAGGACGGTCTCCTGATCTATAAGAAACTTGCTTACCCAATTTCTTTTGGAGCTTCCTTGAAACTAGGTGGGTCGTTATTTTCCCTTACCTCTTATATACTTATTATATCATTAAATTTTTTCTTTGTCAATAAGAATTTTTTATTTGATATAATAAGCTTTCTCTCTTATTGACATTATATATTATATAGAATATTTTTCTTTTTGTCAATAAGAATTTTTAAATTAAGCTACAATTTTTTCTATCTCTTGCGGGACAATGTATATAGCATCTTCTCCTAATATCGACTTAGCTTTTGAAAAGATATATAACCCATAGTCCGCAATAAAATTACATATCCACTCTTCAGCTTCTGTCCAATAAATAGGATATACCATTCTGTGGATACCTTCTAATAGATCAAAACTGAACAGAGCACAATGACTAAGCTCATGTATTAATACTCTTTTGAAAAAGGCTCCATCTATTTCATTAGAGATATATACAGTCATTGTCTCAGGATCTGTTACTCCTACAGTCCATTCTCCAGATTCATCTATTAATATAGGATCATCTCTATTTACTCTCTTTACAATCCAATAGTATCCATTCATGGTAAAGGTTTCCATTATACTGCCATTTCATTTACAAGGTTGCTAAAATCAGCTTTCATCTTGCGGCGCAAGTCTGGATCAGCATCTTTCCATATTTCCTTTAATGTGGTTATTGTCTTTGCAAGATGCTTATTAGCATGTTCCTTCATTCTTTGCTGATCTTCTGGAGAATGGGTTTGAGTATAATGTTTCTTTGCCTTGCGGAAATTGTTAAATTCTCTTCCATACTCTCTCTCGCCTTCATCGTCATAATTATCTTCATATCTTTGAGGATAATTATAATCAGAAGAGTAAGCTGGATACATATGTCTCATTTCTTTTCCTGGCCTATATCCTTTTCTTCTATTTTCAGGATAATAATCATACTCATCCATTGCTTCTACTACTGACTTATAATAGCAAGATTCCCAAACATTCTTTTGAGCTTCGGATAAATCTTTAACAATATCTGCCGCATACATTAAACCTTTTGCGTCCGCAAAATCAGATCCCTTTATAATTTCAGCATCTATCCATTCGCATATACGCTCTTTTTCTTGCTCCATTTTTTCGTGACAGCGCTTTGTATCTTCTATTTGATAAGTCATAACTATTCCTTCTTTCTCTAAGACACACGCTTAACGAATAATGAAGAATTAGCTCCAACAATAATATCAGCTGTTCCTGTATTAGTTACAGTAATTCTTCCACAGCATCCACAGCTAGTATGAATTAAAGTAGATGTTGCAACATTATTAGGATCTGCCGCAGTAGTTACTGTAGAGTTCATAGTAGTTTCTGCTAATGGCTCTCCGTCTAATTCAATATTTAATTGGACAACACCAGCGGCTGTTCCAGAAACATTTGCTGAAAAATGAACCTCATAGGTGGCATTACAAGCTCTTAGAGTTATAATACTACTATTGTTGCGATGAGCTTCGGCACCACACTTGCTCTTTAAAAGAACTGTGTCGAAGGTAAGAGACTGCCCTGGGGTTAATGTTTGAGCAGTAGCATTAGATAATTCAATCATAAATATACCTCCAAAATATTAACACGTATACAGGGGAAAAATTTTCCCCTGTATATCTCTTTTAGCAGTTAGCAACAAGTCTGGGTTCCGCAGCAACCGCATCCGTTATAGGCAGCATATGGATTGGCTACTTGATATGCGGGAATAGCGTTTGGCTGAAGACGACTAAGCAAATATTGATTCTGATTTGCTTGGCTCTGTGCTAAGTTAAGAGCCTGGACTTGAGATTGAAGCTCCGCAATCCTATTGTCCTTATCTTCCATGCGGAATTGAGTGAGTTGGTCTGTGATAGTGCGAGTATTATTATTCATCGCTTCTTTCAAATCACAGCAGCACTGTTGGAGTTGGAAACTCTGATTTGCAAATCCTTGAGACATGTTGTAATTAACGCCCTGAATTGCTTCACGGTTCTCGCAGCAACAGTCAGCTAGCTGACGTGAAATAGAATTTGTATCTTGCATATTAGCTATTGCCGCATTATTAATAGCCTCTTGGATGCCAAAGTTTCCCTGCATAATAGTATTTTGGAGATTAGAAATCTGTGCAAGATTGTCATAACCAAGCTGGCAAATACCCTGGTCAAGTCCATTAAAACGTTGCTGAGTAGATTGGTTATTGAATCCGCGTTCAACATCGCCTACGGTTGCATAAGCTCCATCACAACCACAACCTCCATTGTTGCCAAACATTCCGCCGCGACCCCAGCCAAATAGTGCAAATAGAAGAATAATCCACCAACATTCTCCATAGCCAAAGTTACCATTGCGACCGTCAGTTACTGCAGCAATGTCAGCTGCACTTAGTGCGTTGTTTCCAAACATACGTCCTCCTTAAAAGGGTAAGTTTTATATATGATAAATCTTGCAATATAGATTTAGCGCGCATTCTCTATAAAACAAGAATTATCTACTAGAAATTAAAGAATTTTCTAGCCTGCTCAATAGCTTGTTCTTCAGTTACTCCATAGGAATTACAAAGATTCTTTGCAATTTCTTTTCCCTTTTCCGCATCACCAGATTGAAGTACCTGAATAATTTCTTGAGCATTAGGATTATTAGCTATCCGAGGATTTTGATTAATAAAAGTATTAAGAATATTTTGAATATTAGGCATCATCAGAATTGTTCTCTTTCTTATATTGATGACTATTGGATTTTCTAGAATTTAATTTCTTTTCAATTCTATCCAATCTATTGTCTAGTCTTTGAATAGTTTCAAAAAAAGTATCATTAATTGCAACTTCTTCTTGTGAAGTGTTAGTTTCAGTAACTGCTGGGATATATTCAATAGTTTTTATTTCACCCATTTTACCCCAAGTTTTAACAAAGATAGAAGATCCATCTGCTTTTGGAAATATCCCAAGAGTTCCATCCATAGGAACTTCACTCGGAGTAATCTCATTTTCATTATTAACTACTCTTCCCACGAAAGAATTGCTCTGTTGTGTTACAAAGGGATTCGTAGTCTGAGTGGGAAATGATGTATAGGTATTTTGTATATTTGGTTGATATGTATTGTAAGGAGCTATGTTATAACCTCTTTGATTATATCCTGTAGGGTATGAATACGGATTACCTATATTCATTAGCAATTCTCCTCTCATATCTTGAAAATATCAGGGCATTAAAAAAGCCCTCGTTTTAAGGGCTTTAAGAAATAGCTATAATACTTTTTTATTCAGTATAGTTTTTAATAATACTTTCTAATTCATCAAGCACATTAATAACAGCTTTTGCTTTGTACTTCGTTCGGAACTGGTCTATCATGTTCTCTAACTCTATAGCCATATTGTTGGCAGCTTCAAAGTCTGATTCCGCACATCTTTTATAATACTCGACCATTTCTTCTGCGTGCTCTTTTTCTTCAGTTTCCTCTTCAAACAATGTCTCTTTTAAGGAGTCTATATCAAAACCGAGAGAAGAAAGATACTGTTCAACAGTTTCCGCATCGTATAAAAACGTACCATCGTTTAATAACATATGAGTGTTATTTGATACACAAACCGGCATTTCTTTCTCCCTTCTCTCTTATCATATTTATATTATATATTATAAAACTAATTATGTCAATAACAATCTTAGAATGGAAGTAATGATCTAAGTATATCATTGGTATCGTATGGAAGAATCACTTCTTCATTCTTTTTATTCATTTCTGCGATCTTATTTAACTTAGATTCAATTTCTTCATTCTTTTTCTCTAGCTTCTGAATTTGTTCGACAAGATCTTCAATTTTATTCTTACCTTCAGAAATGGAATTATCGTTAGTCTTTTTTCCAGTTACCATATGTCCAGGATGATTATTAAAAGAAACTAAATTTGATACAGTCTTATCTAATTTATGTTTATCAGGCTGATCTTCTGTTTTATTAACAGGCTTAACTGTTTTATTAACAACTTTAGCCTTTACCATCATTTTATATAAAGCTTCAGTAATAGCATAATCAAAATCTTTGTTAGAAGATTGAGCCATACCTCTTACTCCATCAGAATCGCTATATGCTAAATCAACATTCCAGTTATCTTTTTCTTGTGAACAATATAAGTTAATATAAAAATCTTTCTTATTACTCACTATTCTGTTCTCCTTTTTCTCCTGATCGACTGGGAATAACCTCTCCTTTACTTCCTTCATCAATAATGATCATGCTGTTTCCATATACATTAATGCGTTCTCCAGTATTTACGTTCATAATAATCCAATACTTACCACGATCTTCTACATTGTAAGTTCCTTTATAAACTCTAACTGGGTTTCCAACTCCATCATAGACTGTCACTATATGTTCAGAAGTTGTATCGAAAGTTTTATCCCAACTAGTTCTAGCAATCCATCCTGTGTTAGTATCAAATAACCACCAACAGAAACAAACCACTACAATCAATCCTGCTATAATAAAAGAATAAGCTTTCCTATGCCTTTTTGGTTTCACCTTCTCTGCAAGAATTACCAATTTTTCTTTTATCTTCATAGGTAAGCTATCCTTTCTTTATATTACATAATATTATAGTCTTTGTCAATAAAAAAGGGATACTTTTTTGTATCCCTTAAAGCATTTCTTTTCTTGTTTTTATAGTTACCACAATCTGTTGAACAAAAATTATTTATTCAACATATACATCATAATGATTTCCGTTTGTGCCCTTGTCATAAACTTTTCCTGCGCCCCACGGCGTATTCACTACAGTTCCATTAGCTGCTGAATTTGCAAGAACGATATATCCATCACCATCGCATACAAATCCACCACTGACATGTCTTCCAGGAATGTTTAATCCACCACCAGGTAAAACAGATTGAGAATAATATGTAAATTTATTCCCATTATGATTAACAACACCAGCCCTCAAAAAATCATAATAACTTCCGCTATAAGAACCAGAAGTTGCAGAAGAGTTGTTCGATGTTGAAACTGAATTATTTGAATTTTCAGTTTGAATAACAGGTTTTGCTTCGCTTAAGATCTTATCTGCATTCTCTTTATAGTCTTCTATTGCAGAAAAGCTTTCAGCTCCAGCTATTTTATTTTTTAATTCATCAAGCTCATCTAATTGTTCTTCGGATAATCCATTAGCCGCATCAATATCGGCTTGAAGCTTATTTGCTTCATTAGTCCTAGACTCTTGGAGACTCTCCCACCAACTTTTAAGATCTTTATATCCTTCTTCTTTATAGGTTGGTGTGTTTGTATAATCAACTTGCAAAGTCTCTACTGATTCAAAAATATTTTCTTTTTCTTCAGCGTTAGCAGTTTTATTATTAAGAATAATAAAACATGTAATAGTTAAAACAATCATTAAAATAAAGCTAACGCCTATCTTTAATTTAGCTTTCTTTTCTAGGTTCAAGTTTATTTCCTCCTTAGTACGCCTATTACTCATAGGCTTTGTCGGTAGTAGAAATGCCCTTTTAGCTTATTATAGAAAGCGGTAACTCCAAATACATATGAAAAACTTTTTATTTTTTTGACTTAATTTTGACCTATCTTAGACTCTCTACGCTTGTTCTCCCTTAAGTATGCACCTTTATCAGCTAGAGAGATTCCAATAGAAACATACTCATTACACTTGTCGCATTTAGAAGAACTTCTTTTATTGCACCTTCTCCCGCACTTAGCCTTATCCTTTGTAAGATCTAACATAACTCCCAAGTTAGGAAAAGGAAGTTCTAAATCATCATTTATTTCAGATAAATCTCCATTCCATCCTTCTCTAACGAACCAAGCTCTATACAGTACATCAAACTTAGCCCAATCATAAGGTCGTCCGCAAGCAAATTCATAAGCATCAAAATATTGATCTAAAAACTCTCTATCTTGCGGGCGATAGATCTGTGACTTATATATTTCTCCTCTATCCATGACTGTTGATGGAATGGTATTTAACACAAGTCTCATTCCTACGTTATTATCTTTACAATATTGATAAGTTTCTTCCAAGTTATATAACAAATCATCAGTTGGGTAAATATCAGTGGCTCCAGCATTGATTAATGAATCAAGAGAGGATAAATTATAAGCTGGAAAACTTGAATCAAAAAAGAATTTAATACCCTTTTCCTGAAGCTCTTTGCTCATATAGAAATTCTCATTAGTGAGTCTTACATAGGTATTATCTGATACCTTATCGATAGAAGTAGCAACCCCCATTGGAAAATCTCCATAGAAAGTTACATTAATTCTTTTATCCTTATACATATCTATAAACTGTAAAAATTTCTCAAAACTATTTTTCTCTTTGTTAAAATGAACATTAAATTCAGAAACTTTATCGTTCATTTTTCCGTTAAGAATAAATGGAATTGATAGCTTTATATTCTCCAATATTATCCCTCATTAAACTTTACTCCAAAAGATAAAGGTCAAGTGCGAGACTGTTAATGTCAATCACACTTAACCTTTTAAACAAATTAACAAACTTCGAATTCATCAAACTTAGACGCTAACCAGTGCGGCAATTCGTTGTAATCAATATGAAATTTCTCTAAAGCCATATCGATTTGACTTACTGGAATAGGCTCTTTTAGATTTTCTCTAATCCAATTAATTGCTGCATTTACTTTTTGCTCTTGGATTTCTTCTATCAGTCCTAAAGTAGAAGTATCTCCCACAATTAATGGTTCAAAAGCAAAATCAAACATTATTTCTTCCTTACAACGTGTATGCGATAATGGCTATTCGAAGAATACTCTGGATAGTTTTCCTTTATATCTCTATATATTTTACTTATTCCTTCTGAGCTACCTAGACTGAATTCTTTTTCCATTACAACATTGCCAGACCATATATCAATAACCCATGCAATAAATCTATCCATATCCATATCTTCCTTTCTATAATATAATTATATCATAAAGAAAATATCTTGTCAATAACTTATTTTAGTTCTTATTTAAGAACTTTTTCCGCACAGTGATAATATCAGGCACGCGCAAGTTTTTATCAATATATTCAGGCACATAGTCTAACATAAAATCAAATAAGTCTTTGTCGTTTTCATTTAAACGATAACGCTTTTCAATATCCTCGATAGAAAGTCGTTCTGAAGCAATTGCTTGGACAACTGAACGCATCCGTTTCCAATACTTATACCAATTATTTTTGATTTTAAACATAAAACCTTTAGAGTCTTCGCAGACATACCCTTCAATATGCTTTTCTTCTAAGGCTTTATTGTACCAAAGATTAAAATCTTCTTTATCAAGAATGATACCTTTCAAAGATTTATAATCAATACTGCATGCAACAGCAATTTCTTTCATATAAGAATAATCAAGATGCTGATAAGTAAAATCATTTTTGATTAAATCTAAAAGTACGATATATGGATTCCAATTATATTCTACAATATGAGGATCGTTGATAGGATCAATTACCTCAAAGACGGCAGAACAATTTTCTGTCTCAAGAATATTAAACAGATATTCTCTTTTATCTTCTTCTACATTCTCGTAAAAGATACGCTTAAAGTTCTCTGCAAACTCTCCCATATTAGTAGACTTTGTAGCAAAGAAAGGATGTCCTTCATGACACGAAAGAATACCTAAGAAACCATTCTCTTTACGATAGCAGTATACAGGATATTCAAGAGTTTCAACTAGAGTGTTTAACTTAGTTTCAGGACGTTCATCCACCGCAAAGAACTTGTCATAAGAACGAGCATATACTTCTCCATCTTTAACAAACAGTCCTCTTGCGTGAATGGTTTGATCATCCCAGATACCTTTCCAGAATGCTTTGTTAGTAAAGTTAAAGGAAGAGATACCGTTCTCTAAAACCTTTTCGCGCACATATTCATTTTCTCGTAAGTCATCAACGTAAGACATATATCTTCCTTTCTCTTTTGATATAACTATTATATTATAGAAAAAGGATTGTGTCAATGTAAATATACAAAAAGCTCTACCACTAAGGCAGAGCTTTCAAACCGATAAGGAGAATTAGCAGTAGCTATAGTTTTTATCGATATAATCTACTAGCTTACCTCCATCTTCTATATATTGAATCATTCGGAAGAATTGATCTGATAAAGATGTCATCAAATGAATTTTAGGATTGTTAGGATTTTCTATTTGATTTTTATAGTTGCCTAAATCAAAAGAGTAAAGAACAGGATCTGCGCCTGATGCTCGCTTATAGTCATTAAATCTAGCAACAGCATCATCATCGTTCCACGAAGACCAATAATAATCTTGATAATCCATAATTTGCATATCGCTAATCAGGAAGATACGATCATAGACTCGATCTTGAATAAGATCAAATACAGGACTAATATCTGTTCCAAAACCGCAGCTATAATTCCTTTGCATATCTAAAATAATATCAAAAATATTTTGTAATGGATTATACTTAGACTCTTTAGCATAATTACCAAAACGAATAAAGTCTGCATTACTATTTACAAGTAAAGCTGCTCCATATACAGCGCCCACTTCTTTAATAGTCAGATTGCTCTTAGCAGACATACGACTCTCCATAGAGCCAGATACGTCAAGAACAACTAAGTTCTTTCCTTCTAACTTAGGCATATTTCCGCACGATAAACGAAATGCAATTTCCATTGCTGAATTAAGATCATAGTTATTAACATCTTTATTCTTCCATGCACAATAGATTTGATATGGAAATACTAGAGACTTCTTAATACGATTCTCGTCTGTAATCTTAGGAATAAGATAGGTTTTAACCCATTCAATATCTACGTTAGAATTTAAAATATTGCGAAGATTGCGAATTAAGGCAAGATAACCAAGCTTATCCTTCTCGACTAATTCTCGCCAGCTATCAGCTTTTTCTTCTTCACTCTTGGACGCGCTAATTTTAGTCTCCCAAGTTTCAGGAGTTTCTAGCGTATCAGACTTTAGTTTATCAATTGCCGCAGAGTGAGCGTGCGTTACATTGATAAGATCCACCATAGACCAATCTTTGCGATTCATCTTGTACTTACCAAGTTGGTACTCTTTTAAAGAAGAAAGATAATCCCCAGCACCACGAATCAACGCATGAGAACGCTTACCACTAAGCATATCGATTGCCGCAAACACTTCTCCTACATCATCGGGACGATGAAAGAAGTTGCGGAAATATGCTCGCTTATTATCAAACTTCTTATCGTTGAGCCAAGCTGCTGTTAGTTCAGCAATAGATCTAAGACCTACCTCATTGCGCGCAAAGAAAGAAAGCTTAGCAATCCATTCACATGATAGCTTGTTTTCGACCTCATCTAAGAGAGATAAAAACCTTTCCTGCTGAGTCTGCGCAGATTCATAGAATCGATCTTCAAGGTAAGAAGATAGCATAAAATTCATTAAATCTTCTACAGGATTCTTTTTATAGTTCTTTCCACCTTCATAAGAAGATACACGTTCATACTGAATCTTATTGTTAAACTTTGACATATAAATCCTTTCGTGGAAAAATCACACCTTAGTCAGGAAAAATTAAGACGAGACTTAAAATACTGCTGCTCTACCAACTGAGCTACTATTGCAACTTCGCAATAGACAGGAATCGAACCTGCGACACACTGTTTAACACCTCTGAAGTAACTCGTCTACCATCACTGACTATATTTATATTATACTCAAAATTTTTTATTTGTCAAGAAAATTTTTAATGAATCTTCTTTCTTTTTACTACTTCACAATCTTCTCCAAAAGAACGATAGAGAATAATCTCTCCACCTCCAAAGTATTCTACAACTGCTGTATACTTATCCATATACTCTTGGATCTGTTCTACAAAAAAGTCCTCTGAATACATACGTCCACCTGAGACATTGCGTGCAAAGATAAAATAATCACTATCAAATTCTACCATCAAATCATTAACAATCGAAGAGAAATCATCTTCAGCAAACGGAGTAGCTTTTACAGGATTAATTACAATTGCCATATAAATCACCTTATCCATAAAAAGAACTATAATCTATAATTTTTATTTTTCCATCACCATCGACTAAAATATTGGAGTAGCCTGCAAGGTCTTCAATATTCTCTTTATTCAAAAAATTAATTAATTTCTTAATTTCCTTTACGGTTGAAGTAAGAAGTGCAACAGCAATCCATTTATTTTCCCAAGCATCTCTTGCTCCATTCTCCGTTAATTCCTCTGCTGTTTTGTAATATTCAGAGTCTTCCACTTTACTTTTGTAAAAATTAGAATATGGAGAAAGTCCTTCGACTTTTTCAGAGTAATAAATATCTACTCCATCAATCGTTGTAAGGAATTCAGTCTTTGCAAAATACTTTTCAACTCCATTTTGTTTAGCTTTTTTGTAGTTAAGAGCTTCTTCAAAGCAATAGTCCCTGTCATAAGGAAGATAATTCAAATCTTCAAGGTCAATATAATTTGACGAATCCTCAACTTCATATACTAGACTCTCTTCAGCTTCAATACTTCCCTGCAAAGGAATCTTGATAACATAATCTTCAAGTTCATCAAAGAACAAAACTAATTTAGAAGCTCCATTACTAAAATAACAAGCTCCTACACTGTCTGCTATTTCTTTAAATATATCTCTTTCATCTACATTGCTTACGTATTCAGCATCTTCTTCTAACGACCATAAACGATTTGAAAAAGAAGCTATATTAAAAAAATGATTATTAACAAAATCTAACAGTACAGACTTTTCATCATTCATCTTATTCCTTTCTCTTATAATATTATTATATTATAAATAGCTTTCTTTGTAAAGAAAAATCTTTTTGACAACAATATTATAAAATATTATAATGTAGATTGGAGGTTATAAGTATGGAAGATATTTGTTATATAACTTTAAGATGTAGGGATTGTGAAAATGAATCTTGTCTCCTTTGCCCGCAAGGAGCTTATATCTCTGAAAATAATTTAATGGGATGCACAAGACAAGTAACAGAAGAAGAAAAGATAATTTATAATCATTATACAAACGAAGTTATTCCATTCCTTCATCTTAGTAAAAATAAAAAGTCAGAAATAGAATTGTATAAAGAAATTATATCTTTTCTTTTATCACTTTATTCCAAACCTATTGGAACTAAACTTGGAAAAAGAGGAAAAGCTATAAAATAAAGCCTGCAAATGCAGGCTTTATTAATTTACTCATCAAATAATAATACTATAAGAATTGCCGCAAAGCTTCTATAAAACCAATCCCAAATCACTATTGAAGAACTTCCCATTGTCTCTTAAAACATTCTGGAGTGAATGGAACTTCGCATCCGCCTACTTTAACCCAAATAGTACCTTCAGGATGAACTATCGCATGTCCATTCACCATTACTTGCGGTCCATCGTAGTACCATTCAATATCATATTCCTTATTTTGCTCTAACATAGTAGATGTTGCAGTATACTGATTGGTAAATAAATAAGTATCACCTTTGAATATAGCTTTAGCCACGACGAATCTCCAATTCTACTCCCGCACGAAATTTATGTGAATCAATCCATTCTTGCGCATCCTCTTTAGTAGCAAAACATTCGTTCATACTCTTCTTTTGGGTACGAATACCTTGTGAATTTAAAGGCATAAAAGTTTTGTCTGGATCATTCCAAGTATTATTATCCGCATTATACCAACGCTCAGTTCGTTTTCCATATACTAAATAAGGCATACTAAATCCTCACATCCAACTCACCAGTATCGTCATTAACACCAACGACTTCAGCCAGCGGATAATCATTGACTACAGTTTCTGCTTTTCCAATCCAAGCCCAGTCCTCTTCGCCTTCAAGATTGTAAACTTGAAAATCATTATACTCTTTATCTTGAGAGATTAAATCAATCAAAGTTAGCATTATATCTCCTTAAAGTCCAACATATTTACGAGCCTTTTGCTGACAAAGACCCTTAAGGGCAGAAAAATCTACTACAGGGTTCTTCATCTTCTTAACCCATTCGCCCGCACACTCAATAAGATCATTCCAACACATTCCAATAAAGCGACCGACCATCTGTGCATTGGTATTATCAAACTTTTCCGCATTCATAAGAGTTAATACCTTGTTTACACTCTTAGAAAGTTCAGAGTCAGTTACCCAACGTTCAACAATCTCTTGCTCAACATTACCTGGCGCACGAACAGCCTTAGAACGCTTCTTATTTTGCTTATATTCATCAATAACAAACTTAGCTATAGCATATTCTCCTCTATAATTTCTAAACTTTTCATTCTTAATAACCACACCTTCTCCCGCATGGTTAGCGTTATCAAGAAGAAATATATTGTTATCAGCTATCTTTTCAATATCCTCAATAGATGGATTCTCAATGGTCGCAAGAGTGGGAACAATCCAAGGCTCTAAACCGTAGTCAACTAAAATAGGCTCCCAAGCTTCTTTAGAAACAAGATCATTATTGAGATTAGCTACATCAAAAATATATAAATGAGCTTTAGCTTCTGGATTGTAGTCTTTAATGGATCCTACAAAAGAATTTAAACCAGTCCACTCTCCATATAGACGAAGCCATGGATGATCATTTAATAAACTCCTAATAAGCTTAGGCTCTTCATTATCAGATAACATCCAAGAGTAAAAGAATGCATTGTCTTTTTCTTCATTGAGTTCTCGTGTGCGGGAGCCGCAATGAATCCCTTCGTTATCTATCCATACACTAGAGTTAGTGCCATCAATCTTAGGTTCAATGCGGCAAGTACCGTGTAAAATTCCCTCTACATTAGGGTTATCTAATCTTTCAAGATGTAAGTATTTTACAAACATATTTTTCCTTTCTTCTTTTAATTATATTATATCAGAAAAGAAAAAAGCTGTCAAAGTAAATTGACAGCTACATGTTACACATATAAATATAATTGATTAGACTTGCTAGTTTGAAAGTGCCACTCGGTCCTTTGCAATTAGCCGCAGTAAATTCTTCTGTATATATGTTATTACCACTATCAATTATCACTCTAAAAGATTTAGTGGTTTTAGGAATAATATTTAATTTATAGTCTCCTAAACCATTATTCTCAAACATATCTACCATATCTTGAATAAATCTCTGTGTTTCAGGATTCATTTCCCGCACTTCGTCAAGATTAACAATCATCGACATCAATCATCACCGACAAAGTTTCACAGTCTTCAATCATAATATTATTTACAGGATAGTCCGCATACTTAGAGACATTATAAACATTACAGTAAATCTCTTCAAAGTCTTCACCATCAAAGCTACACGTATGCAGTATCAGCTTTACATGCTCTTCTGGTCGAGTATAAGTTAAACATTGGAGAAAGCCTGCGAGACTAACTTTATTATCGTAATTCATTATTTATTATCCTCTCTAATCATAACAACCAGCTTTCCATCATCAAAATAGAATTCGCTCACAGGATAATCAGCGTATTTGGCAACGTTGCGAGCAGTAGCTGGTTTATCTACATATTCATTTTCTATATCCTCAGCATAAGTATTTATAAAACAAAATTCAACATTCTTTTCAACCTTCATATCACCATAGAGAGCAATAAGATTTGCCGCAGTAATTTTCTTAGCCATTGTTAATTCCTCCCTATTCAAATTCTGCTACGATATTAGCGCCCTTTTGGTTAATAGAACGACCACGAGTGCCTTTAATAATCAATCCACACTGAATCAAATATGGTTCTACTACTTCTTCTAAGGACTTCTTATCAGTTCCAAGAGCAGTAGCAAGAGTCTCAACACCTACAGCCTTACGAGCATCTTTAAGATACTGAAGATATTTCATATCCATTTGATTCAAGCCATATTTATTAATACCCATTACATCAAAGGAATCATAGATAACTTCCTCTGTAATTTTGCCATCATTCAAAACAAGGGCAAAGTCATAAATACAACGCACATAGTTATTAGCAATACGTGGAGTAGATCGAGAAGCGTTACCAATGATTTCCGCACACTTATCATCAATCTCTATGTTTTTAGCCTTGAAAGCAGTCTTTACAATATTGGTCATACTATTGGCATCGTATGGTTCCAACTCAATTTGAATTGGGAAACGATTGCGGCAAGGCAGTTCCAATCCACCTAATGAAGTTGTAGCGCCAATCAAGGTAAAGTGCGGTAAAGGTTGACGAACAGATTGTCCATCTAAATTCACATCTACAACAAACTGTTCCATTGCAAAATATAACTGTTCCTGAACCTTAGCCTTTAACGCGTGGCATTCGTCAATAAACACGATGTCATTCTCTTGGATACTGCAAAGAATATCTACCATATCCTGAACAGTTTTAATAGCTGGGCCAGAGTATACTTTAGCAGTTTGACCCATTTCATTAGCAATGATATTAGCCACAGTCGTCTTCCCGCACCCTGTCTGGCCGCTAATAAGAATGTGACTCAAAGTTTCATTTTTCATTTTAGCAGCTTTAATATAGACGTTCAGCATCTTTTTAGCTTTTTCCTGACCAGATAAATCGTCAAGTGTGGTAGGACGATATGCTTTTTCAGTAGCCATTTATTTCCTTTCTCCTTGTATTTATATTATATCATAAAAAAATAAAGGTGACAAGAAAAATCTTATCACCTTATCAGCCTATTCTTAATGATTTATAATCGTTTTACCTAAAGCCGCATACATCTTTTTCTGAATCAATGAAAAATTATATTCAAAGATCGCATACCTAAGAATTACGTCTGCTCCTTCTGGATTATCTTCCTTAATATACCTAAAGAAACTCTCATTATATCCCATTTGATCAAGAGCATTCATGCAGTCTGAATCAAAAATAGCATCCTTTAAAGCCTCAACTGCTTTACCCCAACTATAGTAATAGGAACCATCAACATTGCCAGTAACTTGATCAATAAATGGAGTGCCTAAGTCTAACTTGGTTTTCGCAAAGAAGTCATAAAGATTATCGGTAGTACATTCTTCATATTCATTATAGAATTCGCTGGCTAAATCTTCAAAATCGAATTCTGATACTGTGATACAATCATCAATAATCTCTTCTAAATAATCATCATATTTCATATTTTACTCCTCATAATAATCAGCGCACTGATATTCCCAATCTAACTGGACTTCTACATCTTCTTCTGTTGGGAAAAACCACTTATTCCTATGACCAACCCAGTCATAAGCGATCTTTGCTCCAAGAGATTCAAGCATAAGTCGAGCACCCTTTAATTCTTGGAAATAATTATGGCTCAACAATTCAAAAGTGTGATCGGTACTATCTTTATCGTAATAACTATAAGCTAGATCCTTACGCTCTTGAGTATAATTGAACCAACGCTCAATTTCCGCACGCTGTTTTTCATCAAAAATATGAAAAGCTGAATTGCGAAGATAATCTGATGTACGCATTTATTTTCCTTTCTCTTTATATTTATATTATATAATAAAAAACCTCCTTTGTAAAGGAGGTTTTTAGTCTAGGAGTCTTCCTCATCTTCATCTTTATCGTTATCTATTGGAATAAAGATAGGCCAATAGTAAATATAAGGAGGTGTAACATAATAAGGATAGTGATCGTTATTAAATAAACTAGTCCTATTCTGTTTATTGGTATTAATGTGCGGGATACGCTGGTTATCTTTGCATATCTGTTGAAACCCTTTTGTTTGGATTAAATTAGTTCTAATTTGTACTGGAGGCTTTGTAATAGGTTTGGTTATAGCCTTAGAAGTTGAAGCAGCTCTAGCTGCACTCGAAGCAGCAGCTGCTGAAGCCCCTTTAGCTAAGGCAAAAGATGGGTACATTATAAGAACAAGCACTGCGCACAATAAGATACTAATACATTTCTTAGCTACTGGCATTACAATTCCTTAAGCTTATCTAATACATTAGTTATACTGACAGAATTCTTTCCAATAGCCATATCAGCATCACGAGAGATAAATAGCACTCCATCAAATGGCTCCCACTCTCGAGGAGAAACCTTGTTCTTATACATACTCCTAATTACCTGTTCAGGAACACGAGCTAAACCAGTTCGAGCGCTATTTTGTTTGATAGCTACTTGAACAGGAGTTTCAATCCACAGACCAACAATCTGTGTGTCTTTTGGGATAGTTATATTTGTGAACAGTTTGCGGCGAGAGCCTACTGTAATGTGCGTGGCATCCGCAATTACGTACTTGTGTACCTTAAGAGCTGCGGAGATCTGATCATAGAAGCGACGTGTCACTTCTTTCTCATACTTGAAATAGTCGTCTCCAGGCTTCAGCATTGCAAAACGAATAGAATCACGAGAAACAATAATAGTATCTTCATGGCAATCCGCAAACTGCTTGGCTAAAGTTGATTTCCCAACAGCTGGTGGAGCCATCATCACTATAAGAGTATTCTTCATGTTTATCCTTTCTCTCTACTTATTTAATTTTAGCAGAGAAAATAGCCGTTGTCAACAACTATTTATTCTTCAAGACACAGTATTCTGATATATACACCACATATATTTTCATACTTACCATATGCTCGATCAAAATCTATATGTTGATGTCCATGAAACCAACTAGCTTCAGGAAACATATCACACACTTTATCTAATTCTTTCTGCTCTTCTGTAGGCATAATTCTATCGATTCTGCACTCACAACATTCATGTGTCCTACAGAAAGCTGCAGGTGACTGATGGGTAAAAATAAAGTCAGGAGGATAATCATCATTTGTAGCTTTCCAATAGTCAATAAGAGAATTCATGTGCGGGATATTGATTCCTTCATTAGTCCAGTAACTTAGACCTATTACGCGGAAAAACTTCTTTTCTCTCTTATAGTATCTTGCCAGCTCCTTTTCGTGTGGGTAAATTAAATAATCTGCATCTGTAGATTCTGCTCCTCCGATACAGAGACAGGTCTTACCATTGATAAAAAGAAAAGCCGCAGATGTTACTAAGAAGATATTATCATAAACCTTTCCGCCAACACGAGCTTTCCGCAAATCTCCTGATAAAACCCTAATATGCTTGTTTCCCTCTGTAGTAGGACAAGACTCCCACCAGTCTACATTATCGTGATTGCCTCTAATAAACAGATAGGTATACTTTTGGGCACCAAGCCATTCAAAAATATATGTCTTTTGTCTAGGAGTGTCACACGGCCAGCAGAGTCCTGTATCTCCAAGCTGCACCATCACATCTGTTTCATCCAATTGCCGCATGTAGGGATTACGATTAAAAGAAAATCGTTCTATAGCATGACCGTGAAGATCTCCAGTAATATAAATATTATTCATTCTCTATATCCTATTCTATTCTATCTTAATTATTTGTCTTTTCAATTTTCCAACAGCTCTAATACAATCTAAGATAGGGTTTTATTATTTATAGTATGATTCATCGTTCTATAATTTTTATGTCCCTAACACGGCTTAGATTGATTAGGCTGTTGTTCATAGCTAATATCTTTGAAGCATTTGCCGCACAGATTGCTTTGTTAAATTCTTCATAGGTAATATTCTTAAGATTATATATTGCGGCAGGTCCGTTTATAAAATTAACAACTAATAGCATTTCTCTGTCAACTCTTCTATTTCAAAGTGAGTTATTTGATACATGTTAATCCCGCAATCAGGAAAAAGAAGAAAACCATCTGAATTAAAAAGCTCTCCCATCAAATTTTTTAGTCGATCGAGACTCTTTTTATTAGTTATTGTTGAGTAAGCTTCTTTGTTCTTGAAATAGAAAGTAATTTCATACTCTTTAGAATCTTCTTCTTCGTCTTCAACTTCTTTATCTTTTTTCTTAAATAGATACATATCGTGTTCTTTCCAGAAGTCAAAGCTTGAAACAAATATATCCTTATTAGTGCGATAATAGACATCATACCCATCATCTTGTTTCTCAATTTTATCTACAATACAGAATTCTCCATTTAGGTAGAACTCGTCTTCTTCTTTCATTACAGTACCATCGTTGTAGTGAGGATATTCGTTCATATTTTTTCCTTTCCTTTTGGATATATTATATCTTTTTAACAAAGCTTTGTCAAGTCAAATATATTATTCCTAAGAGTTTGTGATAAACTTCTTCTTGCGAAAAAAATTTTTAAATGGTATAATAAATATATCGAGAGAAAGGAAATAGATATGATCTACGCAACTAAAGAACAGGCTGTTCACGAAATGGTTAGTGTTTTTAATCGCATTCCAATCTGGCTTATCGAAGATAGTATCAATCAGGATTATGAGGATTGGATTATTTGTGAAAAAGTTGAAGAGTGGGACAATGACGAAGACGATTATGTAGAGTACTATACCGATTATGGTAATATGCCAATGTGGGGATGGGTTTGGGATCCTTCCACTTGGATTACTTATGAATGGATGGATGAACATCGTGAACCTCTTATGGACATTGGATTCACTATCATTGAAAATGTTGATAATGGATTCTGGTGCCTTGGTATCGATGGTGCGGGATATGACTTCTATGAGGCTCATTGGCTTCCACTCTATGAACTGACTGGTTTTGAATGGCACGAAGACGAATAAGGTAAGCTTTAATTAATAAGAGAAAGGAAGATATAATATGGAATCTGTAAACGCTTTAGCCGCAATGCTTGGTGAAGAAAATCAAGAACGAATCAAGAACGAACTGACTGATTTTATCATCCAAGAGTGCAAGGATGAAATTCAAGATCGTGATTTTTACTTAATCTCAAATAATATAGATCGATGGATGGACGAACTTTATGGAGAGATTCATTACGAACTTGAGAAAACTCTAAAAGAGATGTGTATTAAACGTATTAATGAAAAGTTTAATGAAATTATTCAGAAGCTAGGGATTTAAGATGCAGTCTTTAATTACACAAGCTTTCTTGCGGGAGAAGCTAAATGATAGTTGAGGTATTTGTCTTTACTGGTTTATTCCTCGCGCTATCATTAGCATTTGCCGCAAGTTTAGTAGCTTTAATTTTTTGGTTTGAGAGAAGAGGATAGAATGGATGTAGATGTTACTCTAGATATGCTTAGAACAATTGAGACTCAAGCTCCGCAATTACTTGAGATATATAAACAACAAACCTATGCTTTGCTAGGTGTAGCTGGAGCGCTATTAATTATAAGTCTTATTATTGGTCTGTATATTTTTGCTAAAGTAAGAAGGTATAAGAAGATTTCTGAACACTGTCTTTCTTCTTTTGAGATTGTTTTAGACTATTATCTTGGGAGATTGCTAGTAGCTATTATCCTTGCGGCTTTTGCTTTAGTACTTCTTTCATCTGGATTTTATAATTTGTATATGATAAACTTTTTCCCGCATGAATTTTTGTTAAATATGTTGTTTTCTTAGAAGGAGTTTTGACTCCTTCTTTTTTTATCTTCTATTGGATAGATATGAGTTGCTCTGTAAGAGCAACGAATAGTGAGCACGAATGAAAATGAGTGCGAGCAGTGAAGATCCAAGAGTGAAAGTGAATGTGCGGGCAGAAGTCATTGACACTAAAAATTTTTTATAGTATAATAATTTAAAAAAACCTACTGTACAAAAACTGCGAACTAGCACTTTTTGTATAGCAAAATTAGAAGTGCATAAAACTTTAGTAAAAAATATAGGTAGTACAAAAATGTCTAGTGGGTAGTACAAAAATGTCTAGTGGGTAGTACAAAAATGTCTAGTGGGTAGTACAAAAATGTCTAGTGGGTAGTACAAAAATGTCTAGGAGGTTGGGGAAAAAAGTCTATAACTAATAATACATATAATAATACATATAATAATACATATAATAATACAATAAATAATACAATAGTAAGACATAGGTGTTTTCTTTTGTTTTATAGGTATTTTATATAATAATTGTAAATCTTAGAAAGAGGTATGGAATATGAATGATTCGGAAAGATCGTTGTTTGTTCCTATCAATTACGAGATGCTTTCAAATAAAAAGATCAAGATTAGATGTTTTTTAAATGTATTAGATAATTCGGTATATTATCCAGAAGAAGATAGGCGAAAGTTAAGTTCAGACAAGTATAGTTATTCTAAAATTGGTAAGATTCTTGATCTTGATCGTCGTACAGTTAGTGCTAGTATGAATGAAATGTTTAAAAAGTTTCCGCAAATGATTGAGCAAACAGAAGACGGAGATATTATTATTTATAACAATCAAGAGGATGGACAATATAGAATATCTACTCTGTCTCACCGCATGATTAGAGATCTTTATACTTGTTTTAATGACAATGTTATTAAGTTGTATTTCTATCTTTATAGACAGTATAGCTATTGGACGCAAGTTAAGAAACAACCTGGGTTTGACTTTAGTTTAAAGACATTGTGTGAAGCACTTGGATATAGTTCTCAAAGCGGGAAGAACTATAAGAATATTAGAAGTTGGCTTGCGCAGTTGTTATTAAATAAGATGATTGGATATGTTGCTATAGAGAAACAAACTAAGTATGGTCCTAAGATATATTATAGACTATTGTATATTACAGATTATGTTCCAATAGAGCTTATAATGGAAGAACAAGGTAAGTCATTAGATCAATGTTTGTCTGCGGATATTACTGCTATTGGAGGAGAAAAGATTATACAAATTTGGGGAGAAATCCCGCAAGAGAAGTTGGAAGATTCATCATTACCTCCAGTAGAAGAAGAGCTTTGTAATGACAATATTTTTTCTTATTAAGTAGAAATTTAATTGACATAGAATACTTCGTATTCCAGTCTATAAATTTTTACTTTCAGTAAAAATTTAATTGACCTTTAAAAAATTTTATGATAAGATATATTTGTCATTGAGAGGAGTTAATTGATGCTAACGGAATTATTTTATCCAACAAATCTCGACAGATACTTTAAAGGTATTTCTATTGCACGGATTATTGCTTTGGCTGTTGTGTCTTTTTATCTAGGGCTAGAGTTAAGTTGCGCAATGTGTAGTGGGTATCATTGGGATATTGTTGTTGTTTGTCTTTTGTTGGTAGTAGGACTTACTATTAGTCTTACTTACAGTATACTGTGCTATATAGATAACTTTGGATAAGAGGGAGAAAAAAGTTAGCATCGTTTTAACTCCTAAACAGTACGAAGAGTGGAGAGAGGAATCAGAGAAGAGAGATATGACAATGGCAGCTTTTGTTCGTTATTGTGTCCATTTTTATCTCACCACTCTAAAGAGGTATAAAGAGCTAAATAAGGAAAAATGATGGGGTGTTGGGAGTGGGGAGTGCAACACATATCTCTCCCCGTCAACTAGAATTTTTTCAACCTATTTTTATCTTCCGCAGTACTTCCTAAGTCTCGATTGTTCAGGAAGCACCACCTCATTTCATTTTCATTTTCAAGATTAAAAACTAAAAATGAGTTTCAAAAATCCCTTGTGCCGCAAGGAACAATAAAAATTTTCATTTTGAAAATTCAAGGAATCATGCCTGTGATTTTCATTTTGAAAAACAAATTTTCATTTTCATTTTGAATCAAACAGATCTTCTTAACCATCACTCTATTGGATATATCTCTAAACCAATAGGCAGTAATAAAGATTTTTATTGCCACCTAAAATTTTATATGATATAATTATTTATGTCAAAGGGAAGAGAAAGAAAAATAAAAAATATTTCTCTTAGAAAAATTCTCCTTGACGAAGAAATAAAAACATGATATAATAAATATATCAAAAGGAAAGAGAAACTTTCCAATAGAGAAAGGAAGCGTAATGGCTACTAAGAAAGAACTATTTGAACGAATCATTGAAACCATGGATGAGGACGCGGAAGTTGTTGAGATGTGCGAGAAGTACATTGAAGCTTTGTCAGCTCCACGCAAGAAGACTGTGAATAAGGCTGCAGAAGAGTTTGCGGCTGGTGTTGCAACATGGATGTCTGAACACGAGGGTCCGCACACTCTAAAGGAAGTAGCGGAGGATTTGGATGTCTCTTGGCAGAAGATAAACGCGGCAATGACACGCCTAATCCATCAGGAAGTTGTTGTATCAATCCCTGGTGAAAAGTCCAAGGATCCTAAGATGTTTGTTCTTGCATAAAGATCTACATAGAGGGAAGTAAAGGATAAAACCCCAAAAGCCTTTACGCTCGGTCAGGAGCAATGTGTGCGGGGAGTAGCTGACCACACTCCCCAAGAGTGCTGAGAAAGAGAAGTTACTACCATGAAATATACTTTTGAATATCAGGGCAAAAATAAGACAATTAATATTCCTGACGATTATATTAATACACAGAAGAGAACCTTGGGACTCTCCAATAAAGAGGCTATATATTTATTCCTTTGCGACGAAGGGTATGTTGAAAGCGAATATGCAAAAGAACTTACCAAGAAAGCAAAGGAAAGTGGGATTGACGCTGGGGTAAGTAAAAAAAGACGTTCTCCTAAGCGTAAGGAAGATCCTACGAAACGCGCGCTCATAGCCTTTTTATTAGATAGCCTCTTGGATATTCCAAAAGAAGTTAATGTAAATGTAGAGATTCCAGAAGTTGTGAATCCTGAAAGAGTAATCACTTTTTATGTTGGTGATGACAAATATGAACTTACATTATCTAAAAAACGTAAATAATATCTGAGGACCCATACATACTAAGAAATGTTGTTTGCCCTTAATATCTTAGATGTATGCGGGATCTTCCTTTCTCTTAGACTCTGGCGGGTGGTAGCGCTGGAGTCTTTTTTTATGCTCTCATTTCCATGGATCTGAAGCGTATAGAATAGGTTGCGGGATTGAGGATCCTCACTACCTCTCTGGGGAAGTCCCCGTTCTATGAAAATTGGGCGTATAGGACACGCGGCGGCTTTGCGGCCGAACACGACCAGGTTCAAGAGGTGTAGCGATATTGAAGGCATTTGTCAAGTATTTTTTTGTATTTTTCACAAAAAATACGCATTTTTCAGCTTAAACTCCTCCTGATCCTATTCGAGTGGTGAGCCGGGCTATTGTCCCGGGTACCCTCACCCCGCAAGTAAATATTACCACTATCAACCAACAATAGCAAGAACTATTTTTGACGAATTTTAAGCCGTTTTAAGGGGCTATTTTAGATGGTAAACTATAGTTATTCATAAAATAGTAAAACTACCCCTTAAAATCGATTAGAAGGCTCTTAAAATTGAAATAATAAGTAAATACAAACCAATAAAATACCAATAGACAAAAAAAAAGAACCCCTATTTCTAGGGGTTCAAATAATTCTAATAGTTTATAGTGCGCGATAGGTAACGCGAGGGGAGCCGTTCACCTTTGCAAAGCCTACCTTTTCTACAATGCCTAGATTACACGCGGTTTGCATAATACCAGACGCTTTGCCCGTGGTCGGGATACCTTGAACATTATCGACTAACCACTGATTAGTAACGGGTTCGCCGTGTGCTTTAATAATTTTAGTAACTTCAATCGCACGGGCTTCACGTTCGCGTGCGTCCTTAGATTTTGAACGTGGTGCACTTTTTGCGTTCTCTGCTCGCTTATCCGCGGCGGCGGCCATCTTTTCAAGCTTTTCAATAAGTTGGGTGTTTTCACAACCTAGTTCGTTAAGCTCGTTAATAGCGATATGCAATGCTTCGCGGTTGGTGATAGTTAGTACCATAGTTTTTCCTTTCTCTTTTGTGGTAGTTTAATTTTACACCTTACTTTCTCACCCGTCAAAAACTTTTTTTCTTTGTTGGTGAGTTTTTTCTATTCGATTTATAAGGTGCTTCGTCTTTCGACACTTGATATATTACTACTATCAAAAAGCATTGCAAGCAGTAAATAAAGTTCTTCACAATTCCTACACAATTATTAAATGAGCAATTCTAAGCCGTTTTAAGCCCCTATTTTATTTTACAGTTAGTACTTATTCATTAAAACACTTAATAGGGTCTTAGAATTGATTACACGCCCTTAAAACAAAAAATAGCAGTAAAATAATAGGATACTTTCCAATAGTACAAAAGTTAGCTAAGGTTAACTTTACACCAAAAAAATAGGCGGGATAATACCCGCCTTATTATTATTTTAACCCTAATTCTTTAGCTATTTTTGCCGCGTCTCGCCATCCTTGCCCGCATGATTTGCGGCTCTTTTGCTTGCGACGCATGGCAGCAAGTAAAATTTTAAGTTCTATTTCACAATCTTGCAATGCCGTGTGTTTTTCCTCAAACGATAAATCACCTAAAATATATTTTCCAACGGTATCGGCGTTAGTTTTTGGGTTATTTGATTCAGTCACAAACCCATTTTTGTAACACCAGCGCACGTACTTTTTTGTGTTACAAACGGTTGATCCCGCGAAGTCCCAAATATCGCGCCAACCCGTTTTATAAGGCAAGAAATAGCGCCTGAAACCGTTGCTTTCTTGCGAAATGGTAAAATTCGTGCATTGCATATCGAAACGTGAATTAAATGCCCAAACGTCTTTAATCTGATATTTTTTACATAAATAAGTTACCGTTTCCCAAATGGTGAGCGTGTCCGCCAACTCCCATTCACTACCCATATTATTAAAATAATAGGGCAGTTTTTCCGCATAATAAGCGCTTTTCATAAGTTGTTTACTGGTGATGACGTCACTATTTGCAAAAGAAAAACGCTCATAGATGCGACCCTCACGGTCGGCAACAATGCAACCTAAATCATAAAAAAGTGAAGTTTCCCCATGAGCTTTACCGTCGTTGTGCTTAAATAGGTCTACTGCTTCAGTGTCCAATACTAGAAAATTTTTCATTGTTTGCCCTTTCGTTGTTTGGTGTCTTTAACTATCGATAATAATACCAGAGTAGCAAGCATAGTCAAGCGCTTTTTGAAAAAATAATTATTTTTTTCTAATGCATAAAACTAAAATAAAGTCAAGCAATACACAAAAAGAATTTTTGTCAAATGGTGAGATTTTTCCAAAAGATAGGTAAAAATTATAGAAAAAGTACTTGATTTTTGTTAAAAAGTGTGCGGGGAATGGTCAAAAACGTAATTTTGTGTAGTTTTTTGCGTGTTTTAGAGCTTTTCAATGGTTAAAATTACAAAAATGAGCAATAATTCATTGATTTTTTCTATAAATGGAGATTTTTTGTGCGTTTAGTAACAATTTTGTAACAAAATAAGATAAAACTTGACAGGTTTTGGGTTTTGTGATACCAAAAAATTTTTTGAAAATTTCTGAAAAAAGTTCTTGACAAGCACCACGCGATGTGCTAAAATTTTCCGCCATATTTGGTTTTCTCAAACGATGGGCGTTTTTGTTTAATTTTTTCAAATGTAATTTTTGTGAAGGCAAAATAGAACAAATGTTCGACCGTTCAGAATACCCTTCAGACCGCACGAGATCAAATCTGAGGAAGTTAACCAGAGGAAACTTTGGTGTTTAGAATTAACTATTGACAAAAGAGTTTTCGTCATGAGAGGGCATGAGAGCGTTTCTAAGGTACCATTAGCCGCACACTCTTATTAAAATTCACACTTTACTTTTGGACAAAAAATAAGCCTAGCAAAGCGCTAGGCTTTTTTGTTTTCCTTTCTCTTTATTCTTTTGGGTCTTATTTTTTAGAACCCTTGCGCGAGGTTAAACAACAATAATAAAATAACAAAAGTCGAGCCGATCATAAAACATAAAACCCCTGCGGTGAACTTTTTACCACCTGTCAAAAGATATTCTAAAAAAGTTGGTTTAACAATTCTATTTCTTTTGTATAGTGTAGTAGCTTCCCAATCTTGTAAAAGATTTGCATAAAAACAAAAAGTGTAAATACAAATGATAATTAAAAGAATAATAGTACATACATAATGAAACATTTTTAACGCCTTTCTTGTCTTTCGTTGTAACTTAATTTTAGCATAATAAAAAGTAAATATCAATAAGAATTATAAAATTTTTTCAGTTGTGCCCGACAAGGTAGGCTAAAGGAAAGACAGAAACAACGAAACGAAAGACGAAAAACATTAGCCTACCTCGCAGGACACAACCAAAAATATTAGGCTGCTAGGTCCTCCAAAAGAAACCCTAATTGATTGATTAGAGTTCTAGAGTTGTAAGCGTCTATCGTTGTTCCATTCCAACTTTCTAAAACTTCTAACGAATCATCGACCAGAACGGCGTTTTTAATTTTAGCAACGCTTTGTTTTTTTGTTCCATACTTTACCACATGGAATTCATCAAATTCTAACCCAAGAGAAGTACACCACTCTTTTTTACGTTTTTTTACCTCGCGAGTGAATTGTGCACTTGCTCCTTTTGCCCCCCAAGAGATAACGCCTACCGTGATCCCCAATGCTTTGAACGCCTGAAGAATCTTTTGCAATTGTGCAATATTTACAAGTGGTTTAGCTTGCTTGTAGGGTGATGCATCATCGTGTGTGATTTTGTAGCACCAATTATTCACGCTGTAGAGGTCTGCTATTGTTCCATCCATATCAAAATAAATAGCGTCCATTATTTATACTCCTAAAATTGAAAGAATTGATAAACCTAACAAGAAGAATATTACTACAAGGGCAAACCCCGTGCAAGTGTTTTCATTCATTTTTCGCCCCTTTTTAAAATACGTGAAACATTTGTACCAAAACTAACCAGCCCATAAGAAAGAATAAAAAATACCTAATAGCGACACCAATAAGCGTTCCGATCAGTTTTACAAGTTTCATCATTGTCTTTTCCCTTTCGTTCCGTTGTTTACCTTGCATAAGTAATAGTACAGGAACACAACCCAAAAGTAAATAGTTAAAACTATTGGGAAAACCTATTGATTTTTCTCTTGCTATTTGCGGTCAAATGACTATAATAATAAATGTAAGGAGGTAAGAGAAATGAAATAAACAAGCCAACATAGTCACGACCCTGGGTCATTCGCACAACGCGCAGGCGATACGCGGCACCAGGATTCTTGGAGTCTGTGTGTGTTAAGTTGTGGGATAAGGGATAAGAAAAATAAATAGAAAAAGTTTGCAAAAAAGTATTGACAACGCCCTACGCGAGGGTGTATAATTTTCTGCCCGTGCACGGCTTTGACCTGCCCTTTTAACCATGGCTAACTTTAGCCGCAACAAAAAGGCCGAGCACTTGCCCGACCTTGCCGCTATTCTATTTGTTCTATGTTGGCTATATCTCCTGTGCTTCGTCCTCGTCCTCAAATAGTTCGGGTACGTTAAAATCCCAATTAGTAGCGATAAAGCGCAAGACCTCCTCAAGTTGATCAGTTGGCAATGCTCTTAATATTTCATCAAGTAATAGTTCGGCTCCGCCTTGCTCGATCATCACCTGGGCTGCTTCGTAGACTTGTGTGGCGTTCATTGCGTCTCCTATCTTGCGCGGGTTGTTAGTTGTACAGGTCGGATAGTGGATAGAACTCATAGTCATCATCTGAAACACAATCAATAATATAAATAGGCGTGAATGCACTCTCAAACACTGGATCAGTGTAAAACTTTTGTACTCGCTCTAATGTTTGGAGGTAGTTATTAAAATGAGTACCGTTTTTGAAAGCGAACCAGTACAGGCGTTCACCTTGTTCCATGCGGGCGATAAACGCAGCATCAGCCATAAGATCAAAGTTTTGATACTCACTAACACGTCCGTCCTCGGAGCATGTGCGGCATAAGTCACGCATTTCAAGAAATAAATCAACACTAATCATAATGGATAACCTCTCGTGGTTTCGTCTTGTCTTTCGATAAAACTATATTACACCTGATCAGGGTGAAAACTCGCGGCGTTGAGCGTTCTTCACAAAGCCTCCACACTTGCCACTCACCGATAGATCCGACCGTTCACCGATAGGTACTTGACAAATGGGGGGGGGTGGTTATGGGATTCCCGAGAGAGTTAACCGTGGAAAACTCTGCCCTGAGCAATTTCCCCGACAAAACCTCTTTTTCCTTTTTCTAGTATGGGAACTCTACGCTGCTAATTCTATGACGGGTTCCATCGATAAATTCCACCATTTTTCCAGAGACTCCCGCAATTATATATTGCTTCCCCTTAAACATACAAGAGGTCTGCCCGCAATATACATTTCCATTTTTATCTCTTGGAGAAACAGTTTCTTTTGGTGATCTTCTTGGTTTATTAGATTCTAATAGAGGATATGTATTTCTTACCATATACTGATAGCTTCTTTTTGACATATTTCTACAAAAATTAGTTGCAAAACCCATTTCAATTCCTTTCCTTATATTTTATATTATACCATATCCTATTTTTTATGTAAATAAAACATTTTATGAGGTAATTTTGGGCAATGAAAAACAAAATATCATATTTCTTTTTTATTTTTTTTAGAAAAACTATTGACAAGGTGATACTACAAATGCTATAATGTCTGAGTAAGTTAAGGCTAAAGAAAAAGGAGATCTCCTTGAGATTTGATTATAGTTTAAAAACTCCAGAAGAAAGAATTGAGTACTCTAAAAAATTATTAGAAAATTTTAAAGGAAAAGAAATACCTGCTCAATATCTGTCTTATATTAGTGACTATATTCTTTTTGTTGTAGACAAAGATCAGACTAAAAAAGAACATAGAGCTGAGCACTCAATTGTAACAAAGAATAGAGAAGTTACAGTTAATAAAAGGCAGGTTTCTTTTGAAGAAATTGTCTCAAATCTTGAAAATGGCGAAGATGGACTCTATGCCATGATTTCAAATGATAAAAATCAAATTATGGATAGAAAAGAAAAAATATCAAAAAAAGAAATAGCAGAAAATCCTCAGATAAAAGAAAGCTTAGACCTGATTGATAAATTAAAAAAACAGTTTGACAAAGCTACAGGCTTAGCAAAATATTCGTTGAAAAAACAAATTATTGAAACTTGGCAACAAGTGTACATTATGCGGGCTGCAGCAAATGGTATCCCCGCAAAGAACAAGTCTTCTAATCAGGTTAAAACAATGGCACACATGGATTTAACTGAACATATTGTTTTAGACGAGAATAAAATGCCTAAGTCTGACGGAATTATTACTTTATTTAATCCATCTCACGTATCCTTCCTTCTTTACTATTACTCTCAATTAAAAGAAGAATCTTGGGATGATTTTTATTCTGACATGCATTTTCTTCTATTGGACTTGGAAAATTTAGTTGATAAAACATTGGAAAAAGAACCAATTCTTTATGATTTAGTGATATGGAAAATTGATGGTCATACAAATGAAGAAATTCAGAAGTTAATGGAAGCAAAGTATGGAGTACAACATAATGAGCAATACTTTTCAACTCTTTGGAGAAGAAGGATCCCTAAGATGTTATCAGAGCAAGCTCAAAAAGATTGGCTTATTTGGTATTATACAAATGAAGAATATGGAGAGTGGAAGACTTGCGGCAGATGTGGAGAAGTAAAATTAGCTCATCCATTATTCTTTTCTAGAAATACTTCTAAAGATCACTTTTATAGCATTTGTAAAGAGTGTCGCAGGAAGAAATAAGGAGAAGGTAGAATGCCAGGTGGAAATATAGTTTGTTCCAAATGCGGCAGATCAAAGAGAGAAACAGAGTTCTTTAAAATGAAAACTGGGGAACGCTGTTCTCTTTGCAAAAGCTGTTTGACAATGTATATTGATAATAGAAAGCCAGAAACTTTTCTTTGGATCTTAGAAATGTTTGATGTCCCTTATATTGAACATTTATGGATTGAGCAAACCAACAAAGCTTATCTTAAAGATCCTCAAAGATTTGGTCCTGCTTCTGTTATTGGCAAGTATATTCGTGGAATGAATATGGCTCAATATTGTAATTTTTCTTTTGCTGACAGCGATAAATTAAACAAAGAATACTATTATGAAATTCAGCCTGAAATAGATGAAGAAAAAGAGAAAGAGCTGAAAAGAAAATATGACAATGGAGAAATTAGCTTAGCCATGTATCAAACTCTCTCCAATGTCGCAGGAAGATCTTCAGCTTCTCAAGAACACGCTCCAAGAGAGGTTTCTGTAGAAGATCAGGTCAATGTTGAAGATATTTCTGAAGAAGAGTTTGTATTTTCTCAAGAGGATTTAGAGAAAGTAAAAGAAGAACAAGAAGAACAAAAAACTATTGCTGAAGAAGAAATTGAAGACGATAATACAGACTTGGTAGAAACGGATCCTTTGCCGCAAGATAATCGTCCACAGTTTGTTCCTGATTTAGGCATTGATGAAGGAAAGATTTCCGATGAGCTAACTGAAGAGGATATAAAATATCTTATGGTAAAGTGGGGTATTAATTATCGCCCCTCTGAATGGGTTAAACTCGAAGAGCAGTATCAAAAATATGCAAATGAATATGAACTGAATGCGGATAGAGAGGATATTCTTAAAAAGATTTGTAAAGTATCTTTGAAAATGGATCGCGCTTTAGATGTCGATGATTTTTCAAGTTTCCAAAAGTTATCAGCTACTTTTGACTCTCTCCGCAAATCAGGAAAATTTACAGAAGCCCAGAATAAAGAAGAAGAGTCAAGAGATTTAGATTCTATTGGAGAGTTAGTAGCTTTTGTTGAACGAGAGGGAGGAATTATCCCTGAAAAGGATAATCCTATAGAATACCCGCAAGATAAAGTAGATTTCACTATTAGAGATATGCAAAATTATACTAGTAGGCTTGTGCGGGATGAGCTTGGTCTTGGAGAGCTTATTGAAAGTTACATTAAGAAAATTAGTGAACAAAAGACTGATACAGTTGAAGATATTATGCACAGTAGTCTAAGCGAAGAAGACGAAGAAATTACTGAAAAAGAACAAAGAAGTTTTCAAGATTTTGTAATGGATGAACTTGAAGATGAAAGTTTTAGACTTGCGGAAGGTGACTTCTAATGAGTTTAAAAAGTTTGTTAAAAGTTACTCAGAAAATAGATAAAAAAAGCAAGACTGTAGAAGTAGATAAAGAAAAAATTAGAAAGAATCTTGAAAAATATCAAGATATTATAGCCTATTGGAGAAAGTATCCAGATAAATTTATTGATTATCTTTGTTCAATGAATCCAGATAATACTTTTCATTTTTATTACTTTCAAAGAATTTATTTAAGAATTGTAATGAGATATAAAACAGTTTATGCTGTATTTAGTCGAGGTTTTTCAAAATCTTTTTTAGCAGTTCTTTCTTTGATGGTAAAAGCTATTTTATATCCAAGAGCAAAATTAGCAACTGTTGCTGATGGTAAATAAAGATAATAATTGAATAAATACGAAAGGCGGTTTACCGACTTATATGAATCAATATAAATCTAATACAACTAATCAAAACGTTTTTAATAAGATTGATTCTGAAGAGAAAGCTTATTGGTTAGGCTTTTTATATGCGGATGGAACTGTTCGTAGTAGAGAAGGAGATAATCAAATTGAGTTATCTCTTCAAGAATCAGACTATAATCATTTAGAAAAATTTAGAAAATTTATTGAGAATAATAATAAAATTGCCTATAGAAAAAAGCAGAAAGCTTATCGGTATTGTGTACGTTCAAAACAGATAAAACAAGACTTAATAAAACTTGGATGTACACCTAAAAAATCTTTGACCTTAATTTTCCCGACCAAAGAGCAAGTGCCAGACCAATATCTTAGGCATTTTGTTCGTGGATATACAGATGGTGATGGAAGTTTATGTGTCACAAAAGGAAAGATGCATTATGAACTTCTTGGAACTGAAAATTTTCTTATAGGTCTTCAAGAAAGAACTAATGATTTATTCAATGCAACAATTCATATAAATCATCCTGGTTCTGAAGTAAAGCGTATTGTGTTAGGTGCAGCCAAGCAAGTGAAAGATATTTGCGATTGGCTTTATAAAGATTCTAATGTATATTTAGATAGAAAATATCAAAAGTATTACAATTATTATTATGCCGTTCCTTAGAGCAATCTAAGGTATTATTATCGCGGAATAAAGCGGGAAAACCTGTGATGGCAACCCGAACCGAAGGCTATACGAAGTATAGTCAGGGGCAACGCATAGAGGGTGAAAAGATATAATCTCTCCACGAGTCCGCGACTTCCTACAGGGAAGAAAAGATATGCTGGACTAATACGAAATAAGAAGTATTAGAAGTGAAGATAAAAAGCTTCATGATAACAAAATCGAAAGCTCAGAGTGCGCAGATTCTTTCTTCTAAAATGCAAGAAATATGTCAATTAATTCCTGCTCTTGCGAATGAAATTATATGGGACACAAGAGGGAAGATTGCTCAAACCAGTCAATCAAAAGACCAAGTAACTTATAGTTTTAAAAATGGAAGCACTATTCAAAATGTTGCAATGACAGAATCAACTCGTGGCTCTCGTTTTCAGGGATTACTTGTTGAAGAATGCGCGAAGATCGACCAAGATAAATTGACAGAAATTATTATGCCAACTCTTGTTATCTCGAGACAAGTGAATGGTAAGGTCGATCCAAAAGAAGTTCTAAATCAAAGTTCAGTTTTCGTTACTAGTGCAGGATATAAAGATACTTACAGCTATGATAAATTAATTCAAACATTGTGTGAAATGGTAGGAAAACCAGAAGAAGCCTTTATATTAGGTGGAGATTGGAAAATTCCTGTAGTTGAAGGTTTACAGCCAGCAAACTTTATTAGATCACAAGAGATGGATAACTCTATGGACGTAGCTGGATTCGATAGAGAATACAATTCAATATGGGCTGGTAACATTGAAGGTGCATTTTTTAATTCTACAAAATTTGATCAGTGTAGAATTCTAAACATTGCTGAAACAAAATACAATAAAGGTATTTCCTCTAAAGGTTATTATGTTCTTGGAATTGACGTTGGTCGTATTGGTTGTTCTACAGAGGTAGTAGTGATTAAAGTTACTCCAGCTCCGACAGGAGTTGCTGTAAAACAAATTGTTAATATATATACTTTCGAAGAAGATCACTTTGGATTGCAAGCAATTAAAATTAAAAGGTTATTTAATCAATATAAATGTAATATTGCTGTAGTCGACGGAAACGGATTAGGAGTCGGTCTTGTAGATTTCTTAGTTGAGGATCAAATTGATCCAGATACTGATGAGATATTATATAATTGGGGAGTATATAATGACGAAGATCGTACTTATAAAAAATTTGAAACTCCTGATACTATCCATAATGCTATGTATATTATGAAGGCGAACCAGCCTTTAAACTCTGAAATGTACTCTTACTGTCAATCTCAATTATTATCTGGAAAATTAAAATTTTTAATAGATGAAAATGTAGCTAAAAATAAATTAATGTCTCAAGCTCAGGGAAAAAAAATGTCTCCAAATCAAAGAGCAGATTATTTGCGGCCATACGTTGAGACTAGTATTTTAAAATCACAATTAATGAATCTAGTCCAAGAAAACGAAGGAGCTAATATTATTCTAAAGCAGGCTTCCCGTAAGATTAAGAAAGACAAAGTGTCTGCTTTAATATACGGTCTCTATTGGTGCAATCTCCAAGAGAAGAAAAATCATAAAAGAAAGGGAAGAAACATTAAGGATTTTATGTTCTTTACTTCTTCCAGATAACGGGCAAAAAAACAGTATTATATTTTTTACTTTTTTATAATTATTAGTACTTTGTCTTAGAGAGGTTGAGTATGCGAGATTCTCTAGGTGAAATAAAAATATATGATATTTTAAAAAATGCGGGAATTCCTTTTCAAGAAGAATATGAATTTCCTGATTTAATTAGTAGTAGTGGTCGAAAATTAAGATTTGATTTTGCCGTTTTCACGGATGATGGTAAGCTTGATTTTCTTATTGAATTCAATGGAAAACAACACTACTCTCCTGTGTCTAAATATGGAGGTAGTAGAGGTGTTAGAAAACAACAATACAATGATATTCAAAAAAGAAAGTATTGCTTAGACCACAATATAAAATTAGTAACGATTCCTTACTATGAGGAAAATAAAATTTCTTATGAGTATATAATGAGAATGGCTGGACGTTAAAAAGGAGGTGAAAATTGGCGAGTTCAAAAAATAAAGTTGAACGCGATTTTAGATTAATTTCTAATCAAAAGTCCTCCTTAGATTTTAACAAGATCAGGATTGGCAAAGATACTTTAAAGAATGATGTAATAGCTAATCTTGACTTTTGGCGCAAGCCTAATAGAAAAATTTCAAGAGAGCAAGTTGATAGGGCATTAGAATCTAAAAATTTAAAAGAGTTAAGACATTATTCTAATGTTTTTTTTGACACCAGCGGTATTTATTCTCGTTTGTGTAGATATATGGCTTATTTATATAGGTATGACTGGTTTGTTGTTCCTGTTGTTAACGATAATAAGTTAAAGAATGAAAAAATTATTGAAGGCTGGTATAAATCTTCATTATATTTAGAGAATTCTGATTTAAAGAAAACTTTTGGAGAAATAGCTTTGAAGGTTATTAAAAATGGTTGTTACTATGGCTATAAGAGATCTCAAAAGAAAGCTAGTTTTATTCAAGAGTTGCCTGTAGATTATTGCCGTTCAAGATATGAATTAAATGGAAAAGCTGTTGTAGAATTTAATATTAAATATTTTAATGATACATTTTCTGACATTGATTATAGGTTAAGAATACTGAAAATGTTCCCAAAAGAGTTTCATAAAGCTTATTTAGATTATTTAAATGGGAAATTACCTAGAGACTACCAGAGCGATGATGCTGGGTGGTTTGTTCTTGATCCAGAGAATACTGTCAAATTTAATTTAAGTAATACAGACGCTCCATTATTTGCTTCTATTATCCCTTCATTGATGGACTTGGAAGAAGCACAAGAACTTGATAAAAAGAAAATGCTTCAGCAAATTTTAAGAATTATAGTCCAAAAAATGCCAATAGATAAAAATGGAGACTTGATTTTTGATGTTGAAGAAGCACAAGCATTACATAGTAATGCTGTTGCTATGCTTTCAGACGCTATTGGGGTAGATGTACTTACAACATTTGCAGACGTAAGTGTTGCGGACATGTCTGACAAGGGGAATGTTTCTTCAGTAGACCAGTTAGAAAAGGTAGAAAGAACCGTTTATAACAATGCTGGTGTTAGTCAGATGCAGTTTAACACTAGTGGAAATCTAGCTCTTGAAAAGAGTATTGCTAACGACGAAGGAACTTTATCAGACCTTCTTCTTCAATTCCAAGAGTATTTAAATGATTTATTGAAGCCTTTTAATAAATCTCCGCAAAGACTTTTTTATAAAGTTCAAATGCTTCCTACTACAATATATAATTATAAAGATTTAGCAAAATTATATAAAGAACAAACAACTATTGGCTTTTCCAAACTTTTGCCGCAAATTGCTCTTGGTCATTCTCAATTAACTTTAATTTCAATGGCTTATTTTGAAAACGAACTAATGAATTTAAATGATTTATTTATTCCTCCTCAAATGTCTTCGACTATGAGTAGTGCCAATAATAATAGTTCTAATGGCTCTGAAACTAAAGGAGAAGCAAGTGCGGGAAGTGAAGGGGGAAGACCTGAGCTTCCAGATGAGGAAAAATCAACTAAAACAATTCAAAATAGAGAAAGTCAGTCATAGGGGGATTTAAGTGAATAAAAATAGATCTATAGCGACTATTGATGAACCTCAGTTCATCAATTTAGAAGAAAACGCATTAAATCCCGGTATTTCTCAGTGTGAAATTAAAGTATTTTATCTAGGAGAAAATAGAAATCATTCTTATATAGATAAAAATACAGCCATTCAAATGGCTAATTCTCTTCCTGGGACTCCTATTGTCGGAGCTTATAGAAAAGATATTGAGGACTTTGGAGATCATGGACATGTAATGCATATAGAAGATGGGGAAATTACTTTTTCCTGTAAAACAATTCCATATGGTTTTGTTGCTCCAGATGCGGATGTATGGTTTCAAAAGTTTGAAGACTTTGATGAATTTGGTAACGAAATAGAGCGAGAGTATTTAATGACTACAGGATATTTGTGGACAGGACAATATCCAGAAGTTAAAGCTTGTGTTACTGAAGGAAAAGGTCAGTCAATGGAGTTAGACGAAGAGAGTCTTGACGGACACTGGGCAACAAATGGAAATACTGGAATAGAGTTTTTTATTATTAATGATGCAATCTTCACAAAGTTATGTATCTTAGGTGACGACGTAGAACCTTGTTTTGAAGGTGCGTCAGTTACTAGTCCAGAAGTTAGTAAAAACTTCAGTAAAGATCCTGAGTTTTCACGGACTTTATTTAGTATGATGAATCAATTAAAATTTGCACTACAAAACAAAGGAGGGTCGGATATGCCTAATGGAGAACAGATCGAAGAGGTAGAAAATACTGAAAATGAAGAGGAAACCACTGAAGAAGTGGAAGAAACTGAAAATGAAGTAGAAGAAACCTCAGAAGATTCTGCTGAAGGTGACGATTCTGAAGATTCTGAGGATACAGATTTTGCTTGTGGTGGCGGTTCAAAGAAAAAGAAGAAATACGCTGAGGAAGATAAAGAAGAAGAGGATTCTTCTAAGGAAGATCCAAAGCAAGAAGATAAGCCTGCTGAAGATGATCAAAAGAAAAAGAAGGCGGGTACTCAAAATTCTTTGACTTCTGAAAAGATGCAAGCAGAATTTGAAGCTATGAAGCAAGAGCTTGAAGAGCTTCGTGAGTTTAAGCTTGAGCAAGAGAATCTAAAGAAAGACGATTTAATTAATAAGTATTTCATGCTTAGCGATGAAGATAAGGCTGATGTTATTGCTCATAAGAGTGAATATTCTTATGAAGAAATCGAAGAGAAATTAGCATTGGCTTATGTAAGAAAAAATGTTGACTTTACAACGATTGATGGGCAAACAGAAGAGGAAGAGGAATCTCCTATTGCCACTTTCTCTCTTGATAGTCAGTCTGCGGGGTTCGTTCCTCCTGTGGTGGAAGCACTCCGTCATGTAAAAGAGAGTAATTTTTAAAGGAGGAAAGAACTAGATGGCAGTTACAATTGCACGAGATGGTTATGGATATGTAGAGCCTAATCATCTTTCTGCTCCTCGTAATGGGCAGGTATATGCGCAGTTACCCGCAGCCGAATCAATTGAAGTGCTTCAGAACGGCATGTTTGTAAAATATGACTATGCTGCTGGTGAATGCAACTTTACTGGTGACGGTCCTTGGATGATGGTTTTCAATGAAGAAAAACTTTATGACGAGCGTCATCAGATGCATAAGGACTTTGCAATGACAAAGGCAGACGCTTATAACGGAGTAATGACTCCTCGTGTCTTTGCTATGGTTCCTGGAGATATTTTTACAACTAATATGGTAGACGAAGCTGAATATTCTGTAGGCGATATGCTTAAGGTTGGTACTGATGGTGTCCTTGAAGCTGGTGAAGCTCCTGAAGGAGAACATTCTTTTAAGGTAGTTAAGGAAACCACTATGCCAGACCTTCAGCCCGCAGTTAAAGTTCAGGTTATTGCTTAATTAAAGGAGGGAAGTTATATAATGGATTTTAAAGATTTACGTAATCTTGCTTTTGCGGCAGTTCGTGCTGACAAGAATGCTCCTGTAGCTTACTCCTTTGAACAGAATGGTCAAGTTGAGCAGTATTCTGCAGCTGAAGTAAATGCAGCTCTTCGCAATGAATTCTCTAAGCTTCTAGGTGGAGAAAATTGCAAGAATCGTTATGCTGCATATCGTGAAAATAAAAATACAATTTTCCGTCTTATTGAAGAGACTATTGACGAAGTTCTTCCTCGTAAGGTCGAACAACAGTATATGGATTTTGCTGATGTAAGAGTTCTTGCTCAGGGCGATAAGGCAATTTTCAGAAAGCGTATTACTGAGGCTTCTCGCAAGCGCGCTAAGACTTTTGTAACTCAAGTAGGTCTTGCTGGTCGTTATGAAGTCTTCATGCTTGATGGTACTGAAATCGAAGTACAAATGAGTGCTATCGGTTCTGCTTGCCGCATCGGTTTTGAAGAGTTCCTTGACGGTCGTATTCAGTTCTCTGAACTTACCGATGTAATTCTTGAAGGTATGGATGAGTATATTTACAAAGAGATTGCTAAGGCTCTTGAGGCTGCTGTAGCTTCTCTTCCAACTCCTAATAAGGCAGAAGTAGCAGGTTTCGATGAAGCTACTATGGATCAGCTTCTTGCAATCTCTGACTCTTATGGTCAGTCTGCAATTTATTGTACCTCTGAATTCGCTGCTACAATGAAGCCTGCTGAGGGTTGGGCATCTAGCGAAATCAAAAATAACCTTTGGAATAACGGTTGGCTTGGTACTTACAAGAATCATAATGTGATTATTCTTCCTCAGTCTATGGTTGATGAAACCAATACTGAAAAGGTTATCGATCCTGCTCAGGCATATATTATTCCTGTTGGTTCAGATAAACCTGTAAAGCTTGCTTTTGAAGGTCCTACTGCAGTTCGTGAAGTTGAAAATAACGACGATTGGTCACATGATCTTCAGACTTACAAAAAGTTTGGTATTGCTACACTTCTAAATCATTGGATGTGCAGCTATCGCAATACCGATCTTAAGAAAGCAACTCGTTGAACAGAGCCGGTTCCTGAACCAGAACCAGAGCCAGAACCCGAAGACACTGCAGAGGTTGGAGATTATGATTCTCTAACTTCTGCTTTAGATAATCCAGAAGTTAATACAGTAAAATTAACTGGGGATATTAATGTTCCTTCGGTAATGTCTGTTACCAGACCATTGACCATTGACGGTGGAGGAAATACAATGACCTTCTCAACTGTAGGTCAGAATTTAGTTCTATTGGGCAGTGGCTCTGAGTTAAAGAATTTAAACATTAACAATACTGCATTGACAGAATCTTGGAATAGTACTTATGGAGTTCAGTGCTATAATGGCACCTATACCCTCTCTAATATTAAAGCTTCTGGTGGGAATGCGGGAATTCTTGTTAATGGTTCAACAGTAACTCTTGGAGAAAATATTGATGTCTCTGGAAATCATTTTGGAGGTATTGAAGTTTCTAAGGGTAAAGCTGAAGGATTGTCTGATGCTAAATTAATTATTACAGCTCCAATAACAAATACAACAGAGGAATATGGAAAGCCTACTGTTTGGATTGATGGGGAGGGAGCTACAGTAGAAGATTCTACTGGAATGACAGCAACTTCAGACGTAAAAGAAAATCAGGTTCAATATTATAATGATCCTGAAAATGCTACAGAGTAGCTTTGGTTCAGTAGTTAGAGCCGTAAATAACATGTTTATTAAGGGGTGAGTTATTCTCACCCCTTATTTTAGAATAAAAAGGAGAAAAAAGGAGATACAATGAGCGTAAAAGATACTCAAATGATTCAGGTTCGCAATCTAGTAGATCATTCAGTAGTTTTTAAAGATGAAGATACTCACCGTCGTATTGTGTTTAATCCGTTTGAGATTAAAAAGTTAGATGCAGGCACATTGCGTAGATTGAACTATTCACACGGTGGAAATGTTCTTTTAACAAACTATCTTTGTGTTGAAAACGATGAGTTGGCTAAAGAATTTGGAGTTTCTGCAGACACTATTGAATATAAGTGGACTCGTCAAGATGTTGACAATCTTCTTACTTCTGGAAATTTAGACAGTCTATTGGATGCACTAGATTTTGGCCCTGATGGTATCGTAGATTTAATTGTTACAAGAGCTAGACAATTAAAACTTAATGATATGCAAAAGCGTAAGGCTATTGAAGATGCTACAGGCTTTTCTATTAATTCTATGATTGCTATTGAAGAGCGGCTTGAGGAAGATAATGAACAAATTAATTCTGAACCTCGTCATCGTAGGGTTTCTACAAGCAAAGAGGAAACTAGTTCTAGAAGACGTGTAGCCACAGCTTAGGGAGGAGTATTTATATGCCAGAACAGGATATAAGTTTTACGACTCATTTAGACCCTATAGCATCTCCAAAAACTTCTTTTCAAGAAGTCTATGACTTTTTCTTATCTGGAATCACTGACGATATGTTCATGGAAATGACAAAAGAAGACACTGAAGCAATGCTTGAAGAAATTTTAATAGCTGCTTTGCCGCATTTTGAATTTCCAAGATGGGCAGATCCTTTTGATTTAGATTTAAAGAATAAATGTTTTAGTTGCAAGCTAAGCATAGAAGAAATGCGTATTATTAGAGAATATATGATAATGGAATGGCTTGGTTTTCAATTAGCTAATGTTGATCTTGTAAGACAAAAATATAGTGGAAGTGATTTTAGCTTTACTTCTCAAGCTAGTCATATGAAGCAGCTCTTAACGCTAAAACAAGATCATGAACGAGAAGGCTTTCATTTACAAAGGCTTTATTGTCGCAGAAAGAAAGATAAAAATGGACGTATGAGAACCACTTTTAAACAGATTATGGAGCCAATGTAATATGAATACAATATATGAGAACGAAATTGAAAACTCTGCAATCTGTTATAATTTGCATAGAGTTGTAAATCAAATCTATAGACTTCTTCCTTTAAGAGAGGAAGGACAGGATTGGAAAAAACCTCTTTCTACTTTAATTATAGAATTATCAGGTTTGTTTAATCTTTTGCCGCAATTATCTGACGGATTAAAAGTTTTAAGTAAATTAGAAGGTTTACTAACTTTAGGCAATGATTTAGAGTTTTATGAATATAGAAGATGTATTTTTGAATGTTGTTCTATTATTAGTTCTATTGAAAAACAATTAAGTGATCAATAGAAAGTCAAGGAGGGGTAATGTCTATTAAAACCTTGGCGGCTAGAATAGAATATCTTGGAGGAAATCAGTTAAAAAGAATAAATAAACAAAAGCTTAAATCGTTGCAGTGGGCTTTAAAAAATAGTTATAACACAAGAATGATTAAGACTCCATCACATTCAGCTTGGCCTTGTTTGATTAATACCAATAATTTAAAACCAGACTATGATAAAAAATATCTTTCAGTAGAATTTGAAAGCGGCCTTAGTGCGGGAGACACCTTTGAATGTTTAGATGATGGCACTCATTGGATGGTATATCTTCCTATTATTACAGAAACCGCGTATCTTCGATCTGAAATAATTCGTTGTAGATATACTTTAGAAGTTAACGGTAAAGAATATTGGATTTATTTTCAAGGGCCAACAGAAACAGATCTACGATGGTTTCAAAAAAATCAAATTAATGTAAACGAATTAAACTTGTCTGGAACTATCTATATAAAAGAAGATGAAAATACTAAAAAATATTTTAAAAGATTTACTAGAGTAAAATTAGATGGTCATGAATGGGAAGTGCAAGTCACTGACTCTATAACTGTACCTGGAATAATAGAGTTAGAAGTGCAAGAGTATTACGATAATACGATAGAAGAACTTCCTAAAATTCATAAGAACCCAGAAATAGATATAGATCCCAGTCCTGTTATTATAGGAGACACTTTAGTTAAGCCAGATACTGTAGTTGGATATATGATAGATCCTAAATTCTATTCTCCAGAAAATAAATGGGAAATTATTGATAATCCAAGAGTAAGAATAGAAAATATTAAAGAAGATGGTCGTATCTGTGAAGTAAAAATCTTTGCGGGAACAGTTAAACCTTTTACTCTAAAATATGGAAAATCTCAATTAATTGTTAATGTCGATTGGGAGAAACCAATTATCCAAGGGCCTCAAGTTGTTTATCCATATGATACTCATACTTATTGGTTGAAAGATTTAAAGGGTACTTTTTCTGTAGATTCTGATCTTGCGAAAATTATAGAAAACAACGAGGACTCTTGTGTTATAGAAATTGTAACAGGGAAAAAGGGTAAATTTACTTTAGATTGTCTTTTAGAAAATAATTCAAAAACTTCTTTGGAAGTAGAAATTAAATCTTTATAAAAGGAGAATGCATGGTAAAAAAGATTGCGTCTAATATTCTCCGTTCTAATTATAAGTCTACTTTCTTATCAATAAATAAAGATCAAGAGACTATTTGGAGAAAACTTTTTGTAGAAAGTAAACCATATAGTAATTTTTTAAAAAGATTATTGATTATAAATGCTCCAGATTGCTTAGATACTAATCAAGCTCAATATCAAGCAACTATAGATAAATATAGTATAAAAAATATGAGAGATGCTCATTTTATTAGAGCAACTCCAAAACTTCCTTTTGGAGAACATGAGGAAGTAAAATCATATATTATTTTAGAGTTTGATGATTTTGTTCCTACAACAAATCCTAGCTATAGAGATTGTGTTATTAGTTTTAGTATTATTTCTCATCTTGATTATTGGGAAATGGATGACTATAAGCTTAGACCTTGGATGATAGCAGGATATATAGATGGAATATTAAATGAATCTAGGCTCTCTGGAATTGGGACTCTTCAGTTTCTAGGAGCTTCACAACTTGTTCTTAATGAGTACCTCGGAGGGGTTTTATTAAGATATGTTGCAACACATAGTGAGGCTGATGATTCTGAAAATAGAGATAACGATCTTCCCGCACCTGTAGATTTATTATAGGTGATATTTAATATGTTAGAGTTAAACGGAGATTTAGCTAAAATTCTTAGCGGAGGTCAAGTTCCTATAGACAAATGCAATATAGTGATAACTCAACCTAAGCTTAAAGAAATTTGTGCTTTTGGAGAAGATAACTTCTTAATGGGAATTCACTTTTTCACTAAAGCTGATCAAGTGGTTAAGCAAGTGAAAGAGGGCAATTCAAGGTTAGGTATGTTATCAGACTTTCAGTTATTAATGGTAATTATTGACGAAGATAAGAAATCTAAAAATTCTGTTTTAGAATTTTTAGGTCTAATCTTTCCTGATTATAAGATTAGATTTGATCCTGGTTCTATTTGTTTTTTAAAAGATGACAGTAATAGAATTATTGGACAAATTAATCCTATGAATTTTATTTTTTTTCAAAGTAAACTAAAAACTCTCTTTTTACCACAATCCGCAGAACTGGAGGACGAGTATAATCCGGCTAATGATAAAGCTGCAGAGATTGCGGAAAAGTTAAAGAGAGGAAATCAAATCAGACAAGAGCTAGAGCAAAATAAAAGCAAGAATGAAAATTCTAGTCTTTTTGGAGAATATATTTCTATTTTGTCTGTGGGATTAGGAATAGATATAAATATCTTTTTTAACTATACTCCTTTTCAATTATATGATTCATTTCTTCGTTATCAAAAGAAAGTTTCATACGATTTTTATCAAAAAATTGTAACAACTCCTTTCATGGATGGAAGTAAGATAGAAGAGCCAGATAATTGGATGGGTAGTATTTACCGTTAATATATACATGATTTTCATGTTTGTATAATGATGGAAATTATTATTTCCAGCCAAGGAAAAAATGTATACAGATTTTTCTAAGAAGGAGAGAAAATACACATGAATCGTTTTGGTGTTCGTGAGATTTGCGATGTTGTTTTCAAGCCTTTAACTTCTGTAGACATTGGTAATCAACACTTTGACGCGTATCAGCCTGTTCTTTTTATTGATACCGCAAAGACTTCTAGCCTTGAAGGTGCGGCTACTACTGTATATGCGCAGGGTGGTCAAGGTAATCCTCGTCTTATTGGTTGGGACGGAGAAAAAACTCTTACCTTCACTCTTGAAGATGCCTTAATGTCTCCAATCAGCTTTTCTGTCCTTTCTGGAGCTGGTGTAGTTAAAGGTCGTAAAGCAGAAGACGGTATTGATGCTCAAAAAATTTATGTTCATACTAATTATGATATGGTAGCAGAAAAAATTGGAGAGCAAATCGTTGTAAAGCTTACTGATGAAGATCGTAACGGCGCTACCATTGTAGTTTCTAAAGAAGCTCCTGTTTATCCTATTACTCTTGACTCTGCCGGTGCTCAGGCAGAATATCTTTCTGCAGTCACCGATTCTCAGGTTAAGATTTTAGGTGCAGATGGTAATTCATTAGAAAATGCTACTATTAGTGCTAATGGAGAAGTACAGGCTGATGGAAAGACTGTAGTCTTTGTTATTGGTTCTGACACTCCAGGAGATCCTCGTCAAGATGAGCCTGTAGAGGTTGGCGACACTGTTCGTATCGACTGTTATGAAGTCCATGACGAAGGTGCTTATGAAATGCAGATCGATGCTGAAACCTTTGCTGGTTACTACTACATTGAAGCTTCTACATTATTCCGTGATGAAGAGACTGGTTCTGACTTACCTGCAGAATTTATCATTCCTCGTGGTAAAATTCAGTCCAACTTTACTTTCACAATGGCAAACTCTGGAGATCCTTCAACCTTTACCTTTACTATTGACTGCTTCCCTGCATTCACAAAGTTTAATCGTAAGAAAAAGGTAATGGCTGTTCTTCAGGTTCTTGATAATACTGCTGCTTCACACAACTATCGTACAAAGAGCGTCATGGGTCATGAAGGTCGTACCTCAGATGCTGACGTAGACCAATGGTATAAGGCTTCAATCTTTGACGGAGCTGATGAGCAGGGTTTTAACGAAGGCGAAGATGAAACAAAGGGCAATACAGCTGAGACTAATGTAGCTACCAACGCCGATGTCCCAGGAGGATGGGGCGGAAAGACAATGGAAGAACTTGTCGATGGCATCAACTTCGCCTATGAGGACGGTAGCAAAACCTTTAATGTAACTGGTACATTGAAGTATACTCCTGATTGGGATGCTTATTCTGGAGCAGACCAGACAAATTATTATTTACCTATTAAGATAATGGGTAATAAAGGTGAAGTAGTTGCTATGGATCCTTTGTCAGCTCCAGGAACTCCAAAGCTTCATACTTTTGGAGAAACGAATGACGGAGATAACTACATGGTTCTTATTTGCGGCTTTAGCAATGAGCATAATTCTCGTCAATTCACTGTTTATCCTACTTCTGAAGATCAGATCGCTAATACAAATGGTACAACCTATACTGTTAATTGCGCATCTGTTACTTTTGAACCAGGAGAATAACTTAATTTTTGAGGGCACTCTTAAAAGGGTGCCCTTTTTTTGTGTATAAGGAGGGAAAATGCCTTTCGTTGGAAAAGATGGTTTTTATCCAAGTGATTATTTACATTATTGGTGGGAAGATTATAGCGGATCTGCGGCTTTTCTCTCTAGTAAATACTTTGCTACAAAACAATCTATTTTAGCACAACAATTAAGAAATGCAAAACGAAGAAGATCCAGAACGATTAATCGTTTATCAAAACAAACTGGATTATCAAAACAAACTTTTAGTGAAATATACGATACCTTAGATAGAAATCCTAATGCTTTGTCGGGAGACACTCCTATAAATGATTCTTCTGCGAAATCTGAGCCGCAATCTATAGAAGCTGCTTTGGGTATTGTTAACTCTACGGATTCTTGGTTAAATAGTGTCAATAAAGACGCTAACTCATTATTTAGAGCTGCTGAAAAAATGGTAAGTCCTAATTTAGTAAAAATTTGGGCTGAGACTGTGTTAGATGATTATGTAATAAATAGTATCAATGCAGGTAGCTTCTCAGGTGGAATCACAGATGAAAATAGATCTCGAGCAGCCTCAGAGATTATATCTAATTTTAGAAATAGACAAACAAATGGCAAATTGTTTAGCGTTCCAAAGAATTTAGAAGACAAAGAAGCTAGAAACGCTTCTGCCTTAAGCATTGCGGAAAGAGAGATTTTAGCGTTAATTGCTTCTATTGGAATCATGCAAACTTCCTCTTCAGTTCAATCATCTGTAAAATCCTCATGGGGAGGAGTTATTTCACAATGGAAAAATCAGTGTCAAGGTTTAGCAAATGTAGTTGCAGGTAAAACACATGAACTGGCTTCTGCTATGGGACTATTGAGTGCAGTACAAAAAATGGACAAACTTGATGAACAAATAGCTAAGACTTTAACTCCAGAGACTATCGAAGGAAAAAACATTAGTATCAAAAGAATGTTTACAAAAAATAGCACTTTTGATAATTTGAAAATGAGAGCAAATGCTTCTGCTAAAAGAGTATCGAAAAAAATATATAAATCTGATGTTGCTTTAACTATGAATACTAACGGTGTAGATATAGAATTTATTAGAGCAACAGCTAAGAATAAAATCTCTTATTATCCTAATGATCCTTTAATTGAGAAATCTGGTTTTTTGACTATTCATAATCATGGAAGCTTTACTAATTTCTTAAATAGAGAATTAGGAATGGGAAAGAAAGAATTACAAGGAGTTGTTCAGTTAGTAGTAGCTCATTCAGATACAATCAATTTAGATACCTATTGGGATCAATTAAAAGAGAATGTAGCCTACAATGGTTTTCTTTCTGCTTTAGCGGGTTTTTCTGCAGAAGAACAGGCTGAATATATGATTATTGGAGAAAAAATTTTTCCTATTCAAAATATTATCGAATCCGCTATGAATCAAGATATAACTCCATATGCTGTGTATAGTCCAAATTATGATAGAAATAGTTTTATGTCTAAAAATCCGTGGTTGGGAACGGCAAAGAAAAATAGAACAGCTGCTATTGAAAGATCTGAAGTAGCTTGGAATAATACTGCTCAAATGTTAAATTCCATGATTCTAACAATTAAAATGGATATTACTAAAAATTTCATAGCAAATCATCTCTAACTATTGACTTTAATTCTATTTTTTACTATAATAGATTGTAAAATAAAGAGTTATAAGGAGGTACAAATGTCAATAAATTTAGAACAAGAGCTACAATCATCTCTTTCTACTCAAGATATGTATGACATCATTTCTTTTTCTATTGAAGCCGCAAACGATAATGGCTTTATTAATAGCTTTATTTTCAATAGAGCACTATATTTATTTGCTGCAATTATTCTTTATCCAAGTGAAAAAGAAAAATACGCAAGTATTATTTCTAAGAATATAAATGAAGCATGGGATAAATTGCTTGAAGATGGCGTTTTAGAAAAAATGGAAAAATCTTTTCCAGTAGAACTCCAGATGCTTGCAGATAACGCTGAGAATTGGTATGCGGAATATACACAGTATGCTCATTCCGCACGAGGACTGCTTGACACTCTTCAGACATTTACTGGAGATATTGTAAAATCTGCAGCAGAACAGCTAAAAATGGCTTCTGAGCAATCTAACATTCAAGAAGTTCTTCAGATCGCAGACAGGTGGGGAATGAATAATGAAGTTGCTAAACCTGAAATTACAGCTAATAGTCATGAAGTTGTAGATGGAGAGTCTTTGTTGACTGAATAGTCTAATGGTCAAAACAATATTAAATTATAAAGTCTACTTTGAAAAAAGGTAGGCTTTATTTTTTTGCCCAAAATCAGAGATATAAGGATGCCTGTGGTTTTCACTGGCTCTATTTTATAAAGGAAGGTGAAATAACGAGTGGCAAAGTATTCTAATACTGTTCACTATGATATAAAAACCACTCTGGATAGCAGTGGTATTGCGCAACTACAGGCTCAAATTAGACAAGTACAAAACGAACTTCAGCGTCTTGCTAGTCAAAAGCTTATTAGTCAGCCAGCAATGGAAGATGCAAAAGATAAAATTCAATCTTTAAGAAATGCGTTAGAGACATCTTTTAATTCCAAGCTTGGAATGTTAGACATGACGCAATTTTCTAAGTCTTTGTCTAATGCTAAGATTTCTATCGGAGATTTGAGAACTGCTTTTGCAACAGCTGGAACAGTAGGAAATCAAGCTTTTGTTAGTACTATTGGACAACTGGGGAAGTTAGACACTAATCTTAATACTGTAAGTAAAACTACCGATAAAATTTTTAACACACTCGGGAATACTGCTCGATGGGGCATTATTGCTAGTGGTTTTCAAGGTGTTTTAAATTCAGTTCATGAAGCTTCTCAATACGTGAAAGATCTTGATACTTCTTTAACTAACATCATGATGGTTACTGACTATTCAAAAGATCAAATGTATGAGTATGCAAATGCTGCCAACGAAGCAGCTAAAAATTTAAATAGTACAACAGTCGCAATGACTGATGCTACTTTAGTTTTTGCACAGCAAGGTTTTGATTTGCCGCAAGCTTCTCAGTTAGCAGAGATGTCTACACAGTTAGCTAACGTATCTCAGCAAGATACAGCGACTACTTCCGACCAGATTACTGCTTATATGAACGCATATGGCATGGATGATAATATGGAAGCTTTAAGCTCAGCTCTTGACTCTTGGGCTAAAGTTGCTAATGTGTCTGCTGCGGACGTAGAAGAATTAGCTACAGCATCTCAAAAAGCAGCTTCTACTGCAAACACTGTTGGCGTTAATATGGATCAATTGGCAGCTCAGATTGCAACTATTGAATCTGTAACTCGTGAAGCTCCTGAAAATATCGGTAATGGTTTAAAGACTATATATGCTCGACTTTCCGATATTGGTATGGGTGAAACCATGGAAGATGGAGTAGACCTTGGTGTTGTTACTAAACAGCTTGAGCAAGTTGGGGTTGCGGTTCTTGATTCCGAAGGAAAAATGCGTAATGTTGGCGACATCATGGAAGATCTCATGGATGTATGGTCTTCTATGGATACTACTCAAAAAGCTGCTGTTGGAGCTACTTTAGCTGGTAAATACCAACTTTCTCGTTTTGAAGCTTTAATGAATCGTTCTGACTTATATGCGGAATACAAGGATGCTTCATTAACAGCTAATGGCGAAATGGATAAAATGCAAGAAGTTTACGCAGATTCCTTGGAAGGAAGATTAAATAAACTTCAAGCAACAGCAGAAGGTATTTTTAATGATTTGTTCAACAGCAGTGATTTCTATGGAATGATTGATGCTTTAACAGCTGCGTTAGATTTGATGAATCAATTCGTGGATGCTATTGGCGGGGGAACTACAGCTTTAACTGGCTTAGGAGCAGTAGCTACTAGAGTATTTAGTAATAATATTGCTTCAGGGCTTAGCAATTTTGTTTCCAATAGAGATAAACAGAGCTTAGCTCGACAAAATAGACAGAATGCATTGTCCAATTTGCAGGACTTAGGTCTTGATACTTCTTCTACAGACTCTAGAGTTCAAGATTTAATTAATTTTACAGAACAAGGTTTAGCTCATGCGGATCAAATGTCTGAAGATCAAAGGATTAGTTATAATAAGCAAGTTGAACGCTCTGTTAATCTCTTAAATCAACAACTAGAGTTAGAATCTAAGCTTGTAGGTCAAGCACAGCTTTTAAATTTAGCAGCTGCTGAATATAACAATACTACAGATAAACTATCCGACTACGGAGATCTTTACAATATTCCTTTTGATGAAAAAGGTCAGTTCTTAGACAGCATAATTCAACAAGGAATTGTTACTGAAAGTAGGGATGAAAAAGGAAGATTCAAGACTAAAGATTACGAATCAATTTTTGGAATTGAAAGAGAAAAAACTTTAGAGGGTATATCAAATCTTACAGGTAACGAAAATTTTCAAAAGAAAATTTCTCTTTATGTAGATGATATTGTTACTCAAGTAAAAGAAGCCGATTCCGTTCTAAATTCTTTCAAGAAAGATGGACAAGTATCTTTCGATACTGTTAAAGCTTCTGTCGAATCAGCAAATGAAAGCTTAAAAGAATTTTATATGAATATGAGGTCTAACACCTCTAATTTAAGTGACATGAAGATGATTGCTGATAATTTAGATAATGCTTTGAGATTAGACGAAAGTAAAGAGGGAATTAATCAAGTTTCTAACGAACTTGGAAGACTAAAAACTTTAATGATTAGTCTCCAAGAAGCCGTAGATTCTCCTTTAACGACTTCTCCTTCTATTATTGAAGGATTGCAGGATAGCTACTCTAAAAATCAAGCTCAGCTGATGGCTAATCAAGGCTCTAATAATTTAATGCAAGAACAATGGATTAGACAAGAGCAAATTAATAATGTAATCAATGCTGCGGGTGCGGTAGGTCAATTAGCTTTTAGTTGGCAGAGTTTTCAGTCATTGGGAAGTCTTTGGGCAAACTCAGATATAGATGGTGGAGAAAAACTCTCTCAAACAATTACTAATCTACTTATTAATCTGCCAATGCTAATTTCTGGTTTTGCAGATTTGTCTCAAATTGGAAAAACTGGAGCTTTTAATGGAATAGCTAAGAATTTAGAGAATATTGCAAAACAAAAGACAGGGCAAGTTGTTGCACAAAATTTTTCTTCATTAACCGATGTTCTTGATGAAGTCATAAGAAGTGGAGCAAGAGCAACTGTTACAACAGAAGTGCTTTCTGCAAAAGCTAGAGTTGCAGGAGGGGCTGCTAACGTTGCGGCTAAAGGAGTAAGAGCGTTAGGAGCTGCGCTATCTTGGCTTGGAGGTCCTGCAGGAATTGCAGCAATGATTGCTATAACTGGCATTTCTTCGGTATTGTCTGGAATTAGTGCAGCAAATGAACAGGCTTATTCAGACTCAAAAACAAAAGCTGAAGATGCTGTTAGTGGATATTCTGAAATTGAATCTCAAGTTAGCAATTTTAATACTCTTTATAACGACTATAAAGAGACAGGAACCGCTTCTGAAGAGTTTAGGTCTTCAGCTCAGGAATTAGCTGACACTTTAGGAGTGCAAGGTTCTAATGCTTTAATCGCAACAGATAACTTTGGAGAATTAGCTTCAAGAATAGAAGAAGCTGATGCTCAGCAAAGAAAATATGCTAAAGAAGATATTCAATCATTTTTAGCAGGCTCAAATGCAGACTCTCTTAGAGGAGGAATCGGGAATGGCTCTATTTATCAAGATTTAAGAGGAGCAATTTCCGCAGGTCAAGGCTCTGAAATGTGGTCTACTCGTCAAGACTATCTTGGAAAAATTACAAAGGCTGAGGCTGATAGTGATCCAGCTAAAGCTATTGGAGCTATAAATAATTTAATCAATGAATATAATTCTGAGATTGAAGATCTTGATGAACAAATCAAACAAAAAAGCTTAGAGAATCAGGACACAACAGATCTTGATAATTTAAAACAACAGTATCTAGCCAATATAGATAAATTAAATTCTGTATTAAATACAGAAGATATTGCAGACTATTTAGCTCAGTCTCAAACCCTAGCAGAGTTAGAAGCTAAAGACCTAAAGTTTGATGAGAATTCTGATATTCAGAGTATTGTGCAACAGTTCCAGGAAAATGATAATATCAATGGTTTTCTTGAGACTTTCACAAGTTGGTCTGATCAATTAGCTTGGATGATTCAAAATACATCAGATGAAGCAGCTAAATTAAAGCTTGAAGCAGAACAAGCTCAAATGGGATTGACTGAAGAAGCTTACACTTCAAGAATTGATAATGGAGCTTCGGAAGAAGATGCTAATGCGTATGCAGATGAAATTTATCAGAAAATTGAAGATTCAGGAATTTCTGATGAAGACTTAGTTAAAATAAAAGCTAGTATTGATGGAGATTATCTTCTTGAAAATATTGATTCTATTATAGAACAATTAAACAATGGAAGCTCTGTAGATGAAATTGTTCTAAAATATAAATTAGAAAACCAAGAAATGCCTAATTCTAATTACCTAAGCGATTCTGAAATTGCTGAAACTCTTGGGGATTTAGAATTAGAAACAAGTGATTTGGAAAATTATCAAGATGCTTTAATTGCTAATTCTGAAACCTTCTCAGAATATAATGATAGAATTGAAGAAAATAAAAGAAGCTTAGAAGATCAAATAAGAACAGTTGAAAAGCAAAAAAAAGCATCTGAAGAAGCTGGAGAATCTACTGAAGATCAAGAAAAAGAGCTTAGAAGGTTAACTCAAGAACTCAATGATAGCGATGATGCTTTAGACAGTATGACTGCAATGCTTCTTGAAAGTGCAAAAGGAGCAGAAGAGCTTTCTGAGGTTTATGACGATGCAGAATCTGTCTTAAAAGATACCACATCTTCAACTTATGAGCAAACAGAAGCTGTTAATTCCTTAGTTCCAGGTCTTGAACATTTATTAAATCTTGATATGTCTTCATGGTCTCAAGACATGAAAAATGACTTTGTTGTTCAAAATTTGAATGACATTCGAGACGCGATAAACGGAGATGTTTACGCATTACAAAGACTAAGAGGAGAAGCTGCACAAAGGATTTTAATTGAAGCTGGGGTTGATCCTAATTCAGATGTAGCAGGAGAAATGAGCAGTATTATTGCTTGGGCTAATGCAAATTTACCAGATTTACAAGCTGGAGCAAGCATTAATGATGCAACTTTTATTGCTCAGTTAAATCATATGATTCAATCCGCCTATGATGCGGGGCAAGATGTTTCTGCAATTCTTGAAGCTATTAGCGAGCTAGGGATAGACGCTAATGTTAATTATAAAACTGTTTCTGTTAAAACACCTCAAATAGATACAAGCAATTTTAAAGCTGCAAATACTGGAAAAGGTGTTGTGGCAGATACTACTGGAGGAATTTTAAGTTCTTCAATTTCGTATAAAGATATGCCCATGCAGCTTCCGACCGTAGAACTAGGCGATTTAACGTATCGAGGAGGTTCTTCTGGGTATACTCCATCGTCTCCTGTTGGAAAAGGCTCTGGCGGCGGAGGAGGCGGCGGCGGAGGAGGCGGCGGCAAAAAAGGCGGAGGAGGTTCTGGAGGATCCGGCGGATCTGGATCTTCTTATGAACCAAAAACAAAAGATCCTATCGAAGAAGAGATAGATAGATACGAACGAGTCAATACTCTTATCGACGCTGTAGCCAATGATTTAGATAGAGTTGCAACCGAACAAGATAGACTTGCTGGTTTTGAAGTTATTGACAATATGGAAAAGCAAATTGATCTTATCCAACGTCAAATCGAACTTCAGAAAGAAAAGCTATCTATCCAACAACAAGAACAAAAAGAACTTCGTAACAGCCTTGCTTCAGATTATGGCATTCAATTTGATGCTGAAGGATTTATTACTAATTACGCTACCGTTCATCAACGATTAACCGATGAAGTTAATCGCCTTATTAATCAATATAATGCTACCACAACAGAAGCTGGTCAAGAGTCGTTAGAAGAACAAATTGAAAAAGCGCAAGATCGTCTTGATGATTTTAAAGATGATTATCAACGCTATGACGAACTAGTTTCTAGCGATATGAAGGATACGCTTCAAACTCTTGAGGACCTAGAAGATCAAATTGAAGATTTAAGAATTGAAGCGTTTGAAACTTCTGTAGAGGCCGCAGACAATATTAAAGACATTCAAGAAGCCTTAAATGAATTTAATCAGATATTTAGCGGATTAAAATCTGATGATCCATTCCGCCAAATGGCTTTATCTGTATCTAATTTAATTGATTATTTTGACGTAGCAACAGACACGGTTGATGAATTTTATGACGAATTAATCGCTCGCACAGAAGAGCAAATGAAGACAGCTACCACTGATGCTCAAAAGGCTTATCTCCAAAGCCAGATTGACCAAATGAAAGCTGCTCAAGAAGCTTTTGGCAATCAAACAATGGAAGAGTATGGTACTGGATATTTAGATATGGCGATGTCTAATCTTCAAAATATCCTAGATCAGATTAATCAGTATGAGCAAAATGGTACTAGTTCAATCTTTGGAGAGGATGCGGGAGATCTCTATGAAGTAGCTAAGGATGTCTTCGACCAAACTACAGAAATGATTGAAGATTATGAAAGCGAAATAGATGATTTAAGAGATGCAATTCTTGATGCTATTGACGAGATAGCTGATGAAATGGATCGCCGCATTGAGCAATATGAAAATATTACTGATGAACTTGAGCATCAAAGAGACATTATTGAACTCATTCATGGAGATGAAGCTTATACTCAACTAAATGAAGCTCTCGCCGCACAACAGAACAACTATAGAGCGCAAATCAATGAAATGCAACAGCAGTTAGATATTTGGAAAGATATGCAAACTGCAATGGAAGAAGGTTCTGAAGAATGGTTAGCTATCCAAGAGCTAATTACAGATACTCAATCTGATCTTAATGATTTGGTTCAAGAATCTTTAGAAAACCTTCAAGAACAATATGAGAATACTGTTAATAAAATTATGAATTCTTGGGTTGAAAACGCTCTTGGAACAGATTTAGATTGGATGAATGATCAGTGGGAGCTTATTAACAGAAATGCTGACTATTATTTAGATGATGTAAACGCAGCTTATGAAATTCAAAAGCTTCAAGGTGATTATCTAGAACTGTTAGACGGATCTAACGATGTTCAAATCCAACAGATGATTACTGAACAGATGAAACAGCAGCTTGGATATTTGCGGGATAAGGAAAAGATTTCTGAATACGATGTTGCTTATGCGCAAGCTCAATTAGAGATTTTGCAAAAGCGTATAGCTTTAGAGGATGCTCAGCGTAATAAATCTCAAATGAAACTTAGAAGAGATTCTCAGGGTAATTACAGTTATGTTTATACTGCTGATGAAGGAGACGTAGCTAATGCTCAAGGTGATTTATTAGATGCTCAAAATAACGCCTATAATCTTTCTAAGGAGCAGATGAAACAAACTCAGGATGATTCTCTTTCTGCTCTAAGTGATGCGCAACAAATGTTAAATGATATTTGGACTAATGCAAATCTTACACTTGAAGAAAAGCAAGAGAGAACTCGTACCATTATTGATAGTTTGAAAGAGTATCTTGAAGGAACAAGTGAGCAATTAAGCACCTCTGAGAAAAACATCATTAATGACTTTATTGGTATGGTCGAGATGATGACAGATGAAAATAGTGAGAGATTAGATGATGTCTACAATCAAATTATAAATGGCAACATAGACGCTTTTGATCAGATAGATACTCGCTGGTCTACATCTTTAACTCAATGGTTACAGAATCTTGAAGACTTCAATAATTCTACTGACGATATGTTTGGCAGTTTAGTTGACAATGCTACAGATTATCAAGACCAAATTGATGAAGTTGGTGACTTAGTAGAAACTGATTTCAATGATATGTCAGATGCTATTCAAAATACTGTAGATAAGACTAATGATTTAGCTAATAGCACTTCTGATTTTATCAATCAGTTGAAGAACGATGCGGGAACTATAAAAGAATACGAAAATATCCTTCAAGACTATGCTGACAAAATCTCAGATGTTACTAATGAAATGAAAGCTTACCAAGAGCAAGTAAACGAATTAGCAAATAAGCTAACTGCGAAAGAACAAGAAAATGCTAATTTACAAAGTCAAATAAAAGATCTTCAAAATCAAATCAACGGAACCAATGGAAGTGGTGGTTCTGGAGCAGGAGGATCTGGGTCTTTAGCTAACGGAATCCAAGTTGGAGATTGGGTCGGTTATACTGGCAAATACTATTATGACTCTTGGGGAAGATCTCCTGCTGGAAGTTGGGGCGCAGGAAACAAAGGAGCTGTAAAAGTTGACTCTTATTCTGCTAAGAAGTATGGAGGAAACGCTAAAAGCACTGGAGATTACAATGTACACATTACAGGAAGCAATGGTTGGGACCTAGGTTGGGTTAAACCCTCACAATTATTTGATACTGGTGGGTACACAGGGTCATGGTCTGATGGAAATAAAGAAGCAAAAGATGGAAAATTGGCTTTCTTACATCAGAAAGAAATTGTATTGAATGATTCCGATACAGAAAATCTTTTAGCAGCAGTTAAGGTCGTAAGACAACTAACTCAAAGTTTAAAGGATTCTGCTATTCAGAATGACTTATTTAATTTATCAAATCTAAAGATTTCAGAGCAAAAAGCGAAAGAAATTGAACAAAACGTTCATATTACAGCAGAGTTCCCTAATGCCAACAATGCAATAGAAATAGAACAGGCCTTATTAAGCTTAAATGATAGAGCTATTCAGTATAGCTTTAAGCAAGTATAAGCTGTGGTCAAAAAAATATTAAGATTTATATATAGTTTTGAGATGAATAAGAGCATAAATGAGTTAAAAATGAATAGGGGCAGTGCAAACGTTTGTGCTGTCCCTATTTTTTTGTTTTATATAGAAGGAGGTAGCTTTGGGTATAGACCTGCAGGATGCAATTCTTCAAGCAGTTCAAACATTAACTGATTCAAGAATTGATAAATTACAACTGGATAAAACCATTACAGCTACCGTTGTTCAATGTACAAATTCTCTTAATGGTGAATATAAGTTAAGTTATAATGGTGGATATATTTATGGTTATGCTTCTGAAGGAACGAGTTATACTCAAAATCAATCAGTATATGTGCTAGTTCCTGAAGGGGATTTTACAAAGAAAAAAATTATTGTAGGAAAAACTCAAGCTCTAGAGGATGATCAGAATATATCCTTTGTTGCTTCCGCTTTAAGTGACTATAATCTTTTAGGAAAAAATGCAATTTCTGACAACAATTCAGTATTGCCTGTTAAAATGTGTTCATATCTAAAAGAAAATTATATATTATTATATCAATACGATTATGAAGAATCTTATTTATCTGATTTTCTAACAATAGATGCTCAAGAGTTAGAAAATGGATTAAAAGAAGCAGAAGCTCTTCTTATAGAAGCTTCTTTCCAAACAAGACTTCCAAAAGAACATAGATTAAGCAAAACTGGAGTTTATGGGTTACAATTTGTTTTAGCATTTGCTGACAGAGATAATGTAGATGAAGAAGGAAATGCAGGGATAAAATATTTATCTTATACAATAGATAATAATAATATGACTGGAAATCCTTACTTATTTACTAACTGGTCAGATCAATACGCTATATATCCAATAGACACAGAAAACTTTTTATATATAGATAGCATTCTTGCTTTTGCTAATGATTTCGTTGAACAAGATGATCGTGTAAACGCTGAAATGTGGGGCGAAGATATTTTTGTTAAAGATCTAGAGATCTATGGGCTAAAACAAATCACCGCTGTTAGTGGAGATTATAAATTATCTTTGTCTATGCCGCAAGGTTCTACTTTTAAATCTATTCTTGCGGACGATGCTTTGCAGGTTGTTGGAAAAGTTACTCAGCTTTCTACAATTCTTTCTGACAGTACTATGTTTTACTGGTTCGCAGAAGATAATAGAGTAACTGCTGCAAGTGAAGACTATCAAATGTATGGCGGTTCAGGGTGGCGTTATTTAAAGAGTAAAAGTAATAATTATACATTTACTACTTTTGGAAATGAAAATAAAGCTTATGAGAATCGTTATCTATGTGTAGCGGTTTATAAAGAAACAGTTATTCTTAAAGAATATTTTACTTTATACAATGAAGCAGCAAAAAGAGATTTGAGCATTTCTTCTTCTCTTGGAGTTAAATTTAGCTTTGATAGAGGAATTCCAACTCTTACTTGTTTGATTAATGGAAAATCAAAAGATTTTGAATTAGGAGAGCCAAATGCTCACCAAGATAATTGGTTTAGATTTATTTGGTCTAAAGTTGACTCTTATGGTCAGACCACCATTTTTAATCAAACTAAAGAAGAATTACAGGCTGCTTATGATAAAGGAATAGAAGACGGAATTGGCTATGCTGCTCTTTCTGCTTTAAGAGCTGAAATTCTCGCAATGGAAGGGGTAGAATTTACTCCTGGAAAAAATACTTTGACCTATCCTGTAAAAGGAATAGATGGAAATGCAACTTTTAAATGTTCTGTTTACTTGCGGGATACTGCTCAAGGAGAAGAATATTATATAGGAACAGCAGAAATCATTCTCCAAAATGAAGATGTTTCAACTCCATACGATTATTATATCATAATTGAAAATGGCGATCAAGTTTTTCAATATAGCGAATCAGGGGTGTCACCTGACGATGAAAGGTATACAGATCCATTAGAAATTAAGCCTTTAACTTGTCACTTCTATGATCCTGCAGGGCTAGAGGTTAATAAAAATACTTATGAAGTAAAATGGAAAGTCCCTCTAGAGAGCACGATGATCGTCACTCCAAAAGAAGGAATGCAATATAATCCTGCTACAGAAAAAATTGAATGGTGTGTTTCAGAAAATTATCCTACCGACATTGCTAGCGATTACGACTATCAAGCTTTAAACAATCAAATTCAAGCAATTGTTACCTATCAAGGACAAGAATATACTGAATATACTCAATTTTTATTTACTAAAATTGGAGAAAATGGAACTAATGGTACAGACATTGTAGCTAAAATTTCTCCTACTTCAGATAATAATATTCTCGATATAGAGCTTTTAGCTTTAGAGCTAAATAATGGACAGCCTAAGCAGTGGAATACTGGTCAAGCTTATGGCTCTCAGGTTTTAAAGTTCAGTTTATATCAAAGAAATGAACAACTTAATATCTTAGATGAGAATATATCTTGGTCTATTTCTGGCGGAATTAGTAGTTCAACTAGAAGTAAATATATGTCTGTTGATAGTGGACGAGTATATTGGGAAGATACTTCTAAATCTGATCAGGCTATGTTCCGCAACCAGATTGTTAAAGCAGCCACCCGTTTAGACGGATTTGATTATTATGCTTTTTATCCTATTCCAGTAATCGATTATAAAAGTAATGTAAATTATAAAGTTAGAATCAATCCTACTTATACCTTAAAAAGTATTACTTATAATGCGGATGGACGAAATCCTTTATATAATAAAAATCAAGGGATATTTATTGATTTAGATGTTTCTGGGAAATATATAGTTTGGCAAGCAGAAGGCGGAGAGCCTAGACGTGCAGGTACTATTTATTATGACAATCCCACAAATGCTTGCTTTAAATTAACATACGACAAAAATAGTTCAGATGGGCAAACAGTCTTAACTCCATTAGATACTGATGATGGAAGTTGGAAAGACTTAACGAGTTTTTATATTCTACCCGATGATGTTTATGATGGAGAGTATTGCAATAATCTTGTTCATGGCAAGATTTATTCATCAAAAACTATTTATCAAAATAATGGTAATCCAGAAGTTGAAATTTATATTCCTATCTATATGAGCCTTAATACGTATGGATTAAAATCTTTGAATGCATGGGATGGAAACCATGTAGAGATTAATGAAGATGAAAACTATATCCTTGCGCCGCAAATCGGAGCTGGTGAAAAAGATAGTGAAAATAAGTTTACTGGCGTAGTAATGGGCACGACTAAAACTTATGATGCGGATGATACTTCTATTGGACTTTTAGGATATAGTCATGGCAAGCAGTCTATTTGGTTAGATGCGGAAACTGGCAATGCAATATTTGGTTTGCCAGAAGATCAAGCAACTAATTCTAACCATTATACAGAAGGTAGAATCGAATTAGTACCTGGTGGAAATAGTAAAATAGGCATGTGGACAATTGGTTCTCGTGCAATGTATAATATGACAAAACCTCCTGAGCCTATAGGTTCTGATGATGAAGGAAATATAGAATTTGAGGATGAATATATTAAGGTTAATCCTGATAATCCTTATTCTGATTATCCTGTTCCTGACGCTCAGATGTCAATTCCGCATGATTCACAAGGTATTTTATTAAATGCTAATCCAGCCTATATATCTGTTAAAGGTATGCCATTAAATGAAGATAATTCAGATATAGATTGGGAAGGCGCTAATACTACAATAAGACAGGGAGATAGTCTTGAAGTAGAATTAGATCCTAGAAAAAGTTCTGTATTTTCAATTTATCGACATACAACTTATGATGGATCAGTAGACACAGGACATTGGAAGCGTTATCCTCTTGTTGGGATCAACGCTAACGGTCAATTTTATACTAATGCTATTGAAGATGGAGAATCTTCAATGGGTATCGGCAATATAGGAGCTTTTAGGAATCCAGCAGCTGATAAAAAATATGTGGGAGCACAGTTTGCGTGGAAAGGCAGTAATCTTTTTAAATTCTTTGTTGATATTGCAGAAGACGAGAGCGATGAAGATAAGACCTTGCATATTTCAACTGGTAGTAAAGTGGGAAATAATGGAGATGAATATCCTAGAGCAATAAGGATATATGGGAATGGAATTACTTTGTTAGCCCCTGATTTGGGCAACTATAATTCACCATCCTCTGTTCATAATATTAGTATTACATCTTCACAAGCTACTTTTGGTCATTTAGATAGCTCTTATATTAATATTCCTTATAATAGCTCTGAGAACGCTGAAATAACTTTACAAAATGGGTTAAACATTACTACCGCTTCTAATCGAAGTACGTTGTTTAGCACTGGTGGCTTTACTTTAGAAACAACAGGCAATGACAATTTACCTAACAATATTACGCTTAATTCTAATCAGAATTTCAATGTAAATGCTTCTAAAGATTCAAATATCAAAATTGCTAAATATCTATATCTAGATACTCAAGATTTTCATATTAATGCCCATGTTGCAGATGAAGTTGTTGAATCTAATTGGTCTGACAATTTTGATACTCCCACTTCAGGTAAAGAGAATTCTGTGACTATGACAAATGTAACACAGCTTTCTGTAGGAAATGATAACGCTTATATTAATTTAAGACCTGTTTCTATAAAGAGTAGAATGCATTCTGACACTGGTTGGAATATAACCTCAAAGACTGGTGGCATTTTTATGAAATCTTATCAGTCTTCTGAGGGAATTATTTTACAAGCTACTCCTCCTAATTCAACAGATGCGAATGGAGTAAGACTTTCTCTTATTCCGCAACAAGGAGGTAGCTCTGATTTCTTAATTACCTCACCACATGGTACAATTCAGTCAAAAGCTAATTTAGGAAATAACCGATCTGGAATTCAGCTTTATCCAGGTATAGGAAGTCAATGGGGATACTTTACTGGTAAAATAAATGGAACTGAGAACTCTATCCAAGCAACAAATAGAGTTCAAGCAAGTGGTTTTTATTTTACTTCTAATAAATCTTATAATTCTGTTTATAATAGCGCTGGTAATTCACAAACTTATACGACCGCAAGTATTGAGCAACATATTGCTTGGCTTTATAGTTTGGTAAATGGGGCATATAGTAGAGCAAACAGCGCGTATAGTAGAGCTATTAATGCTCAGAACAAAGCTGATAGCGCTTACAGTCTTGCTGATACAAAGGTAAGTGCGTCGAGATTCAATAACCATACTCACAATGTTAGTGTTGGATATAGCCAAACCTATTATGGAAGGTATCTTCTTCCAAATGGAGGCAGTGGTGCGATGTATACTGACATTAATGGTATTCCTGGAGGAAGGCCTATTGTCACGGGCATTACATCAGGCACTACTTCTGGACCTAAGTGATTAAGAAATACAAGGAGATAAAATGAACGAATTACAATTACGTGTTGAAGTTCAGGGAGCTGTTCAGAATTACGCTGAGCAGCTTCTTAACTTAAATGGCATTCCCGCACATATAGTGGAGGATGCTTTTCGTAAGACTCTTAGTTTTATTCAGGAACGAACTCTTAATGAGTTTATAACTTCAGTTACCGTTTCTCCTGAAGATCCTGATGAGGGAAAGGAAGAGGATGGCGGAAAAGAAATTAGTTAAACAAGTTACTGTTAAAAATGAAGACGGTCAACTTGGAAACCCTTATAATATAGGGGCATCTTTTGAAGAAATTATAGATACACGCAATGGTAAAGGGAATTATTCTTTAGCTCAATTTTTTGATAATTATATAGATTTTATGAACTCTAACAGCTTTGTTGCTTATGGAGACACAAAACCTACCAATACGCATGTGCGGGTTTGGATTGATACATCAAGTTCTAATTTATAAGGAGGAATAGAGGATGCCAACTTTAGTTAATACTCTTTATCCTCCACAAATTAATACCTTCCTTCCTGCTTTTGTGAACACAAGCGATGCAGTAATATATTTTTCGCTTTCACCTTACAATTCTTCTTCAGCTATTCAGAGAGTTCATGTTTCTTTGGTTAACCAATTAAACAATGAAAATGCTCTAATTAATGCAAGTGGCATATTGATTTCTTCATTAAATTATGATACTGCTTCTGGAATGTATTATGTAGTTATTCCAGTAACTTCTGTAGAAGGTAATCAATTTAATATTAATCAATTCTATAAGGTTCAAGTTCGATTTGATTGTTATGAAGGAGAAGTTCCTGTTGATGAAAAACAACTAAATAGCTATTTTCTTGATTATCAAAATTATTTCTCGGAATGGTCAAGTGTTTGTTTAATTAGATCAATTTTGCAGCCTGATATTCAGTTAAGAACATTTGATACCTATACTGGATCAAATACAATAGCTTTTAATAAAGGAATTATTCCTATTTCAGGAAAAATGTTTTTTGGAGAAGGAAGCACTGTTGAAACTGAAACTCTTCAGTCATATCAAATTCAAATACTAAATCACAATAAAACAGAAATAATGATGTCTTCTCCTACAATATATACTGGTGATAACATAGACCCGAATGATCTCAATTATAGAATTGATCTTCAGGGATTAGATACCAGTAGTTCTATAGAATTTGTTCTAAGAATTGTTGCAACGACTAAAAATCAGTATAAATTAACTAAAGATTGGGAATTTCAAATTTCAGACTTTTTAGATGAAGAAACTTTTGACCCTACTCTTGAAGTTAGTGTGAATGATGAAGAAGGAATTGCCACTCTTCATATTAGCAATGTTCAAACTATTTTTGGTACAATTTATGTAAAACGTGCTTCTAGTCTTGATAATTTTAAAACTTGGGAAGATATTTATGTTAAATATGTCGCAGGTCCTATTGATTTAACGATTGAAGATAATACAGTAAGCAGTTTAGTTTGGTATAGATATTCTATTCAAATGGAAAATAGTGCTGGAGCATTAACGAATGTATACAGGTCTAGTGTATTTATGCCAAAATTTTATGATGCAATACTCTCAAGAGGAGATAAGCAGCTTAAAATCCTTTATAATTATACCATATCTAATTTTAAGCCAGTTGTTAATAGAGCTAAAATTGACACTCTTGGAGGACGTTATCCTAAGTTTGCGGAAAATGCTATATTAAATTACAAACAATTCTCAATAACAGGAATCATTAGTTCAGAAGCTGACCCCCATCAATTGTTTTTAAACAAGCAAGATTATTTTGATGATAATTATTCTCGCTATACAGTATATAAACAGGATATGGGAATTAAAGATTTAGTTAGAAATGATGTCTCTGACTATTTAAAAAATACTTCTGTTTATGATGATTTTATAACAACCACTAAGGATGACTGGCTGTGGGAAAGAGAATTCAGAGAAGAAGTAATAAAATGGCTTAATGATGGAGAACCAAAACTTTACAGATCTATGACAGAAGGTTCTATGGCTGTTATGTTAACAGATATTAACTTAACACCAAACACAGATTTAAGTCGCAGGCTTTATTCTTTTTCCGCTACAGTGTACGAAATAGCAGAATCAAACTCTTTAGAAACCTTAGACTCTCTTGGTATTTATAATGTAGTAAAACCAACAGAGGAGTACAATGGAAGTGGATCTATAGATCCAGAACCTGAATACGTTGAAGTGATGAACGTTGGACAATTATACCAATATACTATTACTGACAAGAATAACTTATTAAACGTTATCTTACAAAATCTAAAATCAGAATATGGTGGGGTTTTAAGCGATAAAGACCCTAGTGATTTATATTTAAAAAATGTAAAAATATTTTTCCACAATCAACCAAATGTTTATTTACAGGATGGTCAAAATATTTTATACGTAGAAAATCCTGGCGATGAAGTTTGGTCCGATGTTCAAAGAGATAGAATGCAGCTTGGTTATGTCTTTAATGTTGGAACTAGTGCGAGCCAAGGGAATTCACTTTTCTTTGTCAATAAAAAAGGATATTATCAGATTCCTTCCTATTTAGATATTACCAGCTTATCTTTTGATCGCATTGGTGATATTGTCACTATTGAATATGTAATGGTTTATAAAGAGAAAAACAATGTTAGCACAATTATTTCTGGCTCCTCTGTAAATCGTACAGTCATAGGTCAAGAACGAGGAGTTTTTGAAGCTGGAGAATATCTTGGCGAACGAATTCGCGCTAAATATAATTTCGTCAAAACTGGTGAATATTATCAAAGAATGCAATATTGGAGAGGAATTTGCGTAGACGTAGATCCTTTCTCTATTTTACATCTTCAGTATTATAAAGAAGACGAATATCATGATTATATTGTGGGGGATACTGGAGTTCTTCATTTACAAAGAAATTTTGATGTTCAAGATATGTGTTTCTTAGGAAAAAGAATGCATGAACGTCCAATAGAGAGACAGCCTTATCTTGAGGAATGGGAATATGTATTAGATAAGAGCGTTACTGAAGGGGTTGAAGGACAAGGAGACACTGCATATTGGAATGATGATGGAGTTAATGAAGTCATTATTCAATACGACGCAGAAAACAAAGAATACTCTACAGATTGGGAACAAATTTTAACCAATGGACAAACTACCGCTGATTTAGGATATGCTTCTACTAATGAGATTAAAGACCCTAAACTTAATACAGTATATCTTGTGAACGGAGAACTAAAAATATACTATCAATATAAATGGTATAAGTTCCAAAAGAAAACTGAAGGAACTGGTTGGGCTTCAGTCCCAGTAGAAGGAATTGTAAACTACTATGGCAATGTAGTTCAATCAGACTATAACTAAGGAGGTTATTTATGCGCAAAGAATATAAATACCTCCAGGATCCGTGGTATGAGGATGCTAATGGTCAAAGAGAGCGTAGAAATTTCTTAGCTTTAGTTGATAATTTTGTAAATCAAAAACAGTACGTTAAAATTACACTATTAAATTGGTCTGAAGAACCATTAAAGGAAATTGAAGGAGAGCTATCTTCTGGTACTTTATCTAAAGATGGCTCCTCTTCTGTAAGAAGAAGTTGTCAATTAACAGCTAGTATTAGCCGCGGAGAATATGATGTAGAAGATAGCGAAATGGATTTTGCTATCAATAAAAAAATTTTTATAGAAATAGGAATAAAAAATTATACAGATCAATATCCTGAATATCCTATTCTTTGGTTCCCACAAGGAGTTTTTTTTATTAGTGATTTTGCAATAACTTCTTCTTCCTCTTCAACAGTCAATATTAGTTTAACCTTAAAAGACAAAATGTGCGGATTAAATGGCGTTGTTGGAGGTACCTTTCAATCAGTAACTATCTTAGACGAAGTAGATACTCAAACCGCAAGCGGACAATTTGTTTCTGAAAAGGTGCTTGTATACAATATTATTCAAGAAGTCGTTCATCACTTTGGTGGAGAAGATTTAAACAATATCGTTATTGAAGATGTACCCCTACGAATTAAGCGCGTTATGAAATGGGCTGGAGATAATCCTATGTGGATGATTCCTGCTGAAAATACTTCCGCACAAGCTGGAAATCTTTGGTATAGTATAGAGTTAGAAGAACCAGCCATAAAGCCAAGTGGTACTTTGCAAATTATGAATGGTACAGATGCGGGATACATTTTTGATGATTTTTATTATACAGGTGAGCTAACAGCCAATGCTGGAGAAACTGTTACCTCTGTATTAGATAAACTTGTTCAATATCTAGGTAATTATGAATATTTCTATGATGAATTTGGAGTTTTTCATTTTAGAGAAATTAAGAATTATTTAAATACTACACAGGCAGAAGTACTTGTTAATGATATGGATAAAAATGATTATCTAGTAGACACAACAACAGGGAAGGATGTTTATACTTTTTCTGATGATTCCAATTTAGTGAGTATTAGCGTTACTCCGTCCTATAGTAATATTAAAAATGACTATGTAATACATGGAACTAGAAAAATGACGGATTCTGATATTAGTTATGATGTATTTTATCATCTTTGTATAGATAAAAAACCTAAGCCTGGAAATACCTACTATGATCTTTTATTATTTAAAGAACAGTCTACAGGATTAATAAAAGCGATATTTCCACTAAGTGTTCCTAGTGAAGCCGATTTGCCGCAACCAGGCAATTTTAATTTAATTTATAGAACTACTGATACTAATTCTTTCTTCTATTGGGAAGATGACGTTTATAAAGAAGTAGATGTAATTAAATATTATCCAGGAGAAAATCAGGAAGGATCTCTTGGGTATACTACAAAAGATTGGCGAACAGAACTATATCTTCAAGGGCTACTTGCTAAAAATAATGGAACAGATGCTGGGCTATATTACTCAGATCTTGAATATGACTATACCGCAGCTCAATATGATGATTCTTGGATAGGACAAATTCATAGACAAGTAAAAAGAAACAGGATAGATACAGATTATTATTTTGAAGAACTTGAAGCCTTTTGGCCGCAAATATACGATCTTGAGAATCAACAATTTTATGCGGAGCAGCAAGATCAGACTCTTCTCACCTCTGCTTTGACTGATGGGAATTATTTCTTGGATTTTATAGATCCTTCAACTTCTGATCTTGGCGAGTTCTCTATTAGCAATATCGGTCGTAGAATGGATGTCGTAGTAAACGAAGATGTTAATTGTCTCTTTCAGCCAAGTATCCCAGATATTGTTTTTTTGAATATTGATGATGATGATTTCTTAGAAAAGCGTCAAGAATGTCAGTTAAAAGGACAACCTTTTACTCAAGTTCGCGGAGATGTATTTTCAGGCTTTTATACTGGTGGATATAAGAATGGAGCTTTTGATCAAATAAAATATGAATTATATTTGCATACTAATTATCAAAAGACTTTATCTCTAACGTCCCTTCCAGTCTTTTATTTAGAGCCAAATAGTAGAGTTACAATTAACGACAAATCAACTAATACTTATGGTTCATTTGTGATTAAAACTTTATCTATACCTCTTGGGCCTGGGAATATGATGGCTACTACCGCAAGTGAGACTTTTGAAAGATTCTAGCATATCTTTAAGATGGGCAGGATGCTAAAAGCATTTTGCCCAGTTTTTTATATAAAAGGAACAATGGAAATTTTTAGAGATAGAAGGAGTGATAGAGCTTGGCAGATCAACAGATAGGGCAACTCCGTTTTTCAGGCTCTGGATGCGTAAGCACTGTATCTAGCTCTATTGGTTATCAAGATGTATCTATGGGAGATAGCTCTAGTGGATCTACTTCTACTAGTTTTAAAGATGTTGTTATCACTCCAGATACTGCTTTTGTCAAAGATAGAGACTATTATTTGTCTATCGCAATTCCGCAAGATATGAATTACGATATGCAATTTAATTTAAAAATAATTAAAAAAGAAAACAATTACAATACTGTATATCAGTATTTAAAAAATATTACAATTAACAGAGGAGGAACAGGCGAGAACGTTTATCAGGTAGCTTTATATGAAAAATCTGATGGTTCTACGGCAGCTATGATTCCTCTTCCATATAATGCAGGATCCACTAATACAAAAGGCTCTCTTTACTATAATGCAGCTACAGATAGTTATTATTTGGGTAATGGTGGAACATCCTATACCCGCACATATAACTTTAATGATCTTTCAGTGGTTGCCTCTTGGAGACAAGAAACTGGTGAAAATTATGGTACATTTGAACTTACTTTTAGACCTATAGAGGATTCTTTTGAAGCTATCCTATTAGAGATGGTAAGAACTGCTGAAGATTACAATATACAAAGGTCTTCTGCAACAGGAGAAACTGAATATGGAAGAAAAGTAGATATTGAAAAAGTTCAATATACTCTTTATGAATTATCAAATCTTGTTGATCAAATGAATAGAGATGGAGAGCTAACAAGTATTGGAATTTGGGGACATTCTGGTCTTTTAATGACTATAAATGGAGAAGAGATTAGAATTGGACCAAGTGGATACTATGAATTATTAGATATAATTCCTATTACTTCTGTCGGTATAGTTGCCGACTCTTGGAATGATAATTGGACTATTGATTACACCTATGAAATTAATACAGATGAAGGTTTATAGGTGATAAAATATGAGAATGCGGATAGAGAAAGGATGTGATTTAAATAGATAGTTTCTACGGCGGAAAACAGGGAGATTCTTTTATCTTAAAAGCATCCTTTGAATCTATTGATCTTATGGTTTCCACTTTCAAACGTGGTAGTAATTATACTGACGTTTGGTATGGAGAATATTGTTTAATTGATACTCCAAATAAAAATGACAAAGATAATGGCAAGATCTATAAAAGAGGTCTTGATTATCAAAATTCTATGGGCGGCGCTATTTATATTGGGCAAATAGTTGGCCCGTCAAGTGGAACCCCTTACTTTCAATTAAATACAATCAAAGAAGTTACTGACAAATCTAAAATAGAATTAGATGATTATGAATATCGCAGATTCCCTACAGGTTATCAAACTGATAATCAAGGGCATGTTATTGGATATGAAACATCAGATGGAAGTGATGGGAAAAATATTGCGACTTTTCCCTTTAGCAAAGCTCATGACACTTCTATTGTCCCTGGAAAATATGTTGAAAATGGGGCAACAAAATATAATGATGAAATCCGTTGGACATGGGTCAATATTAGAAAAGACAACGCGGATGCGGATAGTTGGTTCTATGTTGGGTTTGAAATTCCATATCCTGTAATTGATTATAGTATTCATATGGTTTCTCCTTATGATTCTAGTGGAAATGTTCTCTCTGATGCTACAGATATAGAGCGTATAGATGATCTAACTCATCCTTTCTATGAGCATTGGGATTTAGGATTACCAAAAGGTATAAAAGGAGATACTTTAAGAAACCTTAGAGTTATTGTCCCCAATGCAGGTAATAAAAATAATATTTATTCTCCTTCTGCTATTACCATCAATTCTACTACAGGAGAAGCTACTGTTGGAAAAGCAGGTTATGATGGAATAGATGATGATATTTCAAATGGTCGTCAAATTATAGTCTTTGATTATTATATCTATGATAAATTGCGCAATCCATCAGCAATAATGATTTATCTTGGTGACTTTAATATCATCACAAATATTTCAGTTGATGATGAAGGCACATTGACTCTTGAATATACTCATGAGGATGACAGTGTATTTACCAAAAAGATTCGTTGGGTAGATAATATTGTTTTAACTGAAGGCAATGGTAATCAAGGCGGTCATTTTACTTTCACGTTCAATAATGATACTCCTTTTGCTACTAGAGAATTCGACGTTAGTTGGATTAAAGGCATTGAAATTCTAGAGGATGGTTCTTTACAGTATACGTATGCGGGAACTCCTCAAACGCTTCCAGCAGATGCTTCAAGAATACAAGAAGGAGTTTATAGAGTTGAAGATTTTCTTCAATGGATAAACAAAGTAGAACTAAATTCTGAAACTGGAATTTTTACTGTTACCAATAACCGCAATCAAGAAATCTTTCGAACTGTTCTTGACTGGATCAAAGATATTGATTTAGCAGATGATGGAACTGTAACGCTTCATCACACAAAGAATGATGAAGATGAAGTTCTTACCAATCAAATTAAATGGGTAAATGATGTTACTTTAAATGCTAATACCGGTGTCTTTCAAATGAATTTTAATTATGGTCAACCTTTAAGAGTGCAGCTTGACTGGGTTGATGATATTATTATTGATGAAGATACTGGAGAAATAAGAATCCATCATGTAAATGAAAATCAAGGTGGATTAAATAATGGTTATGAAACCTTGCCTTCAAAAATGAAATTAATTACCAGTGCAGAAGCCAGTGCTGACGGCGTAGTTACTTTTCATACCAACACAAACGAAACAATAACCATTGTTAAAGAGGGAACTGAAGGCGGAGGTCCCGAAGACTATTTTCATATTAAAGTTATTGAAAATGTAAGTATTAATACTGGCATTTTAGATGACAAAAGAATTAATATAAAATACAACACAGAACCTTCATCAGTTCAAGTCGGAGATCCTATAAACTATATTAAAGATATGGTAATAAGAACTTCTGACTGGCATTTGTTAGTTCTTTATACTGATCCTAAGCATCGTTATCCAAATACTGGTGGAAGTTTAGACGATGAAGGAACTGACCAAAATGGAATTCGCTGGGTTTCTGGCGTATTAGGTTCTGATGGTACCAACTATGAAACAGCAGGTAGTCCTGTATATTGGCGAGATATGGGAGCGATTAAAGATCAATCTGGTATCTTAGTTGGATTTAACGTAGATTATACCTCAGTTCAAGAAGAAGGCTTTGACGCTACAATCGCAGGTATTGCTGGAGACTTTGACGGTAGTGGAGGAACTGGCGTTTGTGGCTATTTGCAGAAACACTATCAAAGCGGCCTGACGGGAGATCAGAATTCTAATTATACAAACTCATATGCCGCAAAAGTCGTAACATACACTCCCCCTCCCACTGATGATAATTTAGATAAGCAAGATAAAGAATTTTATGCTTATGATTATAATTCTCATAGATGGTATTATTTAGGAAAAATTGCGGATAGCGGCATGAGAGACGCTAAATTGTTAGAAAGTTCTCAGGTTAATGCTCAAAATCTTTCTACATTAAGCACAAACGGTCTATTGTTTACCGCTTCAACAGTAAATAACTCAAATACCGCTATGCCTAAATATTGGGACATATCTTATAATTCTTGGGTCTAAGGTGATTGAGATATGAAAATAGTTCAATACATTGGCCCTTTTACAGCTGGACAGTCAATTACAGTTCCAGCTGCATATGACTGTGACTATGTTCACATTGGAATTCAATTTCCGTTTAGACAACCCCTTGCATATATTAATGATTCTGCCGTTACGCCAGATTTAGAAATAGGAGCAATGGACGGAAGTTCTATTCCATATAGAATAAACGATACAGGAATATTAGAATTTGACAATTTAGCACAAACATCTTGGAGAATTAGATTTTTAAAAGATATGCCTTTTGAAGGCATTATAGATATAGCATATAGAGAAACGAATGAGTAAAAAGGAGGTAGTAAATGGCAAAAGGGAATCCAAATGACGATAGTCGTAAATTAAATTTTGTAGCAAGAATATATGATCCAGAAGCTACAGAAGATCCTAAATATGGAAAATATCGTCCAGTATATATTGCTCCAGAAGCTACCTCAAG